ATTATTATAATCGTATGAAGAAAATGACCCTTTTACGGATGTATAATAAAAATGTTGGAATGAATTTATCTTGGTTATATGATCCGGATAATATTTTAGATGTAAAAAAGAAAGAAGCCCAAGAAACTTGGTTTGATAATACTCCAATTAATGAAATTGCTAATCTTATTAATGATAAGATAGAAGAGATAAAATCTAAATATGTTGATAACTCAGAAGATGAAATTATTCAAGCTGGTGATGGTGCATTAGCTTTACTTGAAAGACTAAGAAAAAATCCTGAAGTTGGTTATCCTTTATATGGAAGATTAGTTAATACAATTCATCGCGGGGCTAGATTAAAAAAATTCTATTTGCGGTCTGCCGCTACTGGCGTCGGAAAGACTCGTTCCATGATTGCAGATGCTTGTTTTATTGCTTGCAATAAACTTTATAACCTTGAGACTAAACAATGGGAAGATAATGGAACTCGTGAACCAACTGTATTTATCACAACAGAACAAGAAGAAGATGAGATCCAAACTATGATGATGGCATTTTTGGCTAATGTAAACGAATCTCATATTCTTGAAAATACGTATGTTGAAGATGAATGGGAGCGAGTAAGTGAAGCCGCGGAGATTCTTGCAAAAAGCCCATTATATATTAAAAAATTACCAGACTTTTCATTACAAGATATTGAAAATACAATTAAAAGTAATATCCGTAATCATGGAGTAAGATATGTATTTATGGATTATATTCATTCAAGTATGAAAATTCTTAGTGAAATTAGTTCAAAAGCAGGAGTTAAAGGATTAAGAGAAGATAACATTCTTTTTATGATAAGTGTAAGAATTAAAGATTTATGTAATCAATATGGCGTATTTGTAATGTCTGCAACGCAGTTAAATTCTGACTATGTAACAGCTCAGCAGTACGATCAAAATCTTCTTCGTGGCGCTAAAGCTATTGCTGATAAAATAGATTGTGGTATGATTATGTTACAAACGAGCCAAGATGATAGAGAATCTTTAAAAAATATTGTTAATTCAATGGGTATCGAAATGCCTGATATAAAAATGTCTGTTTATAAAAATAGACGCGCTAGATATAAAGATATATTACTCTGGTGTAAATCAGAACGAGGAACTTGTCGTATTAATCCATTATTTGTAACTAATTATAACTATGAATTAATAGATATAGAAGATTTAAAAATCACAGTAACACCAAAAATAGAAGCGAGCGCATTTTAATGAAAGAAAAATTTAGAAAACCAAGACCTCAACCGCCAAGATGGTTTTGGTGGGATAATGATAACTGTTGGGATTGTAAATATAATCATACTAAATGTAATAGTTGTAAAAGATTAAAAATATTTAGAAAACAATATCGAGATAAAAAATGTACAAATATGACAAAGACACTTTAAAAGAAAATTTATCAATAGAAGAAGTATTTGATTTAGTTAGCGAATTAGGCGGTGAACCAATTATGGGTAATGGATTATTCACCGCCCGCACTATCTGTCATGGCGGCGATAGCCATAAGCTTTATTATTATGAAAATACTCATTTATTTCATTGTTATACAGGATGTGGAGATGCGTCATTTGATATATATGATCTAGTTTTAAGAGTAAATAAAACCGCAGGAATTGAAGGCTTTTCTCTTTCTAAGGCAATATCTTTTGTGGCTAGATATTTTGGATGTACAGCTGAAATATTTGATTTTGAAGATAATCAAGACGCTAATGAAGATTGGAAAATTATTAATAATTTTAAAAGAAATAAAGAAAAATCTCAACCGCAAATTATAGAATTAAAAACTTATGATGATAAAATATTAAAATATTTACCTCATCCCCGTATCTTACCTTGGGAAAAAGAAGATATAACATCTGATATAATGGAATCAAGAGGTATATGTTATAATCCAATAAGCGAAGGAATTGTTATTCCACATTATGACATAGATAACAGATTAATTGGAATTCGAGAAAGAACTCTTATAAAAGAAAATGAGATATATGGAAAATATCGTCCTGCCTATATAAAAGGAAAACTTTATAATCATCCTCTTGGTTTTAATTTATATAATTTGAACAATAGTAAAAAGACTATTTCTATATTTCAAAAAGCAATTGTTTTTGAAGGTGAAAAAAGTTGTCTTAAATATGCGTCATATTTTGGAAAAGACTCAGATATTAGTGTAGCATGTTGCGGCAGTAATTTAATTAATTATCAAGTTAAATTATTGATGTCTTTAGGAGTAAAAGAAATTATAATCGCTTTTGATAAGCAGTTTCAAAAAACTAGAGATAAAGAATGGGAAAAATGGGTTATTAAATTACAAACATTATATAATAAATATGGAAGCTATGTAAATATTAGTTATATGTTTGATAAAGATAATTTATTAGGTTATAAAGATTCCCCTATTGATTGTGGTAAAGATATTTTTATAAAATTGTTTAATGAAAGGATAAGAATAGAATAATGAATATAAAAATTTTTATTTTAATAACAATGATTTTTTGTCATATTATTGATGATTATTATTTACAAGGCTGGTTAGCTTCAGGTAAACAAAAATCTTGGTGGAATAAAAATGCACCTAATCAATTATATAAAAATGATTATTTAATGGCGTTATTTTGTCATAGCTTTAGTTGGTCTTTTATGATTCAGTTGCCAATTTTTATTTATAGCTTTTATTATATAAAAACCTTTTTATGGTCTATTCCACTATTTATAATAAACTTAATAATTCATATGTATGTAGATGATTTAAAAGCTAATCAATTAAAAATTAATTTGATTCAAGATCAGATAATTCATTTTATTCAAATTATTATAACTTGGATAATTTTATTATATTAAATTATAAAAAGGAAGAATTGATTTGACAATTCTTCTTTTTTTTGTTATAATTTTAATGGAATATTATATTAGAGGAGATTAAAATGAGATATTAGTTAATAAATAAACCAAATTAGAATTTTTCAACAATACAGCAAATATTATACAATAGAGGAATTGCGGAAGATGAAATTTTACATTATGTAAATCTATCTGATTAGGATATTAATTCCCCGTTGTCTTTAGGAGAAACAAATCTCAAAAATGGTTTAATGGCTATTATTAATACTGTAAGAGAAAATGCTGATGCTTTAGTAATTGTAGACTGTGATTGTGATGGTTATACATCTGCAGCTCTTCTTATTAATTATTTATATAAGATATTTCCCACTTGGGTCGTTAATCATTTAGATTGGTATATGCACGATAGTAAACAACATGGATTAAGTGATTGTATTGATTTTGTATTAGCTCGTAATCCAATGCTTGTGATTTGCCCAGATTCAAGTAGTAATGATTATAGTTATCATAAGATATTAACAGACAAAAATATTCAAGTATTAGTTTTAGATCATCACTTAGCAGATCATATTAGTGAAAATGCTATTATTATTAATAATCAATTATCAGATTATCCTAATAAGGAATTATCTGGTGTTGGGGTTGTTTGGCAATTTTGTCGTTATATTGATAATCAATTAGATATAAAATTAGCAGATGGTTTTTTAGATTTGGTTGCACTAGGGAACTGTGGGGATATGATGTCTTTACGTTCATTTGAAACTAGATATTTAATTACTAAAGGGTTCAAAAAATAGAATATTAAAAATCCTTTTATCGACTACATGATTGATAAAAACTCATTTCCTTTATCAAAAGCAGATTATGTTTCATCGGATCCTAATATGAGATGTACATCTATGGGCGCCGCATTTTTTATTGTACCTTTTATTAATGCTGTAACTCGAAGTGGAACAATAGAATAGAAAAATTTACTTTTTAATTCTATGTTAAAACATAAGGCTTTTACAGAAGTTATTTCAAACAAGCGTGGACATAAATTAGGTTAGAAAGAAAAATTAATTCTACAGGCAATTAGAACAGTTACGAATGTTAAAAATAGACAAACAAGAGCAGAAGATGCAGGATTAGCTATGTTAGAAAAAATGATTGAAACTAATCATATGCTTGACCATAAAATTCTTTTATTCTTATTAGAACCTAATAAAATTGATTCTGAAATTCGTGGTTTAATTGCAAATAAATTTATGGCAAAATATCAAAGACCTTGTTGTTTATTAACTAAAACTAATAGAAATGATAAAGCAACTTATGAAGGCTCTATGCGTGGATATACAAAAACTGGAATTAATAGTTTTAAAGAAGTACTTGAACAATGTCCAGGAGTTTTATATGTATAGGGACATGACAATGCGGCGGGACTTGGTATAGAAGCAGATCATATAAGTGATTTTCTTTATAAGATTGATTAGCTTCTTGAAGATGTCTCTGTTGAACCTATTTATAGAATTGATTATAATTTTAATGAAAAAGAAAACAACAATCAGCGCATTTTAGATATTGCAGATATGAATGATTATTGGGGTCAAGATATAGACAGAGCTTATGTAAATATTAATTTTAAAGTTACTGATTCTAATTTTAAAGTTATGAAAAGTAATACTTTAAAATTTAATTTACCTAACGGATTATCTATTATTAAATTTAATGGAACTGAAGAAGAAATTACCAAATTTACAACAACAGGATATTTAGAGGTAAACGCTATTTGTAAATGTAATAAAAATTAGTGGAATGGTTGCGTCTACCCACAGCTTATTATGTAGGATTTTGAAATTGTAGATTCTGCTAAATACTTCTTTTAACGGCTCGGCGCGCAGGCAGTCGTCCACAGGAAACGAAAAATGCGTTTGGAATTTTTTCAATCGCATTTTTTCTTTTTGATTTTTTTATAAAAATTTGATATAATATATATAAATAAAATGTTAGGAGAATAAATATGGATATTGGAAGTGGTTCAGGTTATCCTGCAGCCTCATTAAGTAATTTTGCACCGCATCCTTTTATTATAGATGAGATACCTTGTAACTCAATGGAAGGCTTTTTGCAATCTTTAAAGTTTAAAAATACTGATATGCAAAAATATGTATGTTCTTTAGTTGGGAAAAAAGCAAAGTATAAAGGAAAAGATAAAAAATGGTGGAAAACACAAACTTTATATTGGCAAGGTAAAGAATATAAACGTGATAGTCAGGAATATCAAATTCTTTTAAATAAAGCCTATAACGCACTATATCAAAATGAAGGATTTAGAAAAGCTTTAGAGGCTAGCCGCCCAGCAATATTATCACACTCAATAGGAAAGAATGATCCTTCAAAAACAGTTCTAACTCAAGCGGAATTTGTAGGTCGTTTAATGAAATTAAGAATGGGAAAAAAATTAGAAGAAAATTAAAGAAAAATAATAGAGGTGTTAGATATGTCAGATGAAAGTTTAAAAATTAATACAATAGATGAAAAGAAATTAAAAGGCTATCAATATGATTCTTTAATATATAGATATATTCGAGCCAGAGAACAAATGGCAGAATATGAATATCTAAGAGATAGACAGAGCAATGTCTCTAATCATACTGAATGGACTGTGTATCGGCAAAGAGCGAATAGAGACATAATGCGTTTTGTTCAAATTTTAGATGAAGTAATTGGAGAGCATGAATAATGATATTAACAAAAAAACAAGAGGAAGGATTAAAAACAGCTGTGGCGCGACATCGAGCTGGATATAAATTTACCACAATAGCGGGATATGCAGGAACAGGAAAGTCGACCCTAGTGCGTTATATCATCGACGCTCTTAATGTTGAAGAAGATAGGGTATGTTATTGTGCTTTTACTGGTAAGGCTGCAGAGGTATTAAAGAAAAAAGGAAATAAAAATGTAGCAACTCTTCATCGGTTACTATATGAACATATACCGCGGCCAGCGGGTGGTTTCTTTAGAAAGCCAAAACCACTTATTGATTATGATGTAGTTGTAGTTGATGAAGTTTCTATGGCTCCCAAATCTTTAATAGAGTTATTATTTAAGCATAGAGTATATGTTATTTGTTTAGGAGACCCTTTCCAGTTGCCGCCTATTGATAAAGATGAAGATAATCATCTATTAGATAATCCTCATATTTTTCTTGATGAAATTATGAGACAGGAAGAAGATTCTGAAATTATTCAGCTTACTATGAAAATCAGAAATCAAGAGTCAATTGATTATTTTAATGGTAATGAAGTAAAAATTATTCCTTACTCAGATTTGAATACTGGAGTATTACAATGGGGAGACCAAATTCTAACTGCAACAAATGCAAAGCGACGAGCCATTAATAATCAAATGCGCGCACTACAGGGAAGAACTGGAGAACCTGTTGATGGAGATAAGATTATATGTCTCCGCAATTACTGGGATGATTCAAGCTTAAATGGAGATGCTTTAATTAATGGGACTATTGGTATTCTTCAAAATAGTTTTCGCACTTGGAGAGAAATTCCCAGGTTTGTACAAAGTGATATAAGAAAATTTGATGTTTTAGTTGGTGATTTAGTTGTGCCAGAAACTAATGATGTTTATCAAATGACAGAGATGGATCGCCAAATGATTATTACTGGAGAAAAATGTTGTGATTGGCGATTGTCTTATAAATTAGGCAAATTACGTTCTAAATATGGGGAAATTGTTCCTAAAGAATTTACATATGCCTATGCTATTACAACCCATAAAAGCCAAGGTAGTGAATGGGATAAGGTAGTTGTTCTTGAAGAAAAGTTTCCATTTGATAAAAATGAACATGCTCGATGGCTATATACAGCTTGTACGAGAGCTAGTGAAAAATTAGTATTAGTGAGGTAATAATTAAAATTATCCAATTTAAAGAGAAAAATGATTAATAAATATTATATTTATAAATATGTTCAAAAGAATAAAATTATATATATTGGAAAAACAAATAATTTAAAAAGACGGCTATATGAACATAGCAAAGATAATAAATTTCAAAATTTAAAAAATTTTGAAATTTATTATTTTAATTGTAATAATGAGCTAGAAATGAATAGTTTTGAATATTTTTTAATTACAAAATATCATCCTAAATTAAATCAAACTTTTAAAAACATTAAATCAACTATTTTATTAAAAGAACCAGAATGGATTCTTTATAAAGAAAATGATTTTAATATTAATAATACAATATCAAAAAATGATTTTGTTCCAAGAATGTCAAAAGAAAATTTTATTCCATATAATATAGAAATAAATCAAGAAAATGATAATGATTTTATTTCTATCCCTGATTTTTGTAATATAAAAGGTATCTCAAAACAAGCTGTATATAAATGTATTCATTCTAAAAAGAAATGGTATAAATATATTAGATTAAATTCTTATACTCAAAGATATGAAATTCATAAAAAAGCATTAGAAATACCAACTCAAAAAGATTTAAATAAAATTTGACAAATAAAAAAATTTTTTGTATAATATAATTGTAAGAAATAAATATTATGAAAGAGAGGTACGGTCCAATGGTTTGAATAATTGTAACTCGTTGACATATTGAACCAATATAATATGGAGGGTACTCCAATGGACAGGATAGCTTAAATATTTATTTTATATGACTAGTCAAGCGGGGCAACTCGCTTGACTTTTTTATTTATTTATTTTATAATATAATTATATTATAATGTGAAAGAGGTAAAGTGATGGTCAAAAGGTTTGAGGTGCATTCTCACTCAGAATTTTCAAACATAAGATTATTAGATTGCATTAATAAAATTCCAGCACTTATTGATAGAGCAATAGAAATTGGTTTAAGTGGGATAGCTCTCACCGATCATGAATGTTTGAGCGGTGCTCCGCAAGCAAACTTCTATGCTCAAGAAATTTTAAAGACGCATCCAGATTTTAAAGTTGCATTAGGAAATGAAATATATTTAACTCCTGATAGAGAGATGGGACAAAAATATTATCATTTTATTTTGATTGCAAAAAATAAAATTGGATTCAGAGCATTAAGAGAGCTTTCTTCAAGAGCTTGGATGAATAGTTATTGGGATAGAGGTCTTGAAAGAGTTCCTACAACATATGATGAACTTGAAGAGATTGTTAATAAATATCCAAATAGTTTAATTGCAACAACAGCTTGTCTTGGTGGAGAAGTTTCTTCTCAACTTTTAAATCTTATAAAAGCAGAAAAGCATGATGACAAAATAGGAGCCGCTGAAGCCCATAATGATATTGTAGATTTTATCTTATGGTGTAAGCGTCTTTTTGGTGATGACTTTTATATCGAGTGTGCGCCAGGTCAATCAAGCGAACAGGTTATTGTTAATAGACGTCTTAAAGCTGTAGCTGCCGCCTTTGATTGTAAAATGGTTCTTGGATCAGATGCACATTATCTTAAAAAAGAAGATAGATATGTACATAAAGCATATCTTAACTCAAAAGGCGGAGAACGTGAAGTTGATGCATTTTATGAATATGCGTATCTTCAAGATGAAAATGACATAAAAGAAAATATTATACCATCGGAATTAAATTATGATGAATTAGTAGATAATTCATATGAAATTTATAATAAGATTGAGAACTATGATATTAGACATCAACAGACAATTCCAAAAGTAAAGGTAAAAGATTATCCTAAAAGTAAAAATTTTTATCCTTACGCAAAAATATCTAGGGATATGAATATTGAAGAATTTTATCCAACTTTAAGAAATATGTTATCTTCTGATGATAAATATGAAAGATATTGGGTAAATGAATGTTTACAAAATTTATTAAATAAAAATATATATAAAAAAGAATATCTTTCTCGATTAGAAGAAGAAGCAGATATTAAAAAAACTATTAGTGAAAAACTTGGAACTAATATGTTTAGTTATCCAATAACTCTTCAGCATTATGTTGATCTTTTTTGGGAGTGCGGAAGTACAGTTGGTGCGGGGCGTGGTTCATCTTGCTCAGGATTAAATCATTATCTTTTAGGCATCACTCAGCTTGACCCAATTAAATGGGATCTTCCGTTCTGGCGTTATCTTAATAAAGAACGTGTTGAGTTAGGCGACATAGACTTAGATCTTTGTCCATCAAAACGTCCATTGATTCTTCAAAAGATAAAAGAAGAACGAGGTCAAAATTTCAATAAAGATATTGATGATTTAAGTAGAAAAAACCTTGGTTGCACACTTATTGCGACTTTTGGTACAGAAGGAACTAAATCAGCAGTATTAACAGCTTGCCGCGGTTATCGCTCAGAAGATTTTCCAGACGGGATTGATGTTGATACAGCTCAGTTTTTATCTTCTTTAATTCCAAGTGAGAGAGGTTTTTTATGGCCTCTTAAAGATGTTGTATATGGGAATAAAGATAAAGATAGAAAACCTATCGCGCCTTTTATTTCAGAAATTAATTTATATCCTGGTTTATTAGATATTGCGATGGCAATTGAAGGGTTGATAAATAAAAGGTCTAGTCATGCTTCTGGTGTTATTCTTTTTGATGAAGATCCATACGAATTTGGATGTTTTATGAAAACTCCAAAAGGTGAAATTATAACTCAATGGGATCTTCATAAATGTGAAGCATGCGGTATGACAAAATATGACTTCTTGGTAACAGAAGTTCAGGATAAGATTGTTCAAACAATTAAACTTCTTCAGGAAAATAATAAAATTGATAAAGACCTCTCTTTAAGAGAGGTATATAATAAATATCTTCATCCAGAAGTTTTGCCTTTAGAGAATAAAAAAATATGGGAAGCTCTTCAAAATAATAGTGTCTTAAATGTTTTCCAGTTTGATTCAGATGTGGGATCACAAGCCGCAAAGAAAATTAAACCAACTAATATTCTTGAAATGGCGGATGCCAATGGCTTAATGCGTCTTATGACATCTGAAAAGGGTGAAGAGACACCTATGGAAAAATATATTCGTTATAAAAATAATATTTCATTATGGTATCAAGAAATGAATCGAGCAGGTTTAACAAAAGAAGAACAAACATTTATTGAACCATATTTCAAACAATCTTATGGAGTTCCACCATCACAAGAGCAGTTAATGAGAATGTTGATGGATGAAAACATTTGCAATTTTTCATTAAAAGAAGCTAATGCCGCACGTAAAATTGTTGGTAAAAAACAAATGGCAAAAATTCCAGAATTACATCAAAAGATATTAGATACAGCTTCTAGTCCATCTCTTGGTAAGTATGTTTGGAAATGCGGTGTTGGTCCTCAGATGGGATATTCATTCTCTATCATTCATGCTCTTGCATATTCTTTTATTGGAGTTCAGACAATTTATTTAGCGACTAATTGGAATCCAATTTATTGGAATACTGCATGTCTAATCATTAATAGTGCTTCTCTTGAAGATGATGATGAAGATGATGATGAGGACAATACTAAAGATAAATCTACTGATTATTCTAAATTAGCAAAAGCTATTGGAGATATAACTTCAAAAGGAATTAAAGTATCATTAATTGATATTAATAAATCTGGATACAGTTTTGAACCAGATGAAGAAAATAATGAAATTCTTTTTGGATTAAAAGGTGTTAATAAAATTGGTGGACCAGTTATTGATAAGATTATTGGCGGCCGCCCATACACTGGAATTATTGATTTTATGAATAGATGCCCGCTAAATAAAACTCAAATGATTTCGTTAATTAAATCAGGAGCTTTTGATAAGGTTGATAATGATTGGGCATCAGAAATTTGTAAAGAAAATCCAAGATATGCAATTATGGCATATTATGTATCATTAGTTTGTGATCCAAAAAAGCGATTAACTTTACAAAATTTTAATGGATTATTAAAAAGTGGTTTAGTACCAGAAGAATTAAATAAACAAAAACAAGTATTTGTATTTAATAAATTTCTTAAAGATAATAAAAAAGTTGGTAAATATTATATATTTGATGAAGGTTCGTTAAATTTTTATTCACAATATTATGATTTAAATGAACTTGATGTTATTAATGGAATTACTTGTATTCTTCAAACTAAATGGGATAAAATCTATCAAAAAGAAATGGATGAAGCAAGAAACTGGTTAAAAGAGAATCAAGATGAAGTATTAAATCAATATAATAATTTATTATTTAATGAAACATGGAATAAATATGCAACTGGAAATATTTCTGCGTGGGAAATGGAAAGTTTGTGTTTTTATTATCACGAACATGAATTAGCTAATATTGATAAATATAAATATGGTATTGTAGATTTTTCATCTTTATCAGAAGAACCAGTAGTTGATTATTTCTTTAAAAGAGGAGATAGAAAAATTCCAATCTTTAAATTATATAGGATTGCAGGAACAATTATTAGTAAAAATAATACTAAAGCATCTATCGCTATTTTAACGACAGATGGAGTTGTAAATGTAAAATTTACAAAAGAATATTATGCTATGTTTAATCGTCAAATTTCTGAAAAACAACCAGATGGTACTAAAAAAGTATTAGAAAAAGGCTGGTTCTCTCGTGGTACAAAAGTTTTAATTACAGGATTTAGGCGAGAAGATACTTTTGTAGCAAAAACTTATAAATCAACACCAACACATCAGTTATATAGAATTACAAATGTAACAAACAAAAATATTACATTAGAACATGAAAGAATTTCAACAGAAAAGGAGATTTAATATTTATGATAAAAGATTCTGGAGAAAGAACTTAGTTCAACACAGGAGCGGTTAGAGACATGCATGAAGGGAAGGGAGATATGCTCTCTCTCCCCATGATGGCATTATTACGTTTATCTAAGCTCTATGAAGAGGGCGCAAAAAAATATGGGCGTTTTAATTATTTAAAAGGGATTCCATTGTCGTCTTTTCTTGATTCAGCTTTAAGACATTTAGCTAAATATATTGCGGGGTGGGATGATGAGGATCATTTAGCAGCTGCTGCATTTAATATATTAGGAGCGCTGCAAATGGAAGAAGAATTTCCAGAAATGTGTGATTTAGAATGGCGTCAAGGAAAAAAGACTTTCCATTACCCTAAAGATGAGAATAATACATTGGACAAAAATGATTAATTTTATTAAAAGTTTTTTATAATATATAGTAACCCTAAAAATATTTTATCTAACTAGGAGGATATATTATGATTTATATAATCAAAAGAGATGGTAGACAAATGCCATTTGATACACAAAAAATTAAAAATGCAATTTTAAAATCTTTTAAAGCAGTAGATGGGTAGATTTCTGAATATGCTGAAACAAAAGCATAGAATATAGCAAATTATATTGAAGGCTACTGTGAAGAAGAAACTCATCCATTATCTATTGAAGAAATTCAAGACTTAGTAGAAAATGGATTAATGTCTACAAAAAGAAAAGATGTAGCAAAAGCGTATATTAAATATCGCGAAGAAAGAACAAGAGAAAGAAATTGGAATAATAAAATGATGCGGGCAGCGCAAGAAAAACTTGCAGGTTCTAAAATTGATAATCAAAATGCTAATGTTGATGAACATTCCTTTGGTGGTCGCCGCGGGGAATTTGATTCAATTATTTCCAAACAATACGCTCTTGATAATTGTATGTCAAAAATGGCTAGAGAAAATCATTTAAATAATGAAATTTATATTCATGATTTAGATACATATGCAGTTGGTATGCATAATTGTCTATCAGTGCCTTTTGATGATTTATTAGCGAAAGGATTTAATACTCGTCAAACAGACGTAAGACCAGCAAACTCAATTAATACAGCTTTTCAACTTGTTGCAGTAATATTTCAATTACAAAGTTTACAACAATTTGGAGGCGTATCAGCAACTCACTTAGATTGGACAATGGTTCCTTATGTAAGAAAAAGTTTTTGGAAACATTATATTGATGGATTAAGATATATAGAATTATCATCAGATTTATATTATAATAAAGAAAATAATGGAAGCCATTTAAAATTTATAAATATTCGTAACCAATATTCTGATAATTTTAGTATTGATAATTTAGAATATCAAAAATATAAAAAAGCATACCAATATGCTATGGATATGACAGTTAAATAGCTTCAACAAGCGGTTGAGGGTATGTATCATAATCTTAATACATTACAAAGTAGAAGTGGCAATCAATTACCCTTTACTTCAATTAACTATGGGACCTGTACTCTTCCAGAAGGAAGAATGGTTATTAAAGCATTACTTGAAGGCAGTATAAAAGGAAATGGTAAATTCCATAAAACATCAATTTTTCCTTGTGGAATCTTCCAAGTAATGAAAGGAGTTAATAAAGAACCAGGAACTCCAAATTATGATTTATACAGATTAGCTCTTGAATCAACAGCAAAAAGATTATATCCAAATTACGCTAATGTTGATTGGAGCGGAAATGCAGGTTATGACAAAAATGACCCAACTACATATTTCTCTACAATGGGATGCCGTACGGCTAATGGAGCAGATATAAATGTAGAACCAGGTGTAAATCCACAGCGTAAAGACGGGCGCGGTAATATTTGTCCTGTAACAATTATTCTTCCAACTCTTGCTATGGAAGCTAATTATCGTTGGACAAAAAATATTGGAATAAATGATCCTAATATTATTGGATATTTTATGTTATTACTTGATCAAAAAATTAATGAAGCTAAAGATATGTTAATTGAAAGATTTGAATATATCTGTTCTCAATCTCCTGAATCTGCAAAGTTTATGTGGGAAAATAATACCATGTTAGGTTATAAACCTGAAGAAGGAATTAGATCCGCGCTTAAACATGGCACATTAGCTCTTGGTCAACTTGGCTTAGCAGAAACTCTTCAAATACTTATAGGTAAAGACCATACAACAGATGAAGGTATGGAACTTGCCAAACGTATTGAACAATTATTTAAAGACAGATGCGCGGAATATAAACAAAAATATAAACTTAACTTTGGTGTTTATTATACTCCTGCTGAGAATTTATGCTATACTGCCATGAAAAAATTTAAAGAAAAATATGGAGAAATTCCTAATGTAAGTGATAAAGAGTTCTTTACTAACAGTATTCACGTTCCAGTTTGGAAAGAAATTGACCCATTTACAAAGATTGATATTGAAAGTCAACTAACTGGGTATTCAAATGCAGGATGCATTACTTATGTAGAATTAGATAGTGGAATCTTACATAATATTGATGCACTTGAACAAATTGTTAATTATGCTATGGATAAAGATATTCCTTATTTCGCATTAAATGTTCCTAATGATTTATGTTTAAATTGCGGATACACTGGAGAAATTAATAATGAATGTCCAATGTGCGGAGGAACAAATATATAGAGATTGCGTAGAGTTACAGGCTATTTAACAGGAGATTATAAAACAGCCTTTAATCTTGGAAAACAACAGGAAACAGAAATGAGATTTAAGCATTCATCTTTACTAAGAGGACAACGTCGTTATATGGGAGCAGTGGAAGATTATGTGTGTTAAAAAATCGGCTCTCGCGGGAATCTTAATTGGATTGGGGGTTATTATTAACCTTCAATCTTCAATCCCTGCTTTAGGAGCTTTATTATTTAGTTTTGGACTTTTAACAATAATTAATATGCAATTAAATTTATTTACTGGAAAAATTGGTTTCTATTCTAAACCAACATTAGAATAGAAAAAAATCTTAATTACAATATTATTATTTAATTGTATTGCAATAGCAGCTACAATAGGTCTTTATGCTTTAGGAAATCCAGATTTTGTTAATATTATATCTGCGTCTAGTGCAACTAAATTTACCAAAAGTGCATTAACTTTATTTGTAAACGCTACTTTCTGTGGAATGTTAATTCATTTTGCTGTAAAAAATAAAGTAACTATATTAACAATTTTTGCGATTATGATTTTTATTCTTATTGGAGCAGAGCATTGTATAGCAGATTTTCCTTATCTGTTATTCAATTTGTCTTTAATAAATATTTTTAAATTTATACTTATTGTTCTTGGTAACTCATTAGGAGCAATATTAATTGAGGAGTTAAGTAAATAAAAATGGATAGATATGCAGGTTTAATAAAAAATGACTTCGCAAATGGGACTGGCACTTGCGTCTCATTTTGGACACAAGGTTGTCCACATCATTGCCCAGGTTGTCAAAATCCTGAAACATGGAGTTTTAATGGCGGCAAAGAGGTACCCACTGATATACGAGGACAAATTATTAAAGCAATCTGTGCAAATAATATTACAAGAAACTTTTCTGTTTTAGGGGGAGAACCCTTATGTGAAGAAAATTTAGAAGAAGTTGATAAAATTATTACAAGTGTAAGAGCTGCTTTCCCGCAAATTAAAATTTTTGTTTGGACAGGCTACCTTTTAGAAGATTTAAAAAAGAAACATAATGATAAAATTAATCACATATTGTCTCAAATTGATGTTCTAATAGACGGCCCTTATATTGATGCAGAAAGAGATATTACACTTGAATTACGTGGCAGTAGAAATCAAAGAGTTTTATATCAAGGTCTTGATTTTTAATTAAATAAAAAGGAGTTTTCTAATGAAAAAAACTAATAAACATGATGTTTCATTAGGGACATTATATGATTTTAATAAACAATTAATATTACAACAAGGCAAGCTAACTGGTAAAAAGATTGAATCAATTAAAAAAGAATTAGAAGATTGGTTTAATTGGCAGATTGATGGATATGCTATGTTACTTTGTCGAGAAAGATATGATTTTACAGTATTTCATTTATACGAAAAATTGAACCGTAACCCACCTGCGGTTGCCGCAAATGAACTCATTGATATATTAAAAAATAGAGGAAAAATTCTTTCAATAGAACAAGAAGAAGATAAATGGGAAATCTGGATTTAGATTGGTGGAGAAGCATTTGCTTACTATTTATTTAATTGCGATGATTGGGTTATTCAATGTTGAAAGGAGAAATATGAGAAAAATTATAGGAATTATTCATCCTTTTGATTTATATCAAATTCTTTATGTTTATGAAGATGGTAATAAAATAGAAGCAAGAAAAGTTAAAGTAGAAGATATTCCTTCTACCATATTTAAATTATCATAGATTTACAATACTTATCAAGTTGACTTGACAGGAGCTAAACATTATAATCAGGGTATTGTTAAAAAAATTCAAGAGCAAGAAATGTTAAAATATAATGAGCATAAATTAACTATAAAATATGTTTAAGGAGATAAAAGGATGTCAAAATATTTAGTTAGTACAATTGAAACATATAGAGTGGATACTGAAGCAGAGGCGGCAAAAGCAATAGAAGAAGCTAAAAATGATAATTCATATGTGCTTGGTAAATATACAAGCGAACATAAGGAACGTAAATCAAAAGGTGAAGTTGTTGATGAATATTGGAAACTATCTTTAACAAAATTGTTTAATGATATTAAAGAGCCTGAATCTATTGTTAATGTGGGTTATGAGGTAGAATAATATATGAAAGACTATGGAATGTATATGATACCATGTAATATAAAAATTAATGTAAAAAAACTTAATAATCTTGCTAAACTTCCCACAAGAGGAAGTGAATATGCAGCGGGATATGATTTGTATGCAGCAACCGATGATACTGTTTATATTTTACCTCATTCTACAATGAAAATTGGAACAGGTCTTTCTTTTGAGTTACCTGAAAGAACTTTTGCAGCAATCTTCGCCAGATCAGGCATCGCCGCAAAGCAAGGTCTTCGCCCTGCAAATTGTGTAGGTGTATGTGATAGTGATTATCGTGGATAGTATATTGTAGCTATTCATAATGATACAGATGAAGTTCAAACTATCGTACCTCAAGAACGAATTGCTCAAATGATTCTTCTTCCTTATATTGAAATGGATTTTTATGAAACAGATAATTTATCTGAAACAGAACGTGGAGATGGCGGTTTTGGTTCAACTGGTAAACAATAAAAAAGAGGGTAGATGATTAAATCATCTACCCTTTTATTTTTATTCATTATTCCATTGGTAAATTAGTTTTAATATTTCTACCACCATTTGCATAAGTAGCAAAATCAATTACTTGTTTATATTTATTCATATCAAAACTTTCTACAATCTTAGCGGCAGCTTCTGCATTAGCAGGTAAATCATTAATAAGTGATTGAACAATTGCCGCAACGCTCTTATGATTCTGTGTTAAGGAATATCTAATCGCATTAAGTTGTGCAAAAAGTTCATTATATTCTTCTTCATTTATAGCTTGGAAAAATTGTTCAAAGAATCCATTACTTTTTAACGTATCATATAATTTTAATTCATCTTCTCTTTGTTTTTCAGTAAATGAAATATTTGTATATAAATATACTAAATTTAATTCAAAATAAAGATTTAATTTAAATTCATTATAAATACCATTTTCCTAAGCTTTTTGTAACGTGATCATTAATAAATCATATTTATCTCTTGCGGGAAGGTATTGTAAAACCTAAATCTTTTGTCCGCAAAAATCAAAAGTTTTCACTTGTGTATTAACTTTTAATTTCATATTTGCATATGATACTTTCATATCCAGTTCTCCTTTTAACTCTTTTTTATATTATAATATAAAATTTTTATTTTGTCAAGTTCATGTTATTTTACCGCCAGTATCTTTAGCCATATCTTCAATAATTTTTTTAGCTTCTTTTCTACCTGCTTCAGTGACTTTAACACTATATCGTTTTAAATTATTTAATATTTTTTCTACTTCCTATGTTGTTAAATTTTCTAAATTATTATTAAAAGCTACGACTTGATAGGCAACACTTAAATAAGTTCCAATAGAAGCAGTGTTAAAAGTATCTTGAGATTTTACTGCAATTTGAATTTTATTACTTATTCCATTTCCCTATCCTAAAACTACGTCTCCTTTTACAATTCCTGGGGTAGTATCTTTTGTAATTTCATTCATCATAAAATTACCAATACTGCTTTCTCCAGAATCATAGTTTATTATTTTATTAAAAATAAAATTTACATATCCCTATGAAATATGTCCTTGATTATATTTGTAAGACCACTAATATTTTGGATGATGAAAATTTGAATCTCCAAAAGGTGAATGCCCTCTCCAATATACTGTTGAATAATGTTCTTTTGCCCAAACATTTTCTTTATTTTTATTTTCATTTAACCGTTTTATCATTTCTTGAAAAAGTCTCTGATGTTTTTGAGTCCTTTCTTGAACTGCATCTGCGTATAATTTTAGAACAAAATTAGGAACTTCTTGTGCTTTCTTTTTTACCTAAGATGAAGATAATTTTCCTACATAAGTTTTATCTTTATCTGTAGATAAAGTAGCAGTTTCATATATTTTTCTTGCTGTTTCTTCATCTGCATACAAAATTTTTCCGTTAGAATCAACCCAAGCAAAATTTATTGACCTACCTAAAAATCTATTTAACTACTATTCAAATGTATATTGTCTAGAGATTATGGCTTGTAAATCTTCGTTATTTCGTTGCATAGCTTTTCCCAAATTTTTCAAAGGTTGTCCAAATAAACTAATCTATTTTCCTAAAATTTCATATTTATTTATAATAATTTCTACATCTCTTATAAAAGTTACAGCAGCGTCTACTAAATGAGCCGCATTTTTTAATTCCTGCTCTTTTATATCTTTTGCAACATATTGGACACCAATTTTTGTAATTTCATCCATATGACCTCACCTATTTTAACAAAAAATAGGGAGAGTAAAATTATACTCTCCCTATAAAATTTTTAATGTTTCAAAGTTAGCCTTACGGCGCATCTCCTTCTACACCATCTTCATTATCTGGGCCATCAACAGAGTCACCATATCTAGTAACTTGACCATCAGCTTCAGTTCTAGGAATAGATTCCTCAATATTGAATCCCGTTGGATGTGGGAATAATGGCTTAGCTTCATATTTAGCTTCTGTAGCATCATCAACAACCTGGATAGCACATAAGACTTTATTTGTTTTATTAAAATATGTATATCCAGGGAACGCATCCATAGTAAAAGTAAATGTACTTGGATCACCAGTTGAAGCCATAGAGAATGTAAAATTAGACTGAATCTTAACATTAGGGAATGTAAGATTTGCAGGTAAATCTTTACCATCTGATTGACGTCTAAATAATGTATCAGCTTCTACATAATAGTATCCACCAAAGTGTTCTGCATCAATTTGAAGTTCGGAAACAGTTCCTTCTTTCTTTAATACATAATAGTCAACCATAATAGCGCCTTCTAATCCACTAACTTTACTATGAGTTAATTTCTTACCAGCACTATCAACCGTCCATCCTGTAAGAACTTCTCCAGTTAAATCTCCATAAGCATCAAGTTTCATAATATAAATAGGAGCTGTCGGACAAATTTTTTCTGTAGATTCTAAAGCTTCTGTTAAATCAATTTCAAGACCTCCACCTTGAGCTGTTTCAATTACTGCATTAGTAGTTTGATGGAAATGAATTGTTTTTTCAGAATCTGCCGCACCTTTTATAATACCAGCACCAGAAAGCATAGCAAAACTTACCGGTGAAAGAAGAGCATCTTCAACAGTAAATGTTAAAGTTTTTTCACCTTCCCAAGCAATTAAACGAGTATTACCACGACCACCTGTTGCATATACTGTAGTAGCCGCGCCTTCCATAGAAGAAGTTTTTGCAGAATCAAGATAAAAAACTGGTTGTCCTTTTGCGAAAATTTGGCTACCAATTCTTTGTTGATTCTTAGCCTTAAATACTACGTTAGCAATTTCACGTACACCAAATTTCATTTGGATTTCCTCCTTATATTTTGTACAAAATATCGTTATCCTAATCGTTAGACTAATTGTCATCATGAATATCTTTTAACCAATCTTCAGGATCATCCATACCAGTACATCCTGCTGCTTTAAATCTCTACCAAGAGTCATAACGCATTTTTAATTCAAATCGGTTAAATTCATCCATAAGTTGATAAATAGTATAATTCATTAAATCATTTATATTTTTTTGCTAACCAACAGCAAGAATAGAAATATAACGACTTAATATGGCAATTTTAGAATCGGGCGCCAGCTCCGCCTTTTTCTGTCTACCTTTTTTAATTTTATCAGCAATCTTCTTAGCTAACTATCCACTCGGATTATACTATTTATTTTCTTTATTTGTAAGACAAAACATCTAAATGATAATTTTCTTAAAAGCCTCAAAATTTTTTTCATTTATCTCATTTACTTCTCCAGTCTAATTATCACGTAGCTGTATTGCTTTTCGACCCAACAAAATTTCTTTTGTTGGAAATAATAACGCAAGAATAGATAAAACATTTAATCTAGCCTAATGAGCCTATAAATTTTTTTCTTGTATTATCATCATTATTATATTAAAATTTGACATATTTGATAAATCAACTTTGTCCTAAGTTGTTAAATTTTCTTTATTAAATTTTAATAGTTCACATCCAGGCCAAAAGCGCTATTCAGTGATATAAGCTATTTCTTTCAATCGCGGTTGATGGATTATTAACTGTGCCTAGGGGAATGGTATATCATTCCCCGATAACAAAAGTAACTCATCAAGCATTTACTGGAATCCACCCATGTGAACTTGGTAATACATCATCTGTGCCATGAATTGCGGCGTATGTTAATGTATAACCAGATAAAGTTTCATCTAAAACTAATTCATTACATCCCGCAAATTGGAATGTACCAATGCCAGATAAACGAGCATTATTTAAAATTCCATCAATATATCCGCAAATCTTTAAAGGTCGGATTCTAAAATTACCTAAATCCCAACAATCTGTGTGACAAAGCACATCAATATGTACATTACAATCTCTAAACTGAGGATTTTGCATATTAGGTCTAAAATTATCAAAACTAATTAATAAATAACTTTTTACCTATTCATGTTCTGTCATTTTTATTTTTGGTTCAAATTTGATATATCCCTTTTCCCTCAGTTTTGCAAGACTCATGTCTTTAATAGCGTTTTTATAAACAACGCTATTTTTATCATCTAAACAATCTTTTGTGTTGATTACTAACAATCTTTTCAACTCATCACTATATGGTTGACTTGTTACGAACAATCTTTTCAAAATCTCTTCTAAATCTTTCTAGCATGATAAAAAAGATGAAGTAAAGTCAACAGGTCTTAAAGCTAAATCTTTCTTCATATATTTTATCTACTCCTTTTATCTCCTTTATAGTGTTGTGATATTTATATCTAATTTAATATCATCTTGACCTTCCACTCTATAAATTAAAGTAAATGTTTTTAATTTACCAGTTATCTCTAGCGGAAGAATTTTTAAAGAACTATTTAAATCTATTTCTTCATTACCCCATAAAATATACCAATGACCATTTTCAGCATTATGAATTTCATAATATGCTTTACTATATTGAGCAACCTAAGTTGGTCCATCTATATACGCGGCAGTCTCATCTATCGGATCTTTCTATCCAGTTTCTTTGCGTTCTTGAGTGACCGCATCCGCAATACTATTTTCAAAGAACTCATCTAAAAATACTTGAATAATTCCATCTCCATAATACGGGTCAACACCAACTACTTGCCAAGTTTTTTCAATATTCTTTCTTGGATCTGATATTTTTATAGTTTTAAATCTTTCAAAATAATTATTGGTATTTTCATCAGCTGTAATATACATAACTAATGAATAATTTAAAGTATTCCATTCAATTCCTGCTTTCTGTGACCACTAAATGGAAGTTTCTACTGGGCCTCTGATATAAGCCCAGTAGTTTTTCTACCCTATCTTTACCTATTGATCACATCTACGAATCTCTGCTCTAAAATAAGCGTCCTACTCAAGATACTCTAAATAAACTAACCAGTGCGTGTTAGTTTCTTTCCAAGTAAAAGTATTACCTGGTTTTAAATTAATATCAATCTCTCCTTGAGTAGTTTTTCCAACTCTTGGCATATTTAAACAAACATCCTTATAAGGAATTGAAATAATTTTATTATCATAAGCAGGTTTATTTTTATCAGGGTTAATTAAACATCTAAACTATTTTCCATCTTCTAAAATAGCAGTCGCCGCCTGATAAGAATAAAGTAAAGCCTTCTTTAATCCTTTTAATTTATCGTTAATAAATCTTTGCTCTTGATTCCCGCCTTGATATTGTAATCTTTGTTTTAACAATTCTAATGATGACATATGTTCTACCGCAACTCATTCATTAAACCTAGACATTCAAAAATTGTTCTTCGATAACATGAAAAGTCATCATCTTTAGTTAATGAATAAAGCCCTTCCATTTTATTTAACAAAGGAAAAAAGATTTCTGAATAATCATTCATTAATCTATACATTCCAATTAACTATTCTAAAATTGTCTATAAAGGTTTTTTCCAATCTATTCCCTATTCTCGATTTGGTAAAAGTTTATAAGTTTGATTTATAAGATTTTGTAATCGTTCAGAAATTATTTTATTATTTATTTCAATATCATATTTTAAAATCATAAAATTCATTCCTTTACTTTTACTTTATTAAGTGATATAATCAGGATCATCAATCTTACCAAGTGTAAGAAATTTCTCTGGCTATTCGCGCATAGCTTTACTAATGAGTCTTGCTATTGCAGTCGCCATACCCGCATGCCCAATGACAGTAGGATGATGGTTTATATAAGCTTTTTTCTTATAAAAATCTGAATTAAAAAACGGATCACCATTAACATCAATATAAACTACAGATTCACCTGCATTATTAAAAGTATTTGCAATCTTTATAAGTTTTTGATTAGTAAAATCTCTTGCTGTTTCAAATCCCTATTCATATTTTAAATATGATAATATAATAATAATAGAATCTGGTGTCCATCTTTTTATATTTCTAATAATTTTATTATAAACACCAAAAAAAGTATTTGGAGCTTTTAAATAATAAAAATTACTAGTGCTATCTGTAATATTACTATAGTTTGTAATATCAGTAGGGTCACCCCAATCATATGTTAAATCAACATTTTGTCCACTTTTTTCTACTATTTCTCTGTAATCATTAATACCAAAAGCTATAATATATAAATCTTTTGCTTTTCCACCTTCAGTACCATTTTTTGGTTGCATATCTCGATCAAACTTTCCCCAGCTACGACCACTTCCTGTTGTATCCTAATACCATTTTTTAGCTGTCCATCCGCCTTTAGCATAGATCATTACATTTTTTCCATTATCTCTTCCAGTCATTCTACCTAATTGTTTTCCCCATGAAGTAGTATATCTATCTGAAGTATATTCATTTGAACCTAATTGATTAGAATAACCATTGGGATGTTCAGTTGACACTGGAACAGGAAAATAAAATGACCCAGAAGAATAGCTATCTCCAAGAATACCAATAGTACGAAAAGCTGATATAGCAGGATCAACTGCTAAAACTGGTGGCTAAAGATTTGGATTTAATACATAGCTTGCACTCATTGTATCTAACATTACTTTATCTGCAATAGACATTAATCCATCTGTAGTAGGAGTTGCAATAGAGATTGGATTTGCAATTTCACCAGTTTTATTTTTTACAAAGGATAATAAATAAAGCATACTATCTGCATTATATCCTAAATATATTTTATTATTATAAATAATACATCCTTCCATCTATTTTGTTGATGAAGCTGGATTTTTAGATAAATCAATAGTAGCTATAGCTGTTGTAGAAGCTAAAGAAAAAATTACAATTTTATTAGGAAGAAGCCATGTCCCATGTCCATATGTAGCAATAATTTTATCATCATAAAATCTGCAACCATCTAAGTAATCCCAAGCATATTCTATTTTCCATTGATTATCTATTATTGATACAGACGCCCCATTTGTTGTATAAGTTCCCTAATAAAATCTAGTTATTTTAGCTTGATTGGAATTTGTGGCATTTTTGTTAATTAAAGTTAAAATGTCTGGATGCCATCGGGTAAGTATATGTTCATTAAATTTTTTTGTTACAGTACCAGTACCTCTTCTTTTGTGCCCAAAACTATAAATATATCCATTATAATAATGCCATTGACACCAAGGGAAGAAAAAATATTCTGTAAGACCTTTTGTTGCATCAGCGTAATCTGCCTCACTACCTTTTGTCCAACGTAACTAAATAACTCCAACGGTAGTACTGGTAAAATTATTATCAGTTCTTTGGATTCTCTATATATAACAAAATCCTTGACCATCTATTCCTTTAGTTCCTGATCCGCATCCATCAGATACAAGCAATAAAGGAAATTCATCATTGTTATTAAACTTTTTATCTGTAAAACACAGAACACCAGCATGATTATGTTCATTAAAAGTTAGACCCCATGCATCCACTGTTTTTCCAGTGGTTCTGTAACTTCCTAGTTGAAAGCTATCAATAATTGATAAATTTTGTGAATCTTCAGTTAAATCATAAACATATACTGTACCATTCTTTTTTGATCTAAATAGATATTTTCCATAGGTGTCCATACCTTGCCATGCGTCTTCATCACTAGCTCCGCTATTGCCACCTGCCCGTTTAAATTCTTGAATATAAACATTTGGCTTATTTGAAATATTAAAAGAAACTTCTTCACCCTAATACTGAACTTTGTCTCCCTCAGGAGCAACAAGCTAAGGTTCCCATCCAAGTTCCTCAGGAGACGGAGTGTAGTCTGTTGCCATATTTCCATATTCAAGTTTTACATTTTCTATTATAATAACATTATTTGAAACTAAGTCATTAAAAACTATTTTAAAACTTGTATTTATACTATTAGCTTGTTCCTAAGTTATTTTAAAAGTTCGTTTATAAGTCATTTTAATTGCGGTAATATTTTGATTTATTGAATTTTCATATTTATTTCCTTTATCCAATAAAACTTCATCTAAATCATTAATCTTTACAGTCACAACTCCGCCAATATTTGAAACTATATAATCAAAAGAAATAGTATAAATTTCATCTTGTACACGAAAAGCATTTTTATCTTGAGCATATAAAGAAAGTGGATAAGAAACTTCAAATGGGCTAGAAACATTCTCAAAAACTTTTCTTTCAGTTTCATTTAATAAATTTCTTCCGCCAATCTATAATGTATCAATAAATTGCTTATCTTCTTTTAACATTAATCCATTTGCAGAAGTTGTAACTGGATTATAAGTAGTATCAGTAAATCGCGGATTAGCCCCTACCGCAACACCATTAATTGTATTTACTTGAAGATTATTAGTAGAACTCGCATTACCAGTAATAACAAGATCTCCAACTAATGCCTACTACATTGTAACTGAATCATTAAATTCTACTGGACCAGTTACATTACCGCCAGCAAGAGGTAAAGCATCACTATCTTGTAGCTTATATACTTTTCCATTATAATTTATTTTGTTTACAATTTGAGTTGCCATTTTATCTCCTTTATATTCCATTTATCTACAAAATATTTTCGGTAGATAAATGGAATAATTATTTTTATAATTAAAATTAGAGCCAATTAGTAGGATTCGTTACTCTACCAACTGATAAAAATTTATTTGGATGCTATCTCATTGCTTTACTAATTAATCTTTCTATCGCTGTAGCCATTCCAGCATATCCAATTGCAGCAGGATGATAATTTTTATATGCATCAGATTTATAAAAATCTGATGCAAAAAATGGATCAGCATTAACATCTATATATAAAACATTATTTGATGAAAAATGAGAAGCAATTTGTTGCAAGTTACCATTTACATCGTTTTTAGCTTTAAAATACCTTGGATCATCACTACTATAATTATTATCAACATCATAGGTTCCAATTGGAACAGGTCTTAAATATGATAATAAAAGAATTACTGAATGTTCAGAATATTTTAAAATATGTCTAATGATTTTATTATGTACTCCAAAAAAAGTATCTGGACTGTTTAAATAATATTGAGAATTATTTGACTGAGTGGTATTATTAAAATAAGAAATATCATCATCATCAATATTATAATAATTTGTCCATTTATAATCACTATTTGCCGTATTTATAATTCTAAAATCATTAATACCAAAAGCTAAAATATATAAATCTCTATGTCTAATTTCAGAATCAGTAGCAGAAGTTAAATCTCTATTAAATTTAATCCATCCATGGTTATCTGATAATGTATAGCCAGTTGGATCCTATTGTCGTGTTGGAGCATACATAAAATCTTTTGCAGTCCATCCTCCAGCTGAATAGTTCATTATATTTATACCATAATGTCTTCCTATTTGTTTGCCCCAGGATCTTTCATATTCATTAGATTTACCACTATTACTATTATCAGCCCAATAAAAGCTACCACTAGCATAGCTATCTCCAAAAACTGCCATTGAACGAAATATAGATAGAGAAGGATCTACTGGCAATCCGGTTGGAGGTTGAAGCTATGGATTTAATAAATAATTAGAATATACTGTATTTAATGCTATTTTATCTTGAGCAGTCATTAAACCATTTGAACTAGTTGTAGCAGGTGCAAGCGGACTAGCAACTTCATTATTTTCATTTTTAACTAGAGTTAAAGAATAAAGATTACTATCATCATCATTACTTCCTGTAAAACCTAAATAAATTTTATTATTATAAACAAAACATCCTTCCATAGTTTTTGCAGATATTAATGTTGTGGTTAAGTCTATAATACTAAGTACAGTACTAGATGATATAGAAAAAATTATTACATAATTTGGAAAACCTTTACCTGGATGACCAAATGTAGCAATAATTTTATCATTATAAAATCTACAACCTTGCATATATTGCTAAGTATATTCTATTCTCCATAGATTATCCATTTGATTTTGTGTAAAAAGTTGATAGTTAGGTGTACTTTCATTTCCTTGCGGAAGTAAAGACGCAATGGAAGGTGACCATCTAGTCAAAATATGTTCATTAAATTTTTTTGTAGTACCACCTGCCCCTCTCCTATAATGTCCAAAACTATATATATGATTATCATAATAATGCCATTGGCACCAAGGATAGAAAAAGTGTTGAGAATCCCAAGGGTTTTGTGGACTTGCCATCACAAATTGTAATTCAATAATAGTAAGTAAAGTACTTGTAAAAGGATTTGATGTATCATTTGTTCTTTGGATCCTCTATATATAACAATATCCTTTAGCATCTACTTGCGTATTATCACCAGTGTCTACGCTACTTCCATCAGATACAAGTAACAAAGGAAATTCATCACCAGGAATTGTATAATCAGTAAAACTTAAAACTCCAGCATGATTAGAAGTAGAAAATTCAATACCATGCATTGTTCCTGCACTAGCTCTATAACTACCTAATCTAAAAGAACCTAGTATAGTTAAATCTTGAGTATTTTCAGTTAAATCATAAACATATACTACCCCTCCGACTTTAGCCCTAAATAAATATTTTCCATAAACGTCCATACCTTGCCATGCATTTCTATTACTATTTCCTGAAGTCCCACCTGCACGTTTAAACTATTCAAGATAGACATTTGGTTTATTTAAAATATTTAAATTAACTTCTTCACCTTGATACTAAATTTTTTCTCCACTAGGTGCAATAACTTGAGGTTCCCATCCAAGCTCTTCAGGAGAAGGTGTATAATCAGTTACTATGTTTCCATATTCAAGTTTTACATTCTACACTGTAACAGTGCTATTTGAAGTAAGTCCGCTAAAAACTATTTTAAAGCTTGCATTACCAGCATTATTAGCTTGCGCTTGAGATATTTTCACAGTCCGTCTATATGTTGTTTTAACCGCAGTAACGCTTTGACTTAAAGAACTATCATATCTATTTCCTATATCTAAAGGCACTCCATCTAAATTATTAACTTTTATAGCTACTGTACCACCAGCATTTGAAACAGTATAATCAAAAGAAATAGTATAAGTTTCATCTTGTATATAAAAAACATTCTTACTTTGTGCGTATAAAGACAGCTAATAAGGAATCTCAAGAGTGTTAGAAACTCCCTAAAAAAGTTTCTTCTCAGTTCCAATTAAAAGATTTCTACCGCCAATCTAAGATAAATCATCTGTCTCCGAACCAGTATATTGTATAATTTTTCCATTTTTATACATATACACAGGATGATTAATAATTAATTCGACGTTAGTTGCTGAAGTTGCAATTCCTAAAAATATATAAATTTTACCATCTTCAGAAGTAGGAAGTGTTTGCACAAAAGGAGTCGTTGAATCTATGACAACAGAACCGTCTGATTGTGGCGCACATTTAATATATACAGGGTTTTTTGAAGTTAATGTTAACGTTGCTCCAGTAGTATTAAATGAATATCCTAAATTCATATTATATTGATCCCAAATAGTTGTTGCTGCAATATCAGCTCCTGCTGCATAACTAGTTGAAGCTGATGTATAAACAATTCGACCAAAGGGATTAATAGGTCTTTGATTCACTGTTTTTTTGGATGTAGAGCTGTTATCTGTTCCCGTATTTGCTGGAACCCAATGCGTCCCATCTGCAGATGTAAAAAATATTCTATAATATCTGCTCTTATCATAAGTTTTTAATACTGTATTATTTGTTCTTAATTGATACCCAATGGTATTAGTGTTAGAATCGTATCCTCTATAACAATTCCAACATCCAACGCTATCCTCAATCGTTACAGTTGGATCATAAATAAATAACATTGTATAGTGTATATTAAAGATTGTCGTGTCTGCTGTGCCAGCAGTCAGATTATTATAAACTCTTTTTGCTCCTAAATTATTAATATTTATAGTAAAACCAGAATCGCTAGTAACAACTCCATTCTTTAATAATACACAAGTTCCAGGTTTTAATTCAGTAATTCCATCTATCGTAGCTGTAAAAGCAGTGCTTGTTGAAGTACTATCTACTTGACCAAAAGGAATCCATCCAGTATCAGTAAATTTCGGTGAATTACCAACTGCGACACCATTAATTGTATTTACTTGAAGGTTATTAGTGGAACTTGCATTACCAGTAATAATAAGATCTCCAACTGATGCCTATTCCATTGTAACCGTATCACCGAAATTCACTGGACCAGTTACGTTACCTCCCGCAAGAGGTAGGGCATCACTATCTTGTAATTTATATATATTATTATTAAATTCAATTTTATCTGTAATATAAGTTGCCATATTTTCTCCTTTTATCTCATTTGTCCGTGAGTTATAAAACTATATTATAAAACTATATAATATATTTTTTTTACTATTTTAATATCATATAGCCTACTAATCCTTCTCCTACAATATCACTAGATGAAAAATCAACTTTATCATTATAAAGTGATAATACATCCTCAGCAGAAAACGCTGTTGCATATAATCTAAAATCACTTATTTTTCCATTAAAATAAGGACCGGTAGGAGAAGCGGCATCTCCCTCACATCCTAAAAATAATTTTGCATTAGTATTATATTTTATACCATATGAAGTAAAAGCATAACTAGAATGTAATTGTCCATCTACATAAACTTTATTACCAGTAGAATCATAAATAAAAGTAAGCATATGCCAACCCGCAGGTAAGTCTGAAATTTTTAATTCTTGATTACTATATTTATAACTATGATTTGTTCTCTATTCATTTGTAGCTACATAAACCGCAATTCTTACATACCCAGATATCTTACTAACATTAGTTCCAAAACCACCGGTCTGCATACAAGAATATAATTTTGTGGTCTATGCCCAATTTGTAGAATACGCAAAAAGATTTATTGTCATAGCCTCTTGATATTGCGGTATCCAATTATTTTCATTTACTTTTATATAACTAGTATCTACACTTGTAAATACTGAAGATACATCATATTTTGGTGTATCAGAATCATAAGTGATATTATATTTAGTACCATTATTTTGATAACCAGATATATCATACTAAATATTATTACCTAAATCTAATGTAGTATATATATCATCCGCCGCATTAGGACACCATGGAGTTGCTTTATTACCTCGTTCTAATTTTATCCATTCAATTGTAGATTCACCCGATTGAGACCTTGTAAATGCATATACATTTATATAAGTGTTCGCAGCAGTTGTAGTATTCTTTTGAGTTTTCCATTCCCCTGCCATAGTGTATATACCAGTATTTTCATTATAAGTATTTTTCTATATTTTTAAACATTGAACAGTACCACCGCTATTATATACATACCAATATGATTTTGTATCAGCAAGATGTCCTTTAATTTGAATCGTAACCTACTCGTCTGCTTGTGGCGGATTATCTCCAAAATAATAAGATTGAATACAATAGTTACTATTAGTAACTGGAACGTTTGATGCTTTTAATAAATTTTCTTGTCCCCAACATTGTCTATTTAATGGATAATGTAAAATTAATCCTTTAGAAATTTCTTTAATCTATTGCTAAGATAAACAATTATTATATATTCTAATATCATTTAATCGCCCATTAAGTTTTGTTGCGGAAGACGCAACATTAGAAGCAATAGTTATATTTGAACTAGAAGTAATAGAACTTATATTTTTATCAAAATTTCTTATTAACTAACCATTTTTATAAATTTTCCATGTAGTACCATCATATGTAAAAGCTAAATGATACCATGTGTTTATAACAAAATCATGAACAGTTGCAGAATCATAAGCTCCTCCAACACAAACTACAAGTTTAGTCGGAGTTGAAGCAATTCCAAATAAAGCATTGGCGTATCCAGAACTAGTATCTCCTAATTCAAGAATCCATTCATTATTAGTTTGAAAACTATTATAATATATCCAACAAGAAAAAGAAAGCTATGATCCAAGAGTATAAGATAGAGGTGCTCTTAATCCTGCGGCAGAAAATTCTTTTGCTTTTCCAATTTTGCCTTCATTTGTATCTATAATAGTTCCGCTTTCACCAATTTTAGTGAAATTTAAATTACCTAAAATTCCTTGATTATGTAAGTCCCCATTTAGGGGCAACCAAACTTGTAAACTCATTTAATCACCCCCATTAATTCGAACTTCCAGTGAAAGTTTGCGCGGCCGCCGTCGCTGAAGTATATCCAGTCCATGCTTTAATAGCCGAGCTTCTTCCTGGTAACGTAACTGCAGTTGGAGTATTAGCTGTACCAGCAGTATAAAAACCACTTTGAATTGCAGCAGCAGTAAAACTATCCGCCGCATGTGTAGGTAAAGCACCTTGATTAAAAGAAATTTTTAATCTTTTAGTATCTACTGTATCCATAGCAAAAGTTAGGGTTGGCAAAGTTCCTTGATTAAAAGTTCCTCTTGTAAAACTACCACCGCTAAATTTACTTGTATCAATTTTTGTTGGAACATTTTTAGTTCCCGCTGTTACACTACCCGCACTAGTCATCGAATATACATCAGTAGTACTCGGTATAATAGTAACAGCAGATGAAGCATTAGATCCACCAGTTAATACTACTTTACTATTAGAATATAATTTACCATCTGTTCCAACATAAGCAGTATCTTGTGAATAAGTTTGTGGATTAGCTGCTTGTGTTTCTGCACCAATTAAAAATAATTTTTTAGATGAATTGGTTGAACCCGCAGTATTTTTTGTATCATTATCAGACCCAGGAATTCCTAAACCAGTAATATCAGCTTTTGTAACTGCTGTTAACGAAGATACATGTCCATACTCAGTCGCGGCAATTTTATATAAACCACTTGATGTTGCTGTAGTTAACCTATTTGCATCTGTGGCATGTGCATATGCTACAGTATCTTTTATATCATAAGTGTTGCCATTGGGCAGGGTAATTTTAGATATTTCTGCCATAAAATTACCCCCTTATTAGCTAACTGTAATAGTTTTTTGAGTACCTGTAAATGTAGGTGCTGAAACATCTCCATTTGCGATTGTTGTACCAGAAATTTGAGTTTTTGTTCCTGTAAAGGTTGGCTGTGAAACAGATCCTTTTGGTTGTCCAGACACAGAAACATCTCCCTCAGTCCCTGTCCAAGTCGCAGTATAAGTATCAGGCACAGGGATATTTCCAGTAACAAGTCTAACCGCAGTACCAGTAAATTCTGGTTGAGAAACACTTCCTGTTGGAATACCGCTAACACTAACATTTCCTTCTGTACCAGTAAAAGAAGCGCTTGTGGGTACAGGAATATCTCCAGTAACCAATCTAACCCCAGTACCAGTAAATTCTGGTTTAGAAACAGTACCAGAAGGTTTTCCTGAAACGCTTATATCTTCTTCGGTGCCAGTAAAAGAAGCACTTTTCGGTACTGAAATATTACCAGTTACAAGTCTTGCTCCAGTACCAGTAAAGGAAGGCTGTGAAGATTCGTAGGTAGCGTCTCCATTTTTGACAGTTACATTACTTGTAGTAATTGATGCTCCAGTTGTATATCCCAATTGATATAAACTTAATGTTTCATCTGCAACATTATAATATGTTATCGCATTACTTGGAGCCGTCGCCCCAGGAGCAGCTGCAACTACAGTCTTTGCTACAGTAACGCTAGTAGGATTTTTAATTGTAGTTGTTGATCCCGCTGTTTTTACGGTTATAGTTGGTGTACTAACATTCCCCGCAGGAGTATAAGTTGCGGTACCGGAAGAGGCAGCACTAACTGTAGTAGTCCTATTTTCATTAGTAAAACTTACACTTCCATGTGGTGTAAAAGTACCTTCAGAAGTTAAATTATTACCTGAAAAAGTTGGTTGTGAAATTTGTCCACCAGGAATATAAGTAGCTGTTCCCTCTATAGGACTAACCTCCGCAGTTTTATTAGTATTAGTTAAAGCAACGCTTCCTGTAGGCGTAAATTTTCCAGTTGAACTAAAAGAAGTACCTGTAAAGTTAATTTGAGATATATCTCCACCAGGAGTATAAGTTGTAGTACCAGAAGCTGCAGCACTAACAGTTGCAGTTTTATTTGTAGTTGCATTTGTAGTAACTGAAATTGAGCCTTCTGGTGTAAATGTACCAGTAAAAGTTGTGCTTTCACCAGTAAAAGTAGGCTTACTTACAGTACCTTTTGGCTGATAATTTCCACTGGTATTATCAGCTGTTGTAATTGTTAAATTAGAACTCTTACCAGTAAAAGTTGGCGCTGTTATTGTACCTTCTGGCTTATATGTTGCACTTGCCGTATCCTTGTAAGCAAGATCGCCTAAAGCACTTAAATCACCAAACTCTTGCCAAGCAGTTCCATTAAAAATAAATTCTTTACTATTATAATTGACAATATTACCTTTTTTTGCAGTAACATCTTCTGTGCCAATTTTAATTGGATTTGTGGTTGATCCATCTGAAATCGCAGTAGCAGAAACACCTAAATAATCAGTATAACTTTGTAACTATTCTATTAAAGAACGTGCAGTAGCATCTTTAATGTCATACGTAGTTCCACTAGGCAGCGTAATCTTCGAAATATCAGCCATTTTAAAACCCTCCTTAATATCTATTTAAAACAAGAGTCTATGACTATGGAGTTAATGATAAATTTAATTTATTATTCCAAAAATCTCTCTATTCTGCGGAAATATGGACTATTTTATTATTAATATGATCTAATAATAAATCTTCAATCTCATTATTTTTATTCTAATTAGCAAAAGGTAAATCAATTAAATAACTAGTCCCATCCCCTACCTTTATTCCAGGCATATATATTTGTTTTCCATCTTGGTCAATTAATTTATAATCTGAATAAATATAGAGAACATCTTTCTAAGAAATCATATCTCGATCCGCATCCCAATCAGCTTTTTTCTTAGAATAATAAACCATTTTATTACTTAAATTATTTTTTAATTTTCTCCATAAATAAGCAACGCCATCTGAATCTAAATATTTTGGCATATTTTATCAGCCTCCTTTATGAAGAAGAAATAATACTTTCTAATTCATCATAATCAATTCTTGTCATATCTAAATCACTAAAACTCTTATCATTAATTAATGTATGATGCTCTATTTTTGGTTTATTAATTAAATCTTCGTAATTAATAACATTTCTGTTTTCATAATTATCTTTAGATAAATTTTCATCTGAAGGATAAGGCGTTGATTGCATAATAACTCCAAAAGTAGAACGCATAACTCCTCGTCTATCTTGGATTCTTCTTTTATATAATCTTTGAAGATGAAAGCCTTCTCTTTCATAATCTTTTTTTAATTGTAAAAGTTTTTGCATATGATTAGCTTGCGATGTAAATTTAAAATCAGATCCGCTGTACTTCATTCGCGTATTTTCTACACTAGCAAGCTGCTGACTTAGCCATTCAACGATCATATAAACAGCTAAAATATTTATCTCTTCATGTGTCAATTTAATATTAAAACATCCACCACTATAAACAATAGCTAAAGCATCTTGATGATTACTCTCCACTCCATTATAAGTTGTTTGATCTGTTATTTCAAATAACTCATAATTCCATAAATTAACTCTTGGAAATTCAAATTTTTCAATAGCAGAAAGTAATAACTACTATAACATTCTGAATGTATCTATTTCATTTAACTATAAATACATATCATCTGTAATTTTTGAAAAAAAGGAGTCATATACAAGTGAAAAAGAAGTAGTATTCATTTATATACCCCCTGTATAAAATTATTCTTTATTTGAAGTATATCTTCGTCCTGTTGGCGCGGGCGCCGCACCAGTTTTAATTGGAGCAGTTCTTCTACCAGTTCTATGATTATCAGATTTTGAATCATCCTCATCACCGCCATCATACTTAGTGTTTTTAATTTCGATGGCTCTTGTAACATCAAAACCCAATTTCTCTTTTATAGCTTCTCTTTTAGCCATATCATTTACAGGTAAACTAACTGCTATATCTTTAATTAAATCAATAATTCCCTAAGGAGCAAAATCTAAACAATCTAAAAACTGATCTAAAGTCCCTTCTCTTAATAGCGTCTTTATATCCTATTCTGAATAATGATATTCTGGTTCTAATTTAGTATTAAATAATTCCATAATAGCATCTTCATCAGTAATTTCCAAATAATTTTTTAAGATAGACTCTCCACCGGGTAAAAATGATAATTTTTCTAATTCATTAAAAGTAATTTTCTTACTTTCTTTTGGATGAAAAGTTCTCTCAACTCCAAGCTATGGAACTTTATACCCAACAATTCCATTATATTTATTTATAACTTTTATAACTTTATTTTCATCAATCATATAAAAATCTCCTTTTATCTCTACTTACAAAAAATAGGGGAGAATTAAAACAATTCTCCCCTATGTAATTTTATTGATAATTAATCCTTATCCATTATACACCATAATAAGGATTTAACGCTTCATTCTTATAGATACAAATACCTGGATGTACTAAATAAGTAGCTACACCAAATTTTTGATAAGTCTGAATTTCTGTTGACCAATCACGATTATCAAAAGATTTAACCTGTGCAGAACCTTCAAAAGCAACTTTTACAGGTTTTTCTGAACCAGTCGGAATGATATAGGCAAGCTGAGGATTAATAACTTTATTAATTCTAGTATCTGTCATACCTACATTATCTTCAATAGACTGCGGAAGAATAATTACTCTATGTCCTTTATAAGTAGCAAAATATCCATTATTCCAGATTTCTTCTTTCATTCCATCTGACCAATTAGCACTTGAAGCTGGAAGCATTTTTGAAGCAAATTCAAATGTACAATAAATTGTACTCTTTCCGCCATAGCTATCAGCAAGTGCTAATAATGTATCCATCTTGGTTTCGTCGAAACCAGTATGAATTACCTTTTGAAGTGCAGGAATACTATTAATTAAAGCTTCAAGAGCTTTCGCGATTTCTTTATAAACTTGTTCATCCATTCCTTCAAGAACAAGGCTATAGTAATCATTCATTGTCATGCGGCCATCAAGAAGTTCTTCCCATTCTACACGAGAAGCTCCTCCGTATGCAGCTGTAGCAACTTCGAATGAATATCCATCAAGCTTGAAGACTTCATATCTACCTGCTAATCCAACTCTAGTTACGAACTGCTTAGCACGCTTCTTTGAAGCTTCACTAATTTTAACTTTGTAAACAGGCTTTGTTCCCTGAGCAAAAGTACGAACATCCGCAAACTGTCCATAAGATTGCATAATCTTTTGCGGTAAAACTTCTGTAAGACTTACCTACATTAATGTATAAATAAGATTTTTATTCTCTCTAAAATCTTGAGGAGTTGCCCCAAGTTCATTTAATTCTTTAATAAAAGTTTTATTCAGAGCTTCTGCTGAAAGCTTTTCTCCACCAAAAGAAAAAGCAGTAGAAGGATTTAATGATGCTTTCGCATTGGCTCTAGCTAATTCAATTAATTGATCTTTTGTTAATGCCATTGTTTTTTTCTCCTTCCTTATTACTGAACTCTCTGAATTTTAACACCCTGTTGTCCATCGGGCATAGTATAAATTTTTACAACTTTCCAAGCCATTCCTGTTACTCCAGAAAGAGTAGAAGCAGCACTACCACTAGACTTAATTACTTCTAAGAATCCTGTAGTTCCAGGCGCTAAATAATTACCCTCAGAAATTTCAACACCAGTAGTTTCTGCCGTATCTGAAGTGTTAGCTTCAAAAGTATTTGTTGTCATAATATCGCCAACATAAGTTCTAATTAAGCGTGGATAAATTTTTCCATCAGTAAAATCGTCCACTTTATATACAAAATCTTTATGATGTTGTTTTCTTTCATCATAAAGTTTTTCTTCATTGTAAACAAGCATAAATTCACCATCACCAGTGAAATTTACTTCACCTGCAGCGTAGTCATATTTAGCAAACTGACCCTGCTCAAGTTGAGTAATTGCATTACTTGGCTGGCCACTTGCCGCAGTGTTAGCTTTTGCAGGTAATTGAGCATAAATCTGACCAGTGACAATACCAGAAAGGTGATTAGGCTCAACTTGTCCATAACCTTTTCTCTTAATCGTTGCCATATTTTAGCATCCTCCTAATAAAAATATTAACCAAGTTTTTCTTGTTCTTTAACAGCTTTCACCCAATCTGGTAAGTTGCTGTTTTCATTATCACTATTTAATGTATAAGTAATAATTTTATCTTCTTTTTCTTCAGTTTCTTTTGAAAAACTGATTTTCTTATCAAAACAAATTACTGAAAGTTTTGCTTTAATTTCACTTAAAGTGTACTTCTCTTTATTGCTAATAACATCAGCCTTATCTTCATCAGAAAGCATATAGAATTCAGCAATAAGTGCATCCTTTTTCTGATTATCAATTTCTTTCTTGAAATTTAAAAGTTCTTGATATTGACTTTGAAGTTCAGTATAAGAATTCTTTAAAGAATCAAGTTCTTCTTGAAGTAATTCATACTTCTTAGCATTTTTCTTATCTTTATCATCATCATCTTTATCAGTATTTTCATCGTCTGTGTCATCTTCAGAATTTTCATCAGATTCGCCATCTGCATTTTCTTCCGCAGATTTCTTTTCTTTTTCTTCATCCTTTTTTACATAATCAGCAGGAGCAGAAGTTCCTTCATCATTAACCTATGGAGTTGTTTCAGAAACCGCCGTTTCCTGTGTAAATTCAGTTACAGGATCAGTATTTTCATTCTCAACAACCACAGTGTTTTCAAGATTCTCCATCTGTTGTCCTCCTCCGTTTAAGGCATTCTTTAAATCTTGCATCATACTATAAAGTGTGTGCGTAAACTTATCGTCTAATGTAAATTTTGTACTTACATCTGGAGCCGTTACAGAAGCGCCTTCGAAGCAAGGCTCAACATCGTCTCCTAATATACAAATTTTTTGAATAATAGCATCATTTATAATAAAGAAATCTAATCCATTAGCATAATTCTTTTCCCAATGTCCTTGAACTGATTTCTATTGAAGCTACATTGACTGTGGACGTCCCTCTTTCACAGGTAAGCTGGATTCTGGAAATTGTTCTGTCCAAAGATAACCAGTTGTCATAAGATACTTTCTAACAACTGTATTACCCATTCCATCACTGTCTTCGAAATTTTGAAACCACACTTGAGCATCAGGAGAAACAAATCCATAAGGAATTGTTTGACACTCGAATTTGATTCCCTCATCATCAATAATTATTTTTTCTCCATGATCTGTAAAATCTTCTTTATTATCTCTATAATATCCAACAATTGGCGCCCCACGAAGGGTCTTACCAATTTCTGTCGCAACTTCTTCAGAAATGAAACTGCGGTTTCTATTTGTTCCAACATAAAGAACTTTAATATCACATTTTGACATTAAAGGATTTATATCAAGAGGTTGAAGATTTAAAAATTCAGGAGAATCTATTGTCGCAACTGATTGATGCATAATAAAATCTCCTTTTCATTCCCATATATAATAAAAATTTGAATAATATTCTTAATAACTCTTGTCCAAAAAATTTTAAAAATTTTTAATTCATACTTTCACGATTCTGAATTGTTTTAGTTGATTTCTCACTATCTTCTTTCTCAGGCCTACCCGCACCCTATTTTGTCTCGCCAGTAGTCTTATTGCGATTAAGAACTTCTGCGTTCATAGTGCTCGACATTAATGGTGGAATAAAGACATTAACTAAATCAAGAATATCATTTTCAAAATAAGCTGTTGCTAAAATTGCGCTTTGTGATTGCCCAAGAGCAATCTGAGGTAACATTTTAGAATAACCTAATTGAGTATGCTCTTTATATTGTTTAGCTAAATCTTTATAATTGTAAATCGTAGTAGGAAGAATTTGCGCTCTGTAAGTTACTTTTTTTGGACTTGTATTGAAAGGTGTTAATAAAGCATTTAAAAATGTTTCAAATTGCTGTATTAAATTCCACATTGAAGCTTCATCATTTAAAATAGATCTATCAAGAGCAATATTACCATCAGTATTAAATTGCATCTGTGAAACACCTGCTTCATTATAAACAGTACGCTCTACTTTTTCTAAATCATCTGTTGTTGTTGTAGTATGATTATCTGCCATATCCGCAACATCAACTTCCGCAAAAGTAGTTAAAACATCAATACCAATAGCTTTTGATAACATTTGCACTGCATTATTATGAAGTTGTTGAGCTTCGTCTACATCAAACACTAAATCTCCATTTTTATCAATAGGCATTTTCTGAATAATAATTTTTAATAATTGTTGTTGCATCTTTCTACGATCGAGATCTTGCGCTGCATCTAAATCAATAATAGCTGGAATAACTGCAATAAAAGGCGGGAAATCTTCCCCATTTAAATTAAATTTTATAACAGAACCAACAGTCAATAAGTACCATCCAGAATCATCTCCAGGAAAATCAGGCTTTAATTTTCCTTGTTTATACAACTTATATCCTTTTTCAAATTCTGGCGGAAATACTTTTAACATTCTAAGACGTTGCTACGCATCTGTAAACATATCATCAAAGTATTTCATATTAAACTAAACAAGCGGCTGCCCATTAGAAACTACATATCTAGATCTACAATATCTCGGAGGTAGTTCTTGAACTACCACAGTTCCATTTTTAGCAATTAAATATCCATAATAGCAACCATTTTTAATAACTTTTAAAGCAACGTCTCCAAAAAATCTTTTAGCCTCAAATTTATCTAAGTATGTTAAAACTTTATTAAAACCATCAAGTATCTTTGTAGGCTTGACAGACTAAGCATAATAAGGGGTAACAAGCCAATCATATCTATACATATATGCCATATAACGACATAATCTTTGATAAATACCACTAATTTTATAAAAATAATTAGAAATATCTCTCATCTTATTAAGATCACCATAATGGATAGCTCTTAATACTTGTCCTTTATCTGCTAGTTGCGGATTGACTCTTCTTAAATCTCCAAGTTTTAAAATAACATCAGATACATTTTTTACTCCAACTCGAATTTTTGCAAAATCAACTGGTGTATATCCAGTAGCCTAATTGGGAATTTGGTAATCTTCAGTTCCAATCATATTAAAGCCTTTTTTCTTTATCTATGCCATTCGATTTATCAACTTTAGATACCTCTCCTTCTTTAATACCCTGCCGCATTAAGAATATAATCATAATTAATTCTACCATAGTCCCAATAGGGAATAATCACTAAATTAATATCATGATCTCGACAATACTATCTTTTTTTCATATCATTATATTGTTGTTTTCTTAAACCATTATATCCACCAAATTTTTCTTTAGCTTCATAATGTTGAATACCTTGAAATTCAATTAAAAAATCAATATTATGCTAATCATCAAAAACCGCAAAATCAAATCTTAATGGACGACCAGTATTACTTACTAAATCTGGAAAAGAGTATTCTTCTGCGAACTCTAATCCAGATGCTTGTAAAATCTATTCTATTTTTATTTCTCCTCTAGACGCTCGCATATTTTTTCTCCTTCACTATAATTATATAAAAAAAGTTTTTATATAATTAATAACTTTTGACCTTAACCTTGTGTAAAAAATAAAAAGTCAGAAATATTACGTTTTCTTTTCTTTTTATTTAACTATTCTTCATAACGAATATAATATAAACCATAAATAAAAGCAGAAAATTTATCTTTTTTGACACTTCTATTACTTTGTTTTAAAATAATATTAACACCTTCATTTTCCTAAACAAGATTTAACATTTGCTATTTTAAAATAGAAGTTAATATAAAAGGTCGTAAATATTCATTTCTTTCATCCATGTTCATATTTTGACCTTGCTTAGTAGACATTAATTTTGTTTTTGCTAATCCTTCATCAATTAAAAATCTGATTTTCCCGCTAAACATTTGAGTTTGAGCATAACTATAAGCCTAAGTATTAATTGGTGCATTAGCTTTAATTAAATATAAAACATCTTTCTAAGTCTCTGGTGTCACAAATTTTTTATATTCAGGATATTCATCTGTATTAAAAACTCCAAAAGGAGGTAAATACTATCCATCTTCAGTGTCTTGCGGTTTTATTAAATAATCAATTAATCCAACACCTAATCCATTCGCATCCACCGCAATTCTACGAGGTTTATATTTATAATATAAATGTTTAATATGAATACATTGAGTTTCAAAATGTTCTGCATCATATGTATAAATATTAACAAGAGTCTTATGAGCTGACCCCTGTACTTGTGGGGTTACTTTAAAAACACAAATTTCAGTTGTACATCCTACACGCCCAACGTCCACTCCAAATACATAATATGCATTTTTAGAAGATCTCCCGCTGTACTCATATTCTGGTTGTAATAATACTCTATATTTATCAAATTTTTCGGAAGAAAAGAAAGCATTTTCTACATCTCCAGACCATATACTTCTATACTATCTATTAAACGACTAATCATTAAAAGTACCTTGTAATCTTAATTGCTAAACAAAGTCTTCATCTAATAGTCCTGAAACAACAGGCGTTTCATAAGTTCCACCCATAATCATAAACTAATCAGGATCTATAATTGAATTAATTAAAATCTATATTAGTTTATGATAAGCAAATGAATTTTTCCATCCGGCGGTAGTAATATAAATTTGACTTTTATTTACATTTTCTTCTTTGTGGCGGCTGCCATCTGAGAGACGCCTATCAACGTTGGTAGTAGGAATAATAACTTCATTTAAAATGTCTCCATCAATAAGAACGCACTATTCCATTAATCCGCCTGTTCGACGCTGGCCTCTAGAAGATTGTCTTGCCGCAAGAATATCAATAGTTGAACCATTTTTAAATACATATTTTACGTTGTCTTTTGATTTAGTAGAAACTCCACGATCCCAATTAATTTCATTATTTAATCCAGGAATAAGTCTACATATCTACTAGATCTTTGCGATTGTAATCGAGGCTGCTTGCTACTTACCGCCCGTGGTTACAAACAAATGTGAGTTAGGATATAAAATACATCTTATCATCAACGCCATCATTGACAAAAAAGACTTCGAATAAGCACGTGGAAAAGTCGCGTACACATACCTATGCCGCATAACAATTCTTAAAAATATTCTTTGATAAAATAAGAAATTAAATGTACTATCTTTTCCTTTTATAAAATCTACAAATATATCAGGGTATTCCCTAAAATAAGCAATTAAATCTCTTAATCCATCTATATCTTGTAGTAATCGCTATTCAGATAGCCCTTGTTTTCTAAAATCTCTCCCCGAGGATAACTAAAGTAATTCTTTTAAATTCATACTTGTTTTATCCTCCTATTTTGATACTATTCTTCAATTAAAGTATCATCTAGGTCATTATCATGTGTCTTCATATGATTTAAAACATTTTTAAAATCTACAAAATCATCATCTTCAAGTTCAACGGTATCTAATCCTTTTGCTCTTGCTTCTTTTTTATCTTTCTTCATTTCATCAGAGATACGCTTATCTTGAAGATATTTTTCAATTTCTTGAGCTAAAGATTTATCTTCATAAATTAAATTTTTATTATAAGCTTTTAAATCTAAAATAATTTGATCAATAATATCCTGAGGTTCATCACAATGATAACGTGGAATTTCTCCACTATGACTCTATACAAAATCAACAATAGCAGAAGCAGAATCAATTCCCGCACCTTCTTTATCTTTATTTTGCGCTTCTGTAAATTTTGCGGATTTCATTAATGAATCATATACACGAGATAATTTTTGATAAGAATCTATGTCGCCGCAATCAATAGCCTAATCCATTTTTAAAGAAGTTTTACAAATTTTCTTTAAAGTATCAATTCTGGCGGCACCTTGTATATCAAAAGAACTCATAAACTCATTATATAACTGTTCAAGAGCAACCCATTGACTAGGTTTATACAATCTACCCCACTTAACCGCAAGATACATTTTATCATCTTTACTTAAATCTGAACCAACATCTGGCAGTTCATTCTAAGATAAAAAGTTCTGCTATTGAAATGGATTTTTAGCTTGGCTTAATGCATCAGCATAAGATTGCGGTTGACCATATGCCTAATACATTTGACCCAAATGCTAGCCAGTTATATTATTTCCCCATTGAGGTAATTCTTTATTTTGGGTTTCTGTGCTAACTAAAGTTTGATATTCAGCAAGTGAAATTTTTCCCTAACTTAATTTAACTTTCAATTCAGCTTCATATCGCTACTTTTCTTCTTTTTCTGCCTATTCTTTTTTAGCCTTTTTTTCATCCATTTCTTTTTGAATTTTTTTAGTATCTGCATATCCATATTCCCGCCATTGTTTAAGTTTCATTTTCGCAAGATACTTACCTACAACTGACATTCCATTCATTTTATAAGGATCTTTAGCAAATGCTCTATCTCTTAATACATTCCATTCAGTAGGAATATAGGGAACATCAAATTTTTCTAAAATCCATTCAAAAGTATGGAAATCAAAATTATCAATATGTGCAGTTAAACATTCTTTACAAATCTCACATTTACTACCATCTTTATATGTGTAAAAATTAATTTGACCGATCCGTTTACCGCATCTCTAACATGCACATTTCCCATTCTTATCTGGTTCTTGTCCTAATTTCTTTGCCATAAAAATCTCCTTTCTATTTTTATATAAAAAATAGTATATTAAATTAAGCTTTTTTGACCTTTGTTGTTTTTTTATTTCTACAACATTTACACATACTATATAAACCATCTTTTGCGGTTTTATTTTTTGTGAAAAAATAGGGATGAGCTAATTTTACTTCATGACATCTAGAACATCTTTTCCATTTACCCTTTTCTTTTATGGTATAATACCATACGATCCAATCTTCTTTTGCCCTATCTGAAATTATTTTTGGGATTTTTTTACGCCAAACAACGGAAAGGTATTCAACAGAATAGGTAACGCCATATTTTTGTTTCAGCTATATAGAAATGTCTTTATTTTGTAAGCCGTCAATTTTTAATTTAACAACATCATATAAAATAGGATAATCTTTTTGTAAAGCTTTATCAATAAGATTATCAAAATCCTCCATTAAAAACCACCAATCTCCATCAAAATTACCCCAAGCCTATTCTTTTATTTTAGAATAATTACACAATAGACAACTAACATGATGAGGATTAAATAATGATATTAAACAATTACTAACTGGGTCACCTTTTTCATCAATTTTTACTCTTTCATTTAAAACAATATGATTTACATTTTTTGTTAATTTCATTGAGGTAATTGGCGGTTTATAGGAACTTTTTAATATGTATTGATCTTGCCGCATCTATATTAATTGTTTAGTTAATAAAAATTTCTTTTTCCCAGTTGCTTCTTTTTGTTGACTCTCTATTTTTTTTATCTATTCTCTTAATTCTTTTAATCCAGGTATTGTAGCAATATCATCTTCAGTGATCTATATTTTTGGAACTAATAAAATATTCTTATCGCCGCCAGTCATAAAATTATAAATACCATCTTCACCATTCTCTAATTTTAAAACAAGCCCTTCATAAGAAGTTTCTCTTTTATTAACGGTAACCATTCTATTATCTGTTAAAATTGTCTTTTCTTTCTTGCTCTGTTGAGTCTATACTAAATATCTAGTTAACTCTTCCAAATAATAAGGCGTTAACCGCTAAGGAGGTGTAGTATTTACAATTTGATGAACTATTTTATTACGCTAATTAATATCAGTAATAGTATGATCCAATCTAGCATAAGGTCTTTTACTATCAATATTTTTAGATAGAGGAGCATTTTTTATACCTGCCTATTTCATAAAACACTCCTTTCTTAGTCTTATAGATATATTATAGCAAAAAAATTTTTCTTTGTCAATCTAGTTTTAAGCATACCTTAATTGATTTTTTTAAAAAAATTTTGTATAATAATTGTATAGTAAAAATGAAAGAGGAAAATAAAAAATGATTTTAGCTGTAACAGGACATCGACCAGGACGATTAAAAGGACAAGAGAAACTAGTAAAAAAGTGGGCGGTGGAGCAGCTTACTCGCCTTCAGCCATCATTGATTTTTGACGGCATGGCACAAGGGACTGATCAAATTATAGCAACAGCCGCAAAGGAGTTGGATATACCTATAGTTTGCTGCTATCCATTTCCCAAAAAGTATTATTCACCAACAGAAAAGTGGATTATGGAAGGAAATCATATTGCTTTTATTTCTGATAAATATTCAAAAATGGCATATTTTGTTAGAGACCGTTTTATGGTGGATAATGCAGATACTCTCTTGTGTGTATGGGACGGTGTTGGCGGTGGAGGAACATTCATAACAAGGAATTATGCTATTGAAAAAAATAAACAAATTATTGAATATATGGGGTTAAGATAAATGAAAGTTAAAGCAAATTATAATTTAACTCTTAATAAAGGAAGCTTTGTAAAAAATAAAGTTTACAATTATCAAGAGCGTAAAGGAAAATTTTTTATAACAACAGAAGAAGGTAAAGAGCAAGATTTAGAATTTGCGGAGTTTGATATATTTTTTACTATTTTGAAAAATTAAAAAATTTATAATATAATATACTTGTAAATGATAAATAAATAAAATATTAAAGACTAAAGAGAAAAGGAGGCGGCAGGTATGAGACGGCCATATACCTGCAAAACCGCATGGTAACTACAGAATTTATTGTAAATGAAAAGAAGCGCACAGTTGTTTGTATCATTACTACAGTTGATGATTTTATCACTAGAATTGAAAAATATGGACTTGGTGATGATAAATATGATGATATTGAAGATGTTCGCATTTATAAAGGAATTGCGAAATGCTGCCCGCAGGATACCTGGGATGAATCTTATGGGAAGAAACTTGCAGAATGGAGAGCTGAGCGTCAGCGTCAGGTAGATATTAATAATGAAATCTATGACTATACTTTTAGTATGCGTGATAGACTTGTAACACTTGAAACTTATGGTATGCTAAAAAAGCCAACTCCGCCTAGGGGATATTCAAAAGAAAATCCTGAGATTGAAGCCGCAAACAAAGGACTTGTATAATGAAAGAGAAATTAACAAAAGAAAGAGCGCTAGAGCTTCATCGGCGGATGTGGAGTGATATGCGGGCGGAATTAGGTAATAATCCTGATGGTTTTGATAGAAGAAAATTTAAAGAAAAATGGTGCGCAGAACATAATTTTAAAGATGTAATGGCTCATTGTTTTTTGTGTGAATATGATGAGCAGAAAGATGGGGACTGCAGTGATTGTTTAATTGATTGGAGCCCGCTTTCTGGCTCTCCTCAAGCATCACATTGTTATAGTGGGTATCGTGATGAAAATAATTGGTGGAGAGTTATATGGAGATCCGCACCAATTGATGAAATTTTAAATCTACCTGAAAGAAAAGGAGTATAAGAATGTTTATTGTAAATCCGTGGATTTTTTATTTTGCTGAAATATGTGAGGGAATAAAGGCTGTTGCTATTATTTTTGCAATAACTGCTTTTGTTTATGTAGCATGTATATGGGGTTTATGGAAGGCTGGAGAAATAAGATCTTTTTGGTGGGATAAGAAAACAAAAATAGTTACAATTATTGGAATTATTTTTATGATTTTTGCAGTAGCTATTCCTTCACAGAGTACTTGTTATAAAATGATTATTGCATCACAGGTCACCGCAGAAAATTTGGATAAGGTAGAAGATACTATTGAAAGAATCGCTGATTATGTGGCGGATAAGGATGAATAAAAATGGATATGTTGTTATTGATACTTTGGATTTTTATTGGAGTAATTAATATTGCGAACGCCGCTAATGGTGGAGAGATTTCTATTGTTAATTATGTTTTGTGTTGGATTATGTTGCTTGTAAATTTGGCGGCAAGATGTTTTGATTAAAAGGAGAGGTAAGAAGGAAATGAATGAAAAGAATGTTGTAATTAGAGAAGATGAAAAGAATGTTGTTTGGTGTCCGACGTGCGGAGCTGCTTTTTATAGAGATTCCGCAAATTGGGAAAGAGAAACTTGCGGGCACTGTGGAACCCCGCTTAATTGGGAAAATGTGAAGGATTAAGAGATGGGTTATTATGATGAAGGTTCTAATGTAAAAGTTATTGCATTTATTTTTTATATCCTTATTATAGGGTTTCTTATTGTAGTTAGTTTTTGGAGACCTATTGATAAAGCTACAAATATAAGATATGAAACTATTGAAGTTACTGATAAAATGGTTAAAGATGATAAATATTTAGTTTATTCTACTGATACCACTTATGAGATTACTGATAGTTGGCTTTATGGAAGATTTAATTCTTCTGATTTATATGGGAAAATTGAAGTTGGAAAAACTTATAGGATAAAAGTTGGCGGAAGTAGGAAACCATTTTTTAGTTGGTATCCAAATATTTATGAGGCAAAGGAAATGGAGGGATGATAAATCATCCCTCCATTTTTGGTTTGGAGAGGGAAGTGGGATTTAAATCGTTTTTTAATTTTGAAAATTAATTTGGAGAGAGTTGTGTGGAGACAATACCCTTTTCACATTTTTAAAAAATTTTTCTCCCGAAATATACCCCCCCAGATAATTATTAAGGAAGTGTCTGTAGCTGAACAAATCTGACGAGTACGTCTGTAGATTGATACGCCCCAAAAAATACATAAAACACTCATACCTGCCATAAAAATAAAATAATAAAAAATAAAATAATAAAAATAATATTTTCAAAAAATCAATTCTTAATTTATGGAAAATTCTTGATTAGTAATTATAATAATCTTCGTATTGCGCGCGGCTCGAAACGGGTTGGTTGAGAGCCGTTTTTGCACTTCACCACGCTAAAGCGTTAAATTTTAGCGCGTTAAAGCGTCACACTTCACCGCGCTAAAGTCCCATTTTAGGGGCGATTTCAGCGCTTCACAGCGTCACCACTTCACCGCGTTAAAGCGTCAGCGCGTTAACACTTCACCTCGCTAAAGTCTTACTTATGGCTGTTTTTCGCGCGTCACCACGGTGCCACTTCACCGCGTTAAAGTATGAAACTTTAGTACGTTAAAGCGCTATCACTTCACCGCGTTAAAGCATTGCCACTTCAGCGCGTTAAAGTGGTATCACTGTGACGCTTCACCACGTTGAAGTGCTGAGCTGCATCACTTCACCACGTTGAAGTGTAACGATGTGAAGTGATACAACATTAACACATTAACACAATACAACATTAATACATTAACACATTAATATGTTAATACATGTATGTAGTACAGCATGGTAGTAGGTAGGCACTACTAACCAATAAAAAGATAATATTTTTTATAAAAAAGTATTGACAAGTGAACTACTTAGCAGTATAATGTATTCAAGAGATGAGGAAAGAAACCTCAAACAAAAGAAAAGGAGAACAAAACAATGACAGTAAAGGCTATGGAAATGAGATGCAAGGAACTTAAGGCAAACATGGATTACGCATTTAATCAGCTTATCGAAGCAAAAACAGCTGATGCAGAAACATGGATGTTAGCAAACGATAACTACATGAAAGCTTCTCGTGAATGGCTGGACGCCACAAGCGAACTGCTCGATAGAGTATAAAGAATAAAAGCCTAACGAAAGTTAGGCTTTTACTTATTTGCTAACGTGAACAGTCGTTCGGACACCGAAACAGCATACCACACAACGATGCAGTTTGTCAAGACTAAGTTATTCGTCAAAAGTAACAAAATAAATCACCTAAAATTGTGCAATATTTTTGTTGAAAACCTATTGACAACTAATAAAGTAAGCGTTATAATAGTATCATCAAAAGAAAACAAAAGCAAAGGAGAACAAAGACATGACAAGCAAGCATTACACAAAAGATAGAAAAGCAAGAGAAGAACTTATTCAGCAGATCGGTGAAGGAACACCAGTAAAGGAAGTTAGAGTAGACAGAGGACATCGCAACGGTGCTGAAATCCACGTGATTAGCTCAACAGCAATCATTACAATCTACAATGAAAGAACAAAGAAAATGGTAACTAGATTAATCGCTAGACCAGGACAGATTAGAAGATACTACAACGAAAATGAAACAATCCCGACAGACCTTTTAGCACTGGCAAAAGAACACACAAGAAATAAATATAACGAGGTAAGATAAGAGCGGAAACGCTCTTATCTTTTTATTAACTAATAAGATTAGCAACCACAAACGAACGGCTGGAGGCCGTGAAAATTATACCACACTACAACGCAGTTTGTCAAGACTAATTTATTCGTCAAAATGTACAAAAATAAATTCCTATTTTTGTGCAATATTTTTGATATGATTTTTAAAAAACTATTGACAACAGAAACCTAGGATGGTATACTTATATCATCAAAGGAAAACAAAAACACAAACGAAAGGAAGTAAAAAAAATGACAATCATGGATCTTTATAACTGGGCAGTAGCAAATAACGCACTTAACATTCCGGTTCAGACAGCTATGGATGGCGGTTGGGATGGTATTGTAGATGTAGATGCTACAACAGCGGTTATCACAACAGATAACGATAACGATGACAGAAAAGTCGTAAAAATCTTTTAAAAAAATTAAAAAAGGGGCTTGACAAAAGCCAAGCCCCATGATATAATTAAATCATCAAAAGAAAGGAAGCAACAAAACAGAATAGGGTGGGCGGACGAGCCAAGCGCCGGTTGTTCATCTGAAATGTAGAAAGCTTCAAAAAAATAAAAAAAGTAGTTGACAAACTACAAAACATCTGATATAATAAGTACATAAGATAAAGAAAGCGAGGAACGCAAAATGAAGTACATGATGTTCGAAGAACTGGTCAGAATGGTAGCATACAACGAAATCACCGAGGCGGAAGCCGAGGAAATCGCTGAAGAGCTTCTCAAAGAAAATTAAAAAAATGAAAAAGAGGGGTTGACAAACCTCAACCCCTCTGGTATAATAAAAACATAAGGTAAAGGCAGTCAGAAAGGCTGACAGCAACACAAGGTTCGATTCCTTCCTTTACTTCGAAGGGTGTTTTAAAGCAAGTTCACCCAGACGAGGCGAGTAAGTTTTAAACTAAGTCGAAAATCTCCCACTCATATCAAAAACTTCTAAAAAATAAAAATAAAAGGTTGACAAACTTCAACCTATCTGATATAATAGAATCATCAAGAGAGAGGAGAACAAAAATGTACGAAGTATGGTTCATGGATTGCTGTGGAAACTGGAGTGTAGATGAAGTATTCGATTCTTATGAAGAGGCTTGCGAATATGTAGATACTGCTTGGGATAACCTCGGTTATGAAGAGTACATGACAATAGAAGAAAAAAATTGAAAAAAGGGGTTGACAAAATCAACCCCACCTGATATAATAAAATCATCAAAAGAGAGGAACACAGAAATGAGAGACCCGCCGTAAAAACCAACAAACCAAAGAAATGCGCCAGAGCCTGGGGACATTAGGGCGCGATGAATACAGGCACGGTGAGCGGACAAGTTCCCATCCCTCACCAAAAAATAAAAAAAGTAGTTGACAAACTAAAAAGTCTTTGATATAATAAAATCATCGGAAGGGTAAGCCGAACGGAAGTAGGTAGACGGTGACGTCTGGGAACGAAAATGCTAGCAAGTAGTTCTCTTGGGTTCAACTCCCACTCGCTCCGCTAAAAAAAATAAAAAAAAGTAGTTGACAAAAACAATCCCATCTGATATAATAAAATCATCAAGAGAGAGGAGATAAAAAAATGACAACAATCATTATCGCAGACGGCATCACAGCAACCCTCACAAACCGCAAGGTAGAGCAGTACCGCAAGGCTATGGAAGCTACAGCCTTTGCTCGTTCGGCTATGCTGAGCGGAGATGAGAACCTCGATTGGACAGACATCGAGGACCTCTGGACTGAGGAGTGGGAAGCTTGGAATAGATTCTTCTCCTAAGCTCCGGCTCTTGCTCGGCGCGCCGTGGGCGCACGGGCTTTGCCCGTTCAACCATTATACCATACCCTCGCGGTTTTGTCAATAGGCAAATTACACAAAGATTAAGCGCAATTTTTTCCCAAATTTGTGCAATTTGCCCATTGACAGATCGGTGCAGATGTGCTTCTCGTCAAATTGCACAAAAAGAACGCCCAAAACTGCCCCATTTTTGTGCAACATTTCTACTTGACTTTTCTGGAGTTGTGCAAACTACACAAGTGAAGCACTCTGTTATTGTGCAGTTTGCACAAAAAATTTTTTGTCAATAGCTAAAAATAAAAATAGCAAATTGCACAAACTTTTTAAAGCCTTTTTGTGCAAAATGCTAAACCGCATAAAAATTAAAAAAATCCTTTGACAAGTGACTAAAAAAGTAGTATCATTATATCAGAAACAAGAGAGGAGAACAAAAAAATGTTTGAATATGTGGTGTGGGTGATTGATTGTATGGGACATCATTTTAAAGAAGATACATTTACTTCTTACGAAAATGCTCACGCTTTTGGCTGTCTTTTAGAAGAAGATATGTGTTCTGAAGAAGATTGGTACATTGAATGTCGGATTGACGGACAGTTTGACCACTACATTGGTTTTTGAAAGGAGAACAAAAAAATGACAAAAGACAAATTCATTCGTATTCATAGAAGCCGTGGCTATCAAATAAAAGAGTTTGGCAATATGGTAATTATTTCAATGGATAATTATCGCGCAATTTGGTTCTTCAATGCCGACGGCACACGGGATACAACAAAAAATCCAATCTGGAAACTTGAAAAAAAATAAAAAACCCCTTGACAAAATAAAAAACATCATGTATAATAAGTACATAAGATAAAGAAAGAGAGGAAAACAAAAATGACACTTACAGAAATGAGAGCAAAGGAACAGGAACTTAGAACAGAACTTAATCGTGCATATGCCGAACTGGTCAGAGCTACAAGGGCAAACAACTTCGAAGCATGGTGCAGAGCTGATAGCCTGTATATGGATGCTCTTAACGCACACAATGAAATCATGTCAAAGATTCTTGCTAGAATCTGATAACTGGTTAGGGGTTCGGTAAACGAACCGAACCCCTCATATATGGATCAAAATGGAGGATTAATTATGTCTAGAATGGAAATGGAAAATAAGGTCGCAACTTTTAGAGGATTAGAGGACGAAACTACAATTTGGTTTTGCAATCTGGCGGAAAACAAAGCAGTTTCTGATGAAATCGTAACACTGGCTATGGTTGTAGCTTTAAACGTTCCTTTTGAAAATGAAAAATAATTGTTGACAACTTAAAAGAAAAATAGTATAATTTATATATAAGATAACAAAAGAAAAGGAGAAATTAGAATGAGAACAGTTAGATACGAGACAAAGGGCGGTAAGGTAACTGAGAATTTTGCAACTGCTAAGGCTGAGGGTATTAAGGCGGTTCACCTGCTTCCTGTAGACGAAACTCCAGAAAATGTGAAGCTTCAGATGCGGGAGCACGCACTGAAAGCTGAAAAGAAGAGACGTGAGAGAGCCAGAAAGGGGGCTTAAGCCCTCTTTTTTGAGTGGCGCGCGGGCAGCCGGGGCCTGCCCGCCGAACCATTATAGCATACCTTCCAACTTTTGTCAATTGGCAATTTGCACAAAAAATTAGCTGAAAAAATTCCCAAATTTGTGCAATATTTTACTTGACTTCTTATGTAGGCTATGCTATACTAGTATCATCAAGAGAGAGGAGAACACAGACATGGAAGAAGCAATCGCAATCTACAACAAAACAATCGAAAATTTTGAATATCTGGTTGGTCATAAGTCCAATATTTCTGACCGAATGGATCTTTGGTGGCGTATTGTTGATAGACTGGCAAAGACACCTGATGAGTACAAGGCTATGATGGAAGCCTTCCCGAATTAAAAAATTAAAATAGGGGTTGACAAATCTCAACCCCTATAGTATAATTATATCATCAAGAGAAAGGAAGTTAAAACAATGACAAGAATTCAGATTGATGAGATAGAGAAACAGCTTAAAGATAAAAGACGTGCTTATAATAAGTGCCGGAGTTTTGCAAAAAGAATTAAATTGGATTATGAAATTGGAGTTCTGTATGAGCAACTGGCGGAACTTTATAAAAACCTTAAGGAAAATTAAAAAGGGGGTAAATAAAAATGTCTTTAATGAAATCAATCACAAGTGGAAAAGAACATCGGCGCCCCTATTCTGGCGGAAAAGCAATTTCTAAAAGATGCAGAAATCATGGCGGTTGCCCCTGGTGTGAAGAAAATAGAAAATATAAATATTTAAAAACTTCTCAAAAAATGCTTGACAAAATGAAAGAAGCAGGCTATAATTAATACATAAGATAAAGAAAAGAGAGGAAATAAAAAATGAAGATTTGCATTAATACTTGTTTTGGCGGTTTTGGTCTTTCAGATGAAGCTTTGCAGATGCTTGGGTTTAAAACTCGTTATCCTCTAATCTCTCGAACAGACCCTCGTCTAATCGAGGTAGTTAACACTTTAGGGAAAGCCGCAAATGGTCATTGTGCCCGACTTGCTATTGTAGATATTCCGGATGAAGCTACTGATTGGGAGATTGACGAGTATGATGGTTCTGAGGGTGTCATCTACGTCCTTGACGGAAAACTTTATCATATTTAAAAAATAGGGGTAATTACCTCTATTTTTTCGTCGCCGCGGGGGCGGCCGGGCGCAGCCCGTTCAACCATTATACCACATGCCGCACCATTTTGTCAAGCGAAATTTTGCACAAAAAAATACAAATTTTTATCCCATAATTTGTGCAACTTTTTTATTGAAAATAGTTGACACCCCAATGCCCCCATGCTATAATAGTATCATCAAGAGAGAGGAGAACAGAAACATGACAGCTACTACAATCTACTTTGATATGGACGGTACAATCGCAGACCTTTACAGTGTCCCCAATTGGCTTCCCCTTCTTAGAGCATATGACCCGTTCCCGTACGCTAATGCAAAGCCACTTGTCAACCTCAATTCACTTGCCCGCATTTTGAATAGACTTCAGAAACAGGGCTACAGAATCGGCGTTATCTCTTGGCTTTCTAAAACATCCACCGCATCATACGATACAAAAGTAACGGAAGCTAAAATGGCATGGCTTAATAAGCATCTGGCAAGTGTAAAATTCGATGAAATTAACATTGTTCCTTATGGCACTCCTAAACAGACGTTCGCTAACACAACTAATGATATTCTGTTCGATGATGAATCTAAGAACAGAGAAAACTGGACAGGCAAGGCTTTCGATGTCCACTCAATTATTGAAATTCTCAAGGGGATGTAAAAATCCCCTTGACATTCCAAAAAGAATGCTGTATAATTAGTGTATCAAAAGAAAAGGAGCTAAATAATGTTTTTTATATTTTCTAAAGAAAAAGAAATAAATACCCCTCAATATGTAATAGCCTTTTGTGATGAGAATGACCTTTCAACTAAATTTGGTGAATATCCACATGCTTTTAACTCTTATGACTCCGCAAAGCAAATGATTTTTTCAAAAGCTAATGGATGGGGAACATCTATTATTGAAAGGGTTAATGATTCAGCTCGTATTAATTGCGGTTGGTTAATTATTGAAAAAATAAAATAACTATTGACAATTTTAGTTTTTCATAGTATAATTAATATATCAAAAGAAAGAAAGGAAATAAAAAAATGAATAAAGAAATCTTAAAAGCTATTGAAGATAAACAGAAAAAGCACCTCATCCGCGATTGGTGGCACAAAAATGATTATAAAGTAATGAGAATCATCCTCTTCCCTATTTGGATTTGTGTTGAAATTAGCGACCGAATCAAAAATTGGAATTATGAGCGCACAACTTGGGATGAAAAAAGAGCCGATGAGATTCTTACTTATTACATCCCTCAGATAAGTGATTGGAACCCTGATGATAAAACCTTTTTCTTTTATGACAACGGGATAGGATGGACTATAGGTTTTGCAAAAAAATATTTAAAAATAAAAGACCGCCTTTTTTGGAGTAAATTCCATTGGAAAATTGAGGAATATCTCAATGATAAATTTGAATTAGAAGGGTTTAAAAAAGAAGTCATAAGTACTCGCTCTTTCTATACTGGTACAGAAATTATTTTTACACAAAAGTCTTGACAGATAATAATTTCTGTAGTATAATTAAATCATCAAAAAGAAAGGAAATAAAAAAATGAAAAACGAATTCATGGGATACCTTATTACAGCAGACGAACGCGAAGCACTCCACAAATATTTAATGGAAATTAGAGAAAAGAAAGCACAGGAGCAGAGACGTTATGAGTGTAAGCGTGAAATCCTCTCCAAAATTAATGAAGCCATTAATACAATCGGTCTTGATGAGACTAAAAGGATTGTAAGAGAACTGAATCGAGAATTGAGAATGGGCAATTAAGAGGGTTTTACACCCTCTTTTTTTATTTAAAGATTAGCGGCGCGCCAGCCATCGGCCTGGCGCGAAATCACCATTATACCATGTCCCGCACATTTTGTCAAGTGAAATTTGAAAAAAAGTTGCACAAAAAAATATCCCAAAAATAGTGCATTATTCCGTTGTTGACTTTTTAAAAAACTTTTGATATAATTATATCAAGATAAAGGAAGGACAACAACATTAAGTAGGGTGATTGGTAGAGCCTCGCGCCTATCGGTTATCTGAACAAAAGAAAGTCACTTCAAAAAATCTTAAAAAAACTATTGACAAATAAAAAATCTTATGGTATAATAAATACATAAGATAAAGAAAGGATTGATTCTTATGAGAGACCCGCCGAAAAAACTTTAAAAAATACGAAAAAAGTTGATGACATACTTTCAAGTTGGAAGTAAGTAAAGTCAGGAGAGGAGCCAATCTTATGAGAGACCCGCCGAAAAAAAATAAAAAAAGTGATTGACAAATTAAAAAAGATATGATATAATAAATACAGAAGTTAAGCAAAGAAAAGGACATTAAGTGTATGGGAGTTAGGATTTAAGCCCCATGTTAGGGTGGATGTAAGGGGCTAACAAAAATGCTATCAGCCACGTGGTATAAGGCGCCAAACCCACGAAAACAAAATAAAAAAAATAAAAAAAACTCTTGACAAAATAAAAAAAATAAGTTATAATAAATACATAAGATAAAGAAAAAACAAAACATAAAAAAAGAAAGAGGTGTCTAGTATGACGAAGAGAGAAATGTACAATGAAATGCTTAAGGTTTCCGCAGTAGCTGAGAATGAGGACATGGTAGCTTTCATCCAGAACGAAATTAAGCTTCTGGATAAGAAGAAATCCGCTTCTCGCAAGCCCACAAAGACACAGGTTGAGAATGATGGCTTCAAGGCTGACATTATTGCTTCTCTTATTGAGGTTGACAAGCCTGTAACAATCAAGGAACTGTGTGCGGTTTGCCCCTCTATTGCAGAGCTGACGAACCAGAGAATCACACACCTTCTGACAGCCCTCATTAAGGATGGCAAAGTAGTCAGAACACAGGTGAAGAAGGTTGCTTACTTCTCCTACGCTTAACTCCATAAGGGTTTGCGGTCATCCTTAAAAACCGCATTAAAGGAAAAGGCTTTCTATATATGGGATAATTCAAGCCGAGTTGCCTAAAAGAACGAACTAAGTAGAATAGTCCTAAGGCTGGCGGAGCGCCTTGCAATATAAGCCCGCCCATTTTGAGGGTGTAGCTCAGTTGGCTAGAGCACTAGACTTTTAATCTAGGTGTCGGGGGTTCAAGTCCCCTCACCCTCACTCAGAATCTAATATTTGTTTTCCTTTCTTTTGGTGTGGGGGCTGTCGTAGAAGGCAGTCCCCTTTTGGCATCCCGCAACGGACCGCCGCGGGATGCGTTTTGTCAATATGTGATACTATACAAATTTTTGATTTGTATTTTGTGCAAAATTACAACTTGACATTTTTCCTAAAATTTATTATAATTTATACATAAGATAAAGAAAGGAACACACCAAATGAAAGTTAAAATCTCTTATATAATGCGAGTAGAAAAAGTTGTAGAAATGACACCTGAAAAATATTGTTATCTTAGGGCAGACCACAATGACCCTCAATATTTTCCACCTGAAGCTCGTGAAACTTATATGTGTCCTTATAGCGAAAAAGATGAAAGTGAACTCACTGATTATTTCTTTAGAGAAAGATAAAATAAGGGATTGACAACTCCAACCCCTTATGATATACTAATAACATAAGCGGTTCCACTGGATGCAAGTCGGAAGACCCGCAAATCTGCGGAGCGTCACCGGACGAAGATGATTAAATGTCGGATAAAAAGGATGCAGCGCATCCCGACAGCCGCCTAAATGAAAAAATAAGGGGTTGACAACTCTAATTCCTTATGATATACTAATAACATCAAAAGAAGAAAGGAAATAAAAAAAATGACAATTAAGAGTACGAAACAGAGTGAGATTGAAAGAAGAATTGAACTTCTTAAAGGTATGCATAACTACATCATTGATATGGGGGATGACTTTGTTTATGATATTTGGATTAGAGATGGCGTCCCCGATGAACCTGATGATGAAATCTTTGAATTTATTGCAAGTAATGATGGTGAATGGCGTGAAGTATGTGAGCTGTTTGGGGAACTTGTAGAAGAAGATTGAAAGGAGACAAAAATGAAAATTAAAATTGGTTGGAACCGTTGGAACGACCCCTATTGGGGTTATAATTACAATGAAAATTGTGATTATCACCATGAGTTTTGTTTTTATAAACTTTACATTAGTTGGAAGTGAGGTATTAAAATGAAATATTACAAAATAACTTGCACAAATGGCTATTGTGGTTGTGATGAACATTTTTACATTCAAGCAGAATCTGAAAGTGAAGCCTGGGCTGAAGCAGACGAGATTTGTTGTGATGAATACTCTTTTGCTTATCCTGATGAGCGGTTTGTCGAAGATATGGATAATTGGGATGAAATTGAAATATATGAAATGCATGTTCAAGCTTACGTTGAAGAAATTTCAAAAGAGGAATATCTTGAAGCAGAAGAGCAGGGTTATTAAATCCTGCTTTTGGGCGGGGCGCGAGCCTCCGGTTCGCGCCGAAATTCCAGTATATCATACCGCCGCATTTTTTGTCAAGTAAAACTTTCTCAGCAAAATGCACAAACATTTTCCCATAATTTTGTGTATTTTGACTATTGTAATTCTTATGGGTATTTGATATAATACACAATGTCAGGAGATGACAGAAACATAGTTCTTGAGAGTAGGTTAGAAAGAGTTACGTGCGCACGCTCCATTCTCCACTCCCCCAACAAAAAAAAGTTTTGAAAATTCTTCTTGACAAACAATTAAATATATGATATAATAATTATACAAGATGAGGAAAGGGCAAGCCCCACAAAATGAGCCATAAAGGCGAGTACGTAAAGTCGACTAAATCGTACAAAGTGGAGTGGGATACAGGGCTGAAGTCCAACTCGCTCTGGGAAGCGAAACTTTAACTTTTCAAAATCTTAAAAAAACTATTGACAAAATAAAAAAAATATAATATAATAAATACATAAGAAAAACAAAAACACAAAAGAAAGAGGTGCTTCGTATGACAAAGAAAGAAATGTTCGCAGAAATTCGTAAGGTTGTTGCTGATAACGCTGAAATGGTAGCTTTTATTGACAAGGAAATCGACCTTCTTAATCGTAAGAGCGGTGCTACCCGCAAGCCGACTAAGACACAGGTAGAGAACGAGGCTTTCAAGGCTGATATTCTCTCCGCACTCGCAACTGTTGACAAGCCTGTCACAATTAGGGAACTCTGTGAGGTGTGCGAATCTATCGCTGACCTCACCAACCAGAGAATTACACATCTTCTGTCCGCACTGGTTAAGGATGGCAAGGTCGAGCGTACGACCGTCAAGAAAGTTGCTCACTTCGCTCTCAAGGCGGAGTGATGCTCCTAATACTCACACAAAAGGCGTCCACTGAGTGGGCGTCTTTTTTTGTCAGCGCGCCAACGCCCGGGTTGGCGCGCAAAATCCATTATACCACACCCCGCGTATTTTTGTCAAGCATTTTTTGAAAAAAAGTTGCACAAATTTTTTTCCTGTAATTTGTGCAACTTTTTTATAACTTTTAATTGACTTTCTACCGCCCCTCATGTATAATAATAATTGTCAAGAGGAAAGCACAAAAACAATCAAAAAAAATAAAAAAAAACTCTTGACAAACTAAAAGTAATCATGTATAATAAGTACATAAGATAAAGGAAAGGAAAACAACAATGGACAGACGTAAAAACTACTACCTTACACTTGACACTGAAACTTGCGGTAACCTTGGTAATCCTCTCGTATATGACATTGGTTTCACCATTCATGACAAGAAAGGCAATATATATGAATCACGTTCCTACGTTGTAAGAGAAATCTTTTATGGCGAATGGAAGAAGATGAGAACCGCCTACTATGCTGAAAAAATTCCCGCATATAAAGAGGGTATTAAAACAGGCAAGTGGATTGTAAAATCTTTTTGGGAAATCCGCAAAGAAATCTTTTCTCTTATGAGAGAATACAACGTAAAGGCTGTAGTAGCCTACAACGCTGGTTTTGATACAAGGGCTTTAAATTCAACCCTTAACTATCTGAGCAAATTTGACGAAAAGCAGACTTTTTTCAATGAAAAGACTGTCATCTGGTGTTCATGGGGTATGAGCTGTCAGACAATTCTTAAGCAGAAAACATTCTTTAAGCTTGCCATCCGTGAATCATGGGTTAGTGATGCCGGGAATGTGAAAACATCCGCTGAAATTGCCCACCGCTACATCAATAGGGATTTTTCTTTTGAGGAAGCGCACACCGCCCTTGAGGATGCACTGATTGAAACTAAAATTTTTGCTAAATGTTTCGCTTGTCACAAGCACATGGATAAAATTATTCTGGCTATGCCTTGGCGTATCCCTCAGACTGATTTTAAAATGTGCGTGGCGTAAAAAAATTAAAAAAGGGGATTGACAAAACAGTCCCCTTTTGATATAATAATATCATCAAAAGAAGAAAGGATTAAAAAAATGAAAAAAGAATTGTATGTATTGTATTTGCCTTGTTCAGAACCTAGATTTTTGAATCTTACTAAAGGAGAAGCTAATTTAGTTGAAGAAATTTTGGATTTAGTTTCTGTTGAAGTAGAATTTGAGAAAGTAGCCAATTTTGATATTTTTGAAGTAATGGAGGATTAAAAAATGGAAACTAGAATGACAATGTTTATTATTTTTGTAATTGTTATGTTCATTGGTCACATCGCGGATTGCCACATTAAGTGGTACAATGACGAGTGGGAGCCGTTCTTTAGTAAGGCTGTACAAACTTCTTGCTTCCGTCTGGCGTTTATCTGTATCGTGTATTTTATCTTTATGTAAACCAGTTTATAAAATCCGCTTATGCGGATTTTATTTTTTCTCTTGACACTTTTGCACTTCAGTGCGCTAAAGTCGGCGGGCCGTACGCCTCCGGCTAGGCCTGAAATTCCATTATACCACACCTCAGCACTTTTTGTCAATAGACAATTTGAACAAAATTTCATCCGCAAAAATCCCAAAATTAGTGCATTATTCCATTGTTGACTTTTTAAAAATTTTTTGATATAATTACTATACAAGGTAAGGGAAAAAGCCTTGGCGGTCAAGAAAAAAATAAAAAAAGTTCTTGACAAATAAAAAAACCTATGTTATAATAAATACATAAGGTAAGGAAAGTCAAAGAAGTCAACCACTAAAAAATTTTTTGATAAGGTAGAACAAGTCCTAGGTCGTTCGATTGACAAGTTCAAAAAAAATAAAAAAGTTCTTGACAAAACAAAAAACCTTTGTTATAATAATAACATAGAAAACAACAAATAACAATTTTTCAAAAGAAAGAGGTGTCTAGTATGACAAAGAGAGAGATGTTCGTAGCAATCCGTGAAGTAGTTGTTGACAATGCTGATATGGTGGCTTTCATTGATAATGAGATTAAGCTTCTGGACAAGAAGCGTTCTGCTTCTCGTAAGCCTACCGCAACTCAGCTTGAGAATGACAGTTGCAAGGCTGATATTGTCGCCTACCTGATTGAGGTAGACCAGCCTAAGACAATCCGCGAGCTTCAGGGCGGTGTCCCCTCTATTGCAAACTTTACAAACCAGCGTGTGACACACATGCTGTCCGCCCTTGTAAAAGAGGGTAAGCTTGTAAAGGTTTACGTAAAGAAAACCCCTTATTACTCTATGGCGTAAATGCCAATTTTGGGGGAGAAAAAAATCTCCCCCATTTTTTAAAAAACGCTTGACAAAAGTATGGGGATGCGGTATAATTAAATCATCAAAAGAAAGAAATGAGGTAGACAAATGAGATACGATTTTAATGGTAAAGTTATCAACATCCCCGATGCTGAAATTGAAAAAAGCATGAAACTCCTTGACCTGTCAAAAGAAGAAGCCATTCAGATGTACCTTGAGGATGAGGGGTATATGGAAAATGAGGAAGTGGAAGCCCTTACCGCAAAAGCTAAAGCTAATAAGGTAAATCGTGAAGCTAAATCAGACAAACCTAGAAAGTCTGTCAAGCGTGAGCGGAAACCCGATGTAGAAAAAGAGAAAATTATCGAAATCCTTGCAAATTGTCTGAAAAATGAGGGTTTTGATGCGGAAATCACCAATAAATCAAAAATTATTGAGTTTTCTGTCGGTGAAAATCACTATAAACTGGATTTAGTCAAGAAAAGACCGCCAAAAAAGTAAATAATCTGACAATTTCAGCCAGATTTTCGTTAAAATGACGAAAATCTGGCTATTTTTTTGTTAAAAATTACCTATTGACAACCTCATGCGGGTATGATATAATGTTCGGCCCGGTGACAAGCGCCGGGCCCCGCCATTTGTCAAGATGTAATATTCAACAAATTTTTCGCCGCACTTTTGTATAAAATGCCATGTTGACTTTTTTCCTAAAATTTATTATAATTTATACATAAGATAAAGAAAGGAATTAAACAATGAAAACAGAAACTATTACAATGGATGGTATTCAGAATTGGATTTTAACAAAATATGAAACTGCATGTATCTTTAAAAAGGTTGATTCAACCGCAAGTATAAAAACTCTTATAGACGGTTGCCAAGGTGTGATTGATTTTATTTCTAGTTGTCAACCTGATTGGAGAAATGATTTGCTTAGTTGGTGGCATGAAAAAATGCTTCCTAAATTTAAAAAATTAGAAAAAAACACTTGACAAACTATTTTCTAACTGTTATAATTAATACATCAAATGAAAGGAAAAGAAAAATGACAAAAATGCATAAAATTATTATCAATGACAAGACTAATGGTATCACTACCGAAACAAATTGGATACTGTTAAAAGAAGAATTTGACATGGCTTATAAAGTTGTTTCAAAACCTTCTGTTTTTGGTTCAGAAAGATTTGAAATCACTGTTAAGGAAGCCAACGCAGTTTGCATAAATTGTCTTTGTTTTTCATGCAAAGATAAAAAAAGTTATTGTTGTGATTGTGATATTTGCGATAAAGGGGACTGCTTAGTCTGGTATTGTAATAAACATAAATAAGAAGAAAATTAATTTTTTTCTTGACAAATTATTATTAATCTTATATAATTATATTATCAAAAAAAGAGAGGAAATAAAAAAATGATAGCAGTTTTAAGATGGACAGATGGTTTTGGTAATGATACTTATGTAAGAGCAATTTATCCCACTCTTGAACAAGCAAAACAGTATTTTTTAGAGGGTGACCGCTGGGTTGAGTTTAATTATGGGCTTGTTGACTTTGATTGGTATGAGGCTAATGAATTTAGAGAAATAAAACACAAAAAAAAGAAGAAAAAGACTTGACAAATTATTATTAATCTGTTATAATTAATTTATCAAATGAAAGGAAGTAGAAATTAAAATGAAAACTTATGAAGCAATAATTACAATAACAATAGTAGTGGAAGCCGATGATATAGATGAGGCTTATGAGCAAGCTGAAACTCGGTTTAGAGAGGATGTCTTTCCTGATTATGATATTGACATTAGTGAAATTTCTGAATGAAAGGAAATAAATAATATGGATTGGAAAGAAGAAATGAAAATGGGTATGCTTATGATTCAGTCAGCTTGTCAGAACAATCCTGAATGGAATGACTGTCAAGAATGTCCTTTTGATAAGTTTTGTGATTACATTTATGATGGAACCTCTCAACTTCCCGAAAAATGGAATCTTGAATTTGTAAAGGAGGAGGAAAATTAAATGTTTGAAAAATTTAAAGATTTTTGTGAACGTGAATGGCGGGCTTTGTCCTGGGGTGGCAATCCTCAAAAAGCTCTTAATAGAGCTTATGGTGCAATGATGTTTTGTTTCACTTTTTGTTCAGATGAAGATTATAAACTAATTTCTAAATATTGGGAAGAAGATTTTAGAAAAAGATTTTAAAGATAAGGCGGAAATGCTTTATCTTTTTTTATTTTTTTAAATTAGTATTGACAAACTATATTATTATATGGTATAATTGTCGGGCCGCGGGCTACCGCCCAGGCCCGCTTCCCCCACACGCGTCCCATATGCGATTTTTTTCTAGAACCTTGCCATTTGAGTTGGCCGCCGCCATTTTCCCAGAATTGATCCCCATCCATATGCCTTGATTTTTTAGAAAAATTTTGTTATAATTTTAAAAAAACACTTTTTTAAATCCGCTTGATTTTTTAAAAAATTTTTAGTATAATATAATTACAATAGTAAAGGAGAAAAATATATGAATATTAATGTTTATGAAGCGCTAAAGTCTGGTCAGACTGCAGATTTTATTCGAACAAAAGTTGAATATGAAATTAAATGCGCTACAAAGATGATTGAGGAAGAGGAAGCCGCAAAGAAAAGAGAAATTGAGGAATCTCGTAAGAGTCTTGTTAGCGCTTTTGAGAACTATGGTATCGCACTTACTGGTCATAAGAATTTCTTGGATGAGAGTACTCGCGCCGCCCTTGAGCAGGTCCTTGCAGAAACAGAAGAAGAGCTTAAAGACATTGAGCACGATTTGAAAGAAATTGAAAAGCTTAAGCATTTTTCTGAAAAGATTCCTAAAGCAACTTTTACAAGAGAAAAGTCAACTAGTGTTAGTGCGGATGATGCAATAATTAAAGATTTTATTGATAAACTGATTTAATATGGCAAGAGCTTAGAAGTAATTCTAAGCTTTTTTTATGTTTACGGTCGCTTTACCTAATATAGGTGGTAAAACATGGACTGGTTTCGCGCACTACACACTCACTATTTTCACTATTTTTACTATTCTCACAACTCTATCAATTTCAACAGTCTTAACAATTCTAATACTTTAATTATTTAATAACAATAGCAACATTAATATATTAACTATTATTGCTCCCTTATTTATTATCCTTCCCAGTCATTATCATCCATATCACATCACTTATTCGTATTATACCTATCAAAGAAACTATCACTCCTAAAAATACTATCCCAAATACCATATTCCCCTCACTTATTCACTATTTTATCCTCTTCCGTCCATTCCCTAATATTATTAATTAACTATTCCTTTCTCTACGCTTCCCTTTTCCGCTCCTTAATCTCCTTCTCACGCTCAATCAACCAATAAATCCCAAATCCAATCAACACCAACCAAAAAAGAATTACCGCAATCAACAGACACACCACAATTCCTGCCATTATCACAAAGCTTCCTTCCATTCACATATTCCTCCATAACACAAATAACATTATCCCCAAAACCGCAACAAACTCCATACTTACTCCTGATAATAATTTATTAAATCAAAAGAACGAATTTGATATTGAAGACTATCAATGAATTCCCATTCTTTCTTAAAATCCATAATCTCCTTATACCACAAAGTCTTTTTTCTCATCTTCCCAAATATATCATAAAAACTCACTAAAATTCCATCTACACAATATTCACCTTCAATAGCAAAAGGTCTATTATCCATCACTTCTAATCTATTCTCATTATTCTTAGCTCTAACTATTTCTATCATATCAAATTTTCAAATGAATTTTCACTTGATTCCTTTCCGAAATTTTAAAATCATTTTTTCAAATAGCTCCCAACCCAATAGTAATGCGGTGTACCTTCTCATTCATTTTTCCTTTCATTTTTTTAAAAGAACTTTATATTAAAATGCGGCAACTTTAAATACCTTTCTTTTTCTCCCCCAACTACCCCCGTTATATTTATTTTTCATTTCAATTCTTATACGGTTGCGGGTTCTCAAAAAATTCGATTTGCCGTTTTCCCCTTATTCCCCCATGAAACGAGCCCGGCGGAGTTTGGTTGGGCGAAGCCCAACCAAACATATAACCTATTTTCTTTCATCTTCTATAAAATATTTAAAATTGTCTAAATATGCCAATTTTTAATTAAACTCTTAACGATTATATATATATAACTTAATCGTTAAGAGTTTATCCATTTTTTAGCAAATTTAGACAATTTTGATGAAAATGCCTAATTAATTATCCATCTTATTTTCCCCGCTAACTAAGATGCCCGGCTCTATAAGTGATTTGATCTTGAGCGAAGCGAAAGATCAAATCACTTATTTACTTAGAAAAATTACTCTTTACTTACTTAGAACTCTATACTTTTTGTTACTATCAAACATCATTTTTTACCCAAATCAAACATCATTTTTTACCCAATCTAATAAATTATCTTTTGAAAAAATTTGTCTTATACTCGTATGAAAAATCTATTAAACGCAATTTAGGCACCCGCCCCTCATGAAAAGGAACAAATTTTATCAACCCATTATTCATTAACGCATCCAGACCATCTTTAACAAAAGCTCTACTACTTTCACTATTAACACTTAATCCTAAATGCTCTACAATCTCTTTAATAGTAAAAGAATATTTGTAGCCATTTATCGCCGCATATTTGTATCTTTGACCTAAATAAATATAAATTTTAATAACATCCTCTTGTACAGTATTTTGAATAAATCTCAACGTATCTAACGGTATCTTAAAAAATATATCTTCCTTACGCGGCAATAAATAATAAGGCCCTTTATCTTCAACATAACCAGTCATCATTAAAATATTTAAATATTTTCTTAACGTCTTTGGTGATTTAATATGAACTGCTTGACAAAACTCAGTTTGAGTACCTATCTAATACTTATCTACTCTAGTCTCATAATTTTTAATACCATTTTCTTCTACTAAAACTGGAATTGATTTACTTTGCAAATACGCATATAATCTTCCGTCTATATTCTTATTATTTAAAAAAGTCTACATATCTAAACTCGTGTCTGCGGGAAAATGTTTTTCAATAATTGTCATAAAAGCTCTCCTTTCTCATTTTATATATTTTAAAAAACCATCATATAAATTAATTACTTTTACCCAAAAATTTCAAATATTTACCCAACAGTTATAATTTTTTACGCGGCGATAGCTGTTCACTTGCCGTCATATACTACGTTAAAAAATTCTCAAACCTAGCCCTCCGCATCTTCACAATAAAACTACACCTAAATCGGATTCAGAAACTTTCCATTTTCAATATCCCCAGCCTTATTCACTGCCTCCTAAATATAAGAAATACACTTTTTTAAATGTTCTTTAGCCTCATTTGCATTTTCAACAGAAAAAAGGCTAACTTTATCAATCATAAAGAGTACAGATACATTTTTATCATCTAAAAAATTTCTCACTGTATTAAATATATCTAAATACTCATCAAAACTTAAATAAGGCAACCCCGCATCATCAGTCTTTATATAAAAAATTAATACATCACCAGCCGCCGCATCCATCTTTTCTACTCTTGAAAAAATATCATCATAATTAATCATTATAAATATCATCATCTCCATGATCTGTATAATCTTTTTCACCTTCATTAAGTGTTTCATCATCCATCCATTTCTTTTGGAACATTTTTTCCAAATCATCAAGTGCTTTTGCGGAGGTCTCGTTAACGATGCCCTTGTAACCCGGTATTTTCTTCATTAGTCTTCTTCTTTGCGCTCTATTCATAACTTCTCTCCTATATCTATAAAATCAGATGCTTTCCGCCATCTGCCAACACTCTATTTCTTTTCTTTATCGTATAAATTTAAATATATATCATTCCTATCAAGAGACTGAATACTTTCAGATTTAAGCTATTCATTTCTTCTATTGAGATTACAAAAAATATCTTTAATTCTTTTTAATATCTTCTTCACAATAACTATACTCCTTTCCATCTATAATTAACACTTCTCCTTTTGGATAATAAGCATCCGTAAAAGGTCTTTCTAATACACGCTGCTGGCCTCTTTTCCATACCACTCCACACATTCCATTTTCATCTATATTCAAAACAGTTGGCTTTAAACAAAAGCCCTAATTACTATGATAAGGACAACCGCCGCATCGACAAGTTATCAACATTTTAAATCACACCTTTCATTTTTATATTTATATTATACAATAATTTTTTTAGTTTGTCCAATCGTTCCTTCTCCTTCTATTTTCTTCTATTGATTTTTTAAAACTTTTATGATATAATATTTATATAATAAAAAAGGAGAAAAAAACTATGTGGACAATAGAAAGAATTACAGAACTTTGTATTGATTATTGCGGCAGATGTGATGTTAAGTTTAATTCCCCTGTAATTATTAACGGTAGACTTACTCGTACTCTTGGTAGATGCTTCTATCAGAAGTCTGGCTCTGTTTGGAACCCCAGCCGCATTGAAATTTCACGTCAGCTTCTGGAAACCGCGACAGATAAATGCATTGAAGATGTAATTGCTCATGAATGCGCCCATTATGTAGCTTGCGCAATCACCCATGAGAGTCATGGTCATGATGCTACATTCCGTTTCTATTGTCAGAAAATTGGTACAACAAATGATACCGCTATTTATAATAATCTTGAACGCACAAGAGCAAATGAAGAAATCTATAAATATACCCTCTATTGCTCTAAGTGCGGCAAGCTGGTTGGCGGCAGGTCACGTGCTTGTAAAATGACCAAGTACCCGCATAATTATGTTACAAAATGTTGTAATGCGGAGTTAAGAGTTATTCAGAATTGGTAAAAACAACTTTCAGTTGTTTTTACCAAAAAATTATTTTATAATTTATAATAAAAGGAAAATTTGTTATTTATATTTGGAGAACTTAATAAATGATTAATGTAATTAGATTACCTGGTAAATTAAATATTGATGATCATATGGAAGAAAAAATATTAGAAGTTTATGGTACTTGTCCTTATTGCCATAGTAATAGTTTATATCCATACAGTTCTTCTCCATATTCTTATTCAAGAATAGGAACAGTTTCTTATCAAGAGATTAAAGAAGAAAAATCTAGACCAATTGGCGGAAAAGGATTATTTAAAAAAACATATAATTGGAAACATATGAAATTTAATTGCCATAAATGCGGAATGATATGGGCTAGTCCTAGCTATCCTATTGTTGGGGATGACATAGATGCAAATAATGCAATTTTTCATGCTTGGCAAGAAGGCAAAAATATGGAAGTTAACACTCTTCTATTGACAGTGATTAATGAGAAGGGAAATAAATCATATGATTAAAAAATTACTTAAAAAATTTGGTTATATTCATAAAGATGATATTGGCGATGCAGCATTATATGCATTACGACTTAATTCAAATAAAAAAATTGCAATACACAGTCTTTGTAAACGTCTTGAAATAAATTTAAATGAATATATTATCAAAGAAAGGATGGGTGAAATAAAGTGAGATTTTTTTATGCAATTATAGCTGCACTTGGATGGGCAATTTTGTCCGTTTGGCTTGACTTACACGCAGATAATAATACAATGTTTTTAGCGCTAGCTATTATTATGGCTGGTGCTATGGCAGGAGGCGACTAAAGAATGGCGGAATTTACGTTAACACTTGAGGAAGCAATTAAACAATATGAGCAATTTGTGAATATCTATGAGAATCACAATCTGATAGAATCACAGGAATCACAGAAAGTAATTGAACAGCTTACCGCAGAGCTTGGAGAACTACAGGAATTTAAGAAAACAGATAGTTATAATGGATATGCAAAAGAATTTGACAAAAAGTATTTGCTCGTAATTAAGCAGCTTGTTACATGGCTTAAAGAATTACAGGAGCGCAGAAAACAGCCCACATCATCTAATATGATTGACAGACAACAGGCAATTGATGCTGTACGTAATAGCTATGATGAAATTCTTGATTTTACGAGTACAGGAAGGACAATTGCTGATAGCGTAGAGGATATTTTATCAGAATTACCACCCGCGCAGCCAGAACGTAAAAAGGGTGAGTGGATTCCTCACAAATCCGTCTTTGGCGGTCTTGGTGAAAAAGTATATACATGTAACCAATGTGGGTACAATATTGGTTTTCACGCAGAAAATTATTGCTCGAACTGTGGAGCTGATATGAGAGGTGAAAGAGATGAGATTGATTGATGCAGATGTCCTTCTTAATGAAATCAAAGAGGACACGAAAACAGTTATCAAGCAAGATGATAAGGTCGGCTCTTTCTGGCTTGGCTATATTGCTGGATTAGTGATTAAACAGCCGACCATTCAGCCCGAACTGCATGAAGGTCACTGGATTGATAAAGGAGGGAAAATTGTTAATATTTAATATATGTATAGGGGCATTATGCGGATGGTTAATAGGAGAAAGTGCAATAGAAACTGAATATGCTTATACAATAGTTGGCATACTAATACTTCTTTTGTATATTACACAATTATGCTTAATTTATCCACAATAATGAAGATTTTTATAATACTAATAATTTCTATTTTTATATGTGCCCCATTATTTATTAAGATGTAAAGCTGCAAAATCGCAGCTTTATTTTTTTTAAAAATTTTGTTATAATATATGTACAAGATAAAGAAAGAAGGCTTAGACAATGAAAAATTTACAATTACTTGAAATAAGATTAATTAATCTTACAAATGAATATAATGAATATTTTCGTTGTCATGTATATCGAAAGAATAAAGATAAATCTTATTATCATGATCTAGATACTATAATGAAATTAAAAGAATTACAGCGAAATATTGATAATACAAGAATTAATATCAATCAAGTAAAAATGCGTCTTATGAATAAGGAGTGATGAGCATGGAAAAGACAAAAGAATTTACTGTAATATTAAAAGCACATATTTTTTTAGCAGACGATGAAGCTACAGAATCTACTGTTCGTTATCTTTTAGAAGAAGATTTAAGAGATAAGGGATGGGATTGTGAGATTAATTTAGTTGAAGAGCAGTAATAAAAAAGAAAGGAAAGGAAAAGAAAAGCATGGAAAAATTCTTTGTAGCTGACTCTTATAAGAATATGGAAGTTATTGGTGAGCCGTTCGAGAATGAAAAAGGTAAGATGGTTATTAAGGTAAAAGAGCCGTGTGACCGCTGTTCAGGACTTGGCTTTATTGTTTCTCATGTTCATAATGGCGAGTATGTTCCTATTCCTGTTGATGGCGGTGTCTGCTATAAGTGCGGCGGTGCGAAGGTTGTGACCAAAACAGTTCGCGCCTATACAGAGAAAGAATACAATGCTCTTCAGAAGGCAAAAGCAAGAGCTGCAGAGAAACGTGAAGCTGCGGCTGCCGCAAGAATCCAGGATGCTATTGACCATGCTGATGAATATAAGCATGAAGTAGCTCTTAAACGCGGCTTCGGCGAAAATGAGAAAATCTATCTTGTTTATGGTGATGACACTTACGCAATCAAAGATGAGCTGAAGAAGCTTGGTGGAAAATTTGACCCCACTTTTAAATGGTTCTTTTCAAAAGAAGTAGAACTTCCGGAGGGTTATAATCTCTGCGAACTTGCTTTTGATGAGGTTTTTGATTATAATCCTGAATCAAAGTGGGCAAGTTTTAAAGAAGATGCAAAGAATATTGTAGCTCGTAAGATTGCTGAGCTTAAGGGACCGTCTACTTCAGAATTTTATCCTGGCGTAGAGAAAGAAAGACTTCGTAATATTACAGCAAAAATTGCCAGCATCCGCGGCTTTGAAGGTATTTATGGATATACAAATGTTTATACATTTACATCTGAAAATTATGTATTTGTATGGATGACTTCAAAAGGTCTTAATGTTGCTGTTGGTGAAACAGTTGACCTTACGGGTACAATCAAAAAATTTGACGAGTATATGGGAATTAAAAATACTTATTTAACAAGATGTATTGTAAAAAAGATTGAGGAGGAATAAAAAATGCTTTTTAATTGGAACGCAAGTGCCGCAAGAAACAACGTCAATAAGTATGAATCTAAAATCAATAGAACAGAATTAAAATTTATTCTTCAGTATATTGATTTTTCGTCTCAGCAAGGATATACTGGACTTGTATGGCATGGCGGTATTGAGAAAACAAATATCAGACATTTAAAAAAGTTGGGATATAAAATTCATCATAAGTCACAGCACGATTACGTCATTGAATGGTAAATCAATGAGGGATAAAAATCCCTCATTGATTTTTTTATAAATATATATTATAATATATATATAATATAAAAAGGCGGTTTAATTATGACTTTTGATTATAATCTAGTAAATAAATTTTTAAATGCAATTACTCCTTTCCCAAAGGACTTCGGTTATAAATCAGAACAAATTAAAGAAATGCGTAAGAAAATCAGTGAAATTGATTCTCAAGCAAAATTGGAGTATGGCGTTTCTAAAATGGTAATTATATCTCCCAGTTTAAAAAATGTTGTTATTAAAATCCCTTTCAAGGGGCAGTATTTAGATAATCAGTGGAGTAGTTTTTATTGGGCACCAAGTGTTGAAGATAATAGCGATTATTGTTTGGCGGAATATGAGAAATATAAAAAATTAAAGTCTTTAAATTTGGATTGTTTTGTAGCTAAGACAATATATTATAAAACAATTGATGGAATTAGAATTTTTATTCAAGAAAAAGCTATATCTGAAGATGATAGTTGGTTAGAATCTTTTAAAAAACCTTCTAAGAAATCTCAAAAGATAGCAAGACAATTTAGTAAAAAAAGAGTAACAGGTGATTTAACAGTTGATTGGGTCGCTAAGTGTTTAGATGTCTATGGAGAAGATAAAGTTAGAGAATTTCTAAAATATTGTGATGAAGTTGATTTAGATATTTTAGAAGATTCTCATTCTGGAAATTATGGATATAGATTAAATAAGACACCTGTCATCTTTGATTTTTCAAATTACTTAGATGATTAAAGGAGAAAACAATGAAAGATAGAGAAATTGCTTGTATTTTTTATGAGTATGAAGGGAGCTGTTTAAAAGGAAAAGCAGGAACTTTTAGAAAAGCTTGTCAGACTTGCGGTAAATATAAACCTAAGCTTGGAAGTGCCCCTGCCCGCCAAAATTTAAAGAAACAAAAGATGGAAAAAATTAGAAGCAAAGATATGAAACAGCAAATAAAAGATTATTAAAGGAGTGATATTATGAGTAGAAGTCCTTTCTTTTTTGTAGAAAAAATCGATGAGCATACTGGTAAATATGAAATATATCATCCGCTAGTTTGGAATTACAATCACACTAAGCGAGTTCCCGCACCACTTTTTCCTTATAATGGTTGTCATGACCTTTTTTCTATTGTGGAAAATAATGCAGGAGATTTTCCAAGTATGAAAGGGATTCATTATGGTTTACCTAAAGACGTTTCAACAGATATAAAAACCGTTTATAACGAGCATTGTTATGAAATTGATGAAAAACATACTTATACTCCTATTGTTCGTTGGTTTACTTATGCTGATATGTATATTTATTGTCTTGAACATCCAGAGGTTCCTGATTATGAAACTATGGATGAAGCTTATTATAATAATGAACCAGTAACTAAAATTATGAAACCAACTCCTCTTATGTCTCTTAAAAATCGTGTTGATACTTTTTTTGAGGTTATGGAAGGTTGTGGTTCTTGGAAAGATAATTATAGTATGATTAGAATCGTTTATTGGATTGAATAAAAAATAAAATATTTGTTTTTTATAATAATTTTTGATATAATAATAATATAAAAAGAGGAGGAAAAATTTAATGTATTGGACAGGTTGCATTTATATGAGAACATTAATGGGAAATTTTGATACTCAGCCTGAATCTTGGTGTACAATATTTGGAGAATGCGATTGTGAAAATTGTCCAATACTAAACCCAAAAGAGGACGAAGATGAGCCGGAGGAGGATGAATAAATATGAAGTTTGCGGAAATGATGTTTTATGCGGAAGCTGAAGGACTTCTTCCAACAAGAGCTGGTAAAATCAATGCAGCGATACAGGAAATAAAAGAGGACCCTAAGCCTACTTTTAGCTTTTGGGAAATTGAATTAGTCTTTAAAAAGCATGGGCTTTTAATTAAAGATTTAACAGAACGAGAGATTAGATATATCAATGCATGTCTAAAATAAATAATAAAAAATATTTGCAACTTTTAAAAATTTTTGGTATAATAGATACATAAGATAAAGAGAAAAAATAAACATTCAATTTTATTAAGGAGAAAACACTATGGAAAACGCAACAAAGAAAACAAAGGCTATGTATTTTGAGGAACTTAGAGAACTTGTTCTTACAACAGTAACTGATGCAGAGAAGCAGACAGAGTATGTAGAGTTTATTGATAAGCAGATTGAAGCTCTTGATAAACGTAAGGCAGCTGCGGCAGCCCGCGCAGAGAAGAAAAAGGCTGAATCTGATGCTCTTACAGACGCAATCTATGAACTTATTACAGATAAGCTTGTTACTGTAGATGAGATTACAGTTGCTTTTGATGACGAGGAAGTTACTCGTGCTAAGGTAACTGCTAGACTTGGTAAGCTTGTTAATGCAGGACTTATTGAGAAGGAGTCAGTTAGAGTGGACGGTAAGAAGAGAATGGCTTATCGTAGAATTTCAACAGCTGTTGAAGAGTAATAAAATAAAATGAGGGGGAGATTAATTAATCTCCCCTTTTTTATTATAAGGAGATTTTATGTTTTGCTTACAGTATTACCCATATGAAAAATATTTAAAAGATGCGGATTAGTTAAAAATAGTATATAATCCTGCAGACCGCACATTAGAAGATTTCTTAACATAGTATCAAGATAAGACTATTATTATAGATGTTTCTGAATCTTTTGAAGAAATAGATGCAAGATTATTAAAAGCATTATATGATAAATATTCTAATTTTAAAATCATATTTGACTTTTTTAATAAAGATTCTTTATTAAGGGCTAAATCTTATTAGCTTCCATACTTTTTCACAAACCCCGTTACAACTTTTGATTAGTTGTATGGTCTAATTCAACATCACCCAACAGATATGTATATTTGTGAAGAACTAGGGTTTTTTATTAATTCAATAAGTAAATTATTACATGAAAATAATATCAAAGTTAGAGTTTATCCAAATATATGTCAGTCAAGTTTCTTTGAAATACCTGATATAAAAAAGTTTTTTATTAGACCAGAAGATATTTATATTTATTCTAATTTTGTAGATGTTTTTGAATTAATTTCAGACAAAGAAAGACAACAAGTTCTATTTAAAATCTATAAACAAGAGAAATGGTTTGGAGAACTTAAGGAAGTTATTCCTTCATTTAAAGAAAATCTTGATAACAGATGTATTATGAGTACTTTTGGAGCAGTTCGTACAGGATGTAAAAAACGTTGTATGTATGATCCTAATGGATGTAAAATATGTGATCGTTTTATTGATTTAGCAGATACTTTTAAATAGAATAAAATTATCGTAAAACAAGTTAAAAAGAAGAGTTGACATTTTTAATATTTTTTGATATAATATATATACAATATGAAAAGGAAAAAATATTAAATATGAAAGTTTTTAGAATTTTTAATATTGTTACTAATGAAACTATTCTTTTTATTAAAATGAAAAATCTTTATGATGCTAGTAATTGGATTTTTAAAAACTATGGTGATATTAACACAATAGATGTAGAAGAGGTAATAAAATAATATGGCAGCAAAAGGAAGTATCTTAAAACAAGAAGTTGCATCAAAGATTCTGGCGGCATTCCCTGGAAGTTTCTTGTATAACGATGGTAAAGAAATTCGTATTAACGGAATTGAAGATGGACAAAAACTTCAGATTAAAGTAACTCTCACATGCGCTAAAGTTGCGGTTGAGGGCGGGGATGACATTGTTCTTCCTGGTGAAAAAACTGCGGCAACCGCAGATGTAAAACCTATAGGGACCAATGAAAAAATTCCTCAGGAGCCGACCGCAGAAGAGAAAGAAAGACTTACTACTTTGTTAAATAAGTTAGGATTGTAAGGAGATAATTATGGGAGCAGGAGTTCATCTTTATCAAATGACCTATTGGGAGATTGCAGGAAAATGGCATGTTAATGATGTCAAAAATTTAGGTGGGCGGTCAGGTAAATGGTACACTCCAATGCGTATCCTTAATCTTTCTGTTGAAGATTATGTTAATCTTTTATTAAAGAAATTTAATGCAAAAGGTTTGCATTATTATATAAATTCTGACTATTTAGCTTTTCATTTTTTAAAAGAAAGTGAAGCAAAAGCATTTTGTGCTTATGTAAATAAAGTGGCGCGGCAAATAAATTATTACTGCGCTTAATATCTCATTAGTTTAATGGACAGAATATAACACTACGAATGTTAAGATAGGGGTTCGATTCCCTTATGAGATATATGGGGCATTAGCTCAGTGGTGAGAGCGCTGGTCTTATAAACCAGTGATACTGGTTCGACTCCATTATGCCCTATTCAAAAAATCTTTTTTGATTTTTTAAAAAAATTATTATATAATATATATACAGTAAAGATAGAAAAAACATAAAGGAGTTTATTATGGCAGAAATTAAAGCGTCTGAAGCAACTACTGTTAATTCTATTAAAGTTTATCTCAATGAAATTAGCCAGTATAATCTTCTTTCAAAAGAGGATGAAGTAAGATATGCTGAGGCTGCCGCAAAAGGAAATCAGGGAGCAAAGAATGCTTTGATTAACCATAATCTCCGTCTTGTTGTTTCTATTGCTAAGAAGTATATGGGACGAGGGCTTACTCTTTCTGACCTTATTCAGGAAGGTAATTTTGGTCTGATTAAAGCAACAGAAAAGTATGAGGTTGATAAAGGTTTTAGATTTTCTACTTATGCAACCTATTGGATTAAACAGTCTATTTCTCGTGCGGTTATGGACCAGACTAGAAATATTCGTATTCCAATTCATGTTATTGAATTGATTAGTAAAATTAAAAAAGCTGAAAGAGATTTCCAGCAGTCTCATAACAGAGAGCCGAAAGAAGCAGATATTGCGGAAGCTCTTGGAATTGATATTAAAAAAGTTAAAGAAGCATATTCATGGATGAAAGATACTTCTTCTCTTGATGTAGTTATTGGAGATGACGAGGATACTACTGTTGGTTCTTTTATTGAAGATGAATCTGTTGCAGATTCTTTTATGAATATTGAGGATGACGAAAGAAAAGAAGCAGTTCAGAATATCCTTAATACTTTGACTGACCGCGAGCAGCTTATTATCAAAAATAGATTTGGTATTGGTATGAATAGAGCAAAAACGCTTGATGAAATTGGTAAAGAACTTGGTATTAGTAGAGAACGAGTTCGTCAGATTGAAGCTACCGCTCTTAAGAAACTCCGTAATCCGCGGAGGGCTGCTCTGCTCAAGGAATTTTTCTAAAATTTCTTGGGCGGGCTTGATTAAAAAAATCAATGTATTTTTAATAAAAAAGGAGAAATACAAATGGTATTTAAAACAGATGAGAAATTAGATAAATGGGTTGAAAATCATAATGAAAAATGTAAAAGTTATGCAACAGCAGGCGAACATTATAGTTTTAATTTTCTTCCAAGTGGAATTGTAGAATGTCAAACAGTAACATGTTTATGCTGTGGTGAAAAAAGAACTTTTTATGTAGATTAATTTTTTATTGATTTTTTAAAAAATATATGATATAATATATATATAATAAAGATAGTAAAACAGCAATTCAAAAAAATCAGATGATATAATTTTAAAAAAATTGAAATTCACTGAAAAACCAATAAAGAACTAAAGTTTTTTGTGGCTCATATTTTTTTGATAAAGTTGCCTACCTATTAAAAGGAAATTTAGAAAAAGAGCTTACTATCTTGTCAAGGTCACGCGCCTGACCCAATGCAAATCCGGCGTGCGGTTGAACAGTGAGGAAGTCCGCCTAAAACAAGCTCACATTTGGCTTCTTAGCTCAGTTGGCAGAGCAGCTGCCTGTTAAGCAGCGGGTCGAAGGTTCGAGTCCTCCAGGAGCCGCGCCGGTTTCACACCGAGACAGTGAGGTGTTTTTCCTACCAAACAGGAATAGTGTAAAAGAACGGTTCATAAAAGTAAGGTAGGTCCCAAAGGGCACAGAAATTATGAAAAGTACGTACCCGTTTGCATTTGAGATACGCGGCTCAAATGATGCATGCCCGCGATATGGAACAGGTCACATTCTAGTAAGTAAGCTAGAAAGGTAGGTTCGAGCCCTACTGTCGCGCTAAGAGTTGATTTACCTCTTGCCAATGTAAATCTAAGCTGTTGAGTATATAGCCGCGGTCGCCATAAGGGGAGTAAAGGACGAGTGGTCAGGCAATCTTGGTGCCTGGTAAAAGTCAAGTATCTTTGAAAGATTATAAAGGTGAAATCTTTCTCGCACCTCAGATAGTGAGGGTAAGGTATAGTAGATACCTGAGCAGGGCTAAAAGGGTGGCACCTATCTACTTAGTAAGCTTCAGTGGCGCAACGGCAGACGCGCTTGTCTTAGGAACAAGATTTTGTGGGTTCGAGTCCCTCCTGAAGTATTTGTCTCAAACGTCCGCAAACAGAGACATTAAATATTCGCTGCGGTGACTTTGGAAAGGACTAGTTAGGGTCTCACCAGTTTCAACAGAAAACAAAAAGAGCGTGACTAACCGCGGCTGTTTTTCGGGATTTTAGCCAGGTGTTACTGGAGTAAAAAATAACCAAGTTTGCAGGCGCGCCTAGTGTATGCGTCCTTACGAGGGAAATACACTCTTAATAAAAAGGAGATTTTTTATGAAAACTGTTTATGAACTGACCGAACAAGATATTATAGTTATTATAGCGAATCACTTTTCCGTTCCGTTAGATTCTGTTGAATTAGACCATTATAAATCTATGAAAGGGTTTTATACGGATGAACATTATGTTGATTATGTAAAGGGAAGAGTTACAATAGAAGGAAAAGCAAATAAGTGATATATGGCTCTGTGGTGCAGAAGAGTGGCACGCGTGCCTGTCACGCACGAGGTCGAGGGTTCGAGTCCCTTCAGAGCCGCTAGTCAGATAAGACATTAAAATCGACGTTAACATGGATTAGAGTTAAACTACCACCGGCGTATGATATGTGGCTTTGTGGCAAACGTCTAATAAGAAGGCAAAGTAAACTCAGTTATCAGTATTTATCGCGCCTCTTGATAATGCGTACCAAGATAAATCTTTTATTTGATATTTATAAAAAAATATAATATAATATTATTGTAAGTTAAAAAAAAATCTTTTTAAGAAAAGGAGAGTAGTTATGCTTTATATTGTATATTACAGAGATGATGACAAAGTAAGACATATGACTTTCGTTAGAACTTACAAAGAAGTTCTCTTTATTCAGGAAAGATTTGATTTTATTACAGTAGAGTGTTGTTGTAAATAAATAATGCCCCGTTAGGCAAGCGGTTTAAGCCACTGCCCTTTCACGGCAGAGACGGGAGTTCGACTCTCCCACGGGGTATCAATCGTTGATAGACAAGTATTAAAAGTCAATAAGAAAATAAAGCTGAATTACTTAGGGACATCGAGGAGAGACACCTCATAAGGCAGGGGAAGAACCGTAAGATACCTTAGAACATATCATTGCAACCCTAAACAGATGCGTGTGATTGAAACTACACACTCAACGATTGATTTTTATAAAAATTTTTGTTATAATATATAAGTAAGATAAAGACAGATACAGCAAAATACTTTGTAACTGAAACTTGTTACTACGAAGATTATCTGTCTTGAATAAAATGAAAACAAAATATAGCAATGGCGATTAAGGTAAATAGTGCGCATAAACCCTTAAAGAGTCCACCACACTGCGGCGGTCGGTAGGGAGAGACCATAGCAGACTACCTTTGTGGGAGTCATGACCTACGGAATTCAGGCTATAGAAAGTATAAAGGGAGCCTCAAAATGGACAAAGCTATATTTATATAAATTTGTTGAAACTCTTGGCTATGCATCTACTTGTAAAAATAGGGGGATTTATAAATGATAGACTGATTTTATAAATGGATTGAAAGCAAGATGCGGTCAACAAGGTGGGACAGGCAGAGAGAGAACATTTACCCACGTTAATTATAGTGGCGATTAGGGTTGGTTACCTAGGCAAAATGATTTTTATTCAAAAGTATGGTGGTAAGCTTTGTTTCCACGCCGAGTCACTATAATTTCTAGCGCCCGATAGTGGAGTGGCTTAACACAGCGGTCTCTAAAACCGCGGATCCTGGGTTCGAATCCCAGTCGGGTGATATAGCGGGTTGGTAGCAGTCTGGTAGCTCGTCAGGTTCATATCCTGAAGGTCATGGGTTCGAATCCCATACCCGCCACTCGCGGATACACCTCCGTTTTCACGTGTTCACTTCCGTGAAAGAAAATGGTGTAGCCTACATCTGGGCTAAATGAGGGTGTGCTTTTGGAGAATTTCTATAGAGAAAAATTCTCCCTACTAATCGGGCAAATGATTAGCCAGCGGTTTGGTAAACACGCAGCCCCAGCCAAAGGGTAGTTAAAATAAGAGGTGGTTTGATGCGAGCCTAAGTATCCAAGACGAGTGATCATAGTCTTGCTAAATGCGGGGTCCACGATACCAAATAGTGTAAAGACGTAACATACCGAGCTTCAACTCGGAGACTCAAAGTAACGCAATGATTTGGTGGGCGTGTAGCCGCAATCCTTTATAATCTGAGCAAGTAGTTAAGACGAAAATGCTCAGTTGTAATATAGACTGCGGTTTATAGAGAATATAAGCCGCTTTTGCTTCTCTGGCGCAATTGGCAGCGCAAGTGATTTGTAATCACTAGGTTGAGGGTTCGAGTCCCTCGGGGAGCTTCACACGATAGCAAATAAGTGTATAAACGGATGTGCAGTTAACTGACTTAAAGTAAAGCGTGCCCTATTCCGAGGAGTGCGATTTCGGGAGTAGTTATTTTGGTTAGTTGACGAAACTGTAAAACTATGAAATATCGGATGACCAAAAAATTTCCTCCAGGGAACAAATGTCGGGAGGTTAAACGTGGATGTGTGGTTGGCTGACCTAAAAGCTTGAGCAGGGATGACGCAATTGGTAGACGTGGCAACCTCAAAAGTTGCATAATTAGAGTTCGAATCTCTTTCCCTGCATTAAGTAAGAATGATGCAGACGTGGGAGACATGATAATTTAAAAATTATTTATGAAGGTTCGAGCCCTTCACCCTACTTTTGATTTTTAATAAAAATTATAATATAATATATATGTAAGGTAAAGACAGATACAGCAAATTTTCTTTCAAGAATATTTAAGTGATATGGTTCACAAATTGTCTGTAAAACAATCTTAGCTGGTTCGAGTCCAGTATAAAAGGTATAATTGAGCTGTCTTGATTAAAAAGCGGGTATGGCGGAATGGCAGACGCATGGGACTTAAAATCCCTGGGGCGCAAGCTCGTGCGAGTTCAAGTCTCGCTACCCGCATTTTACCTTGTGAGTTATACAGGCTAAACTCTCATTTATGAACGAAAACTGGAGAAGTTTTCAGGGGATTTAGGTGCCCGCATCAATCCTTGTTTTTACTTATGCGTTTCTCTGGACGCTGCAGAGAATAGAGAAACAATATTAGGTTGCTTGGTGTGTGCCGTTGAACACACTGATAATAAAAGATTTAATTTCAAAGATTTAGAATGAAATTGAAAGGAGAATTATTATGCAGATTTTATACAAAAGTGATGTAACAGGTAAAACTTATGATTCTTAGAAAGCTCTTTTAGAAGCAGAAGCAAAAGTTTCAGAAGCTAAAAAGCAGGCTGAATTAGAAAAGAAAGAAAGGGCGGAAGCCGCAAAAGTAGTTCAGGAAAAATTAACTGCTGCATCTGTTGCTCAGAAAGAAGCTCAAAAAGCATTAAGTGATTTTTGTAAAAAATATGGAACATTTAAAACATCTCTAAAAAGAGATGGTGACCCGTGGAGTTTTTTTGATTTGTTATTTAATCCTTTTGAGTTTTAATTAATTAAAACTTTTTTATGAGAGGATTAAATAAAATCCTCTCATTTTTTATAGGTTTCTAGTGTCAGCGGAAGCACATTGGTCTCCAAAACCAAAAGGACTGGTTCAAATCCAGTGGAGCCTGTTATTATATCTTGGGCGGTTTGGAATCCGCTACTATTAATTTTATTGTTGGTTGGTTAAAATGTAGGTAAACCCATCCATAGGGCAAGATATAAATTATAGACAAGAGTTTTGCAAAACTAAGTAATTATGTCCAATAGCAAATAACTGGACAACCTGACGGGTAGCTCAATGGGTAGAGCAGCGCCATTTGGCGGCGTAGGTTAGAGATTCGAGTTCTCTCCCGTCAACTATTAGGTGCGGATCTGGCTGGATGAAGACGCGGTCTTGAAAACCGTCGAGCGTGATGAGCGCTTTGGGGGTTCGAGTCCCTCCCGCATCGCTAAGGAGATAAAAATGAAAAAATATTTAGATTTAGCAGATGAATATATTCAATTAAATGAAGATTATCATGAATTAGCAAATGATTATATTAAGCTTGCTAATTGTTATAAAGAGTTAAAAAAAGAAAATGCTGAACTTAAAGAAAAAATTTCTGAATGGAAAAAGGTTTCTGAATGTGACACTCCAGTTCAATTAAATAATTATTTAACTGGGATTGATAAAAAACTTCAAATGTTAAATCAAAAATTAAAAGAATTTCTCTTTACATAAGGCGGAATGGCAGAGCCTGGTTTAATGCAGCTTCCCGCTAAGAAGCCGACTGCTGTAAAAGGCGGTCCGAAGGTTCAAATCCTTCTTCCGTCGCTCTATCCCCTATTAAACCGTTAAGGAGGCGGGCGGGACTGTAAATCCCGCATCGGAAGATTCGAGTGGGTTCGATTCCCTCATGGGGGACTGTGTGTACACATTAGATCCTCATGTTTGGTAATTTCAGCGAGCAGAGATAGAAATTACCATTTGATTTTTAATAAAAATTATTATATAATATATAAGTAAGGTAAAGAAAAGTAGCTCAGATGGTTAGAGTGCAGGTCTGATAAACCTGAGGTCATGAGTTCGATTCTCATCTTTTCTATCCTCGGGGCGTAGCGAAGTTTGGTATCGCGCCTGATTTGGGTTCAGGAGACCGCAGGTTCAAGTCCTGTCGCCCCGATTAAGTTAAAGACTTACTTTGATTCTAGATGCTCAAAAAAGTCGGATGCCGTTGGACATTAAATATTCTACGTAGCGGCTTAAAATAATTATCTAGAGGGCGATTGATTGTCCTACAGTCGTTCACCCCGGAACATAAATTAATGGCAGAGTCCACGCGAAAGCAGTAATATCTGTGAATTGCTTAGATGTGTAGGTTCAAATCCTACTGTTCCGACTGTGGATATAGCATAATTGGTAATGCAGTGGATTGTGGATCCACCGAGTGAGGGTTCAATCCCCTCTATCCACCTGATTTTAATTATAAAGAGGAGAAAATAAAATGGGCTATTATGCAATATATGCTTATGAGGAAATGTATGGCGGTCTTCATGGAATAAATCATTTTGAAGTAGTAAAAGCTGATTCTTACGAAGCGGCAGAAGTAATGGCTATTAATATGTCATGTGATGTTATAGAAGATTATGTAACAGATGAACTTATTGAAGCTGCTAAAGATGAAGGTATAGACGAAGATAGTGATGAATATGGAGAATTTTATCTGCAAGATATTGCATATGATATTTATACTTTAGATGAATCTAAAATTCTTAAAGCTAATGTGCCATTGACTTCTTTATCAGATGAATTTTGGAATACTCCGCATGATTTTATTGAAAAATATAAAATTGAAGGAGAAGATGAGTTTTATGATGATTTTTAAAATTCTCTAATTTGGGACGATAGCTCAGTCGGTAGAGCAGAGGACTGAAAATCCTCGTGTCGATGGTTCAAGTCCATCTCATCCCATAAGCAAGTTTTTTATAGAGAGGAGAATAAAAATGAGCCGTTCTTATAAGAAAACTGCGTATTGTGGAGACCACAAAGGAAAAGATAAAAAAAGAATTGCTAATTCAAAAATTAGGTCAATTTTAAAAAAGTTAGATTATAATTTTTCTTCACATAGTGCATATAAAAAAATGTATGAACAATGGGAGCTTTGTGATTGGTATTTCTTAGAATCTTGGAAAGAGTACTGGGAATGGACAAAAAGAATGTATAAGGAGTTCCCTGAAACCTACAAGAGACCTTTAAATAAAAAAGAAATTTATAGAAAATGGTATAAAATGTATAAAATGAAATAAATAAATAAAGGCATATACAGCAAATTCTCTTTAAGAGATCTGTTGGTTCAAATCCAACATTTGCCGCATGGGCAGATTGGCGCAATGGTTGACGCAAGTGACTTATAATCACTCTTCTTATTAATATGCCTTGTTTTAATGGGGTGTCGCCAAGTGGTAAGGCACAGCACTTTGACTGCTGCACTTCGTTGGTTCGATCCCAACCACCCCAGCTAAAATTGAATGTAGTATAATGTGAATATAGACGGCGTTAAGTAATCAACTATTAAGCAATAAATGTAGAAATCGTTTCGCGGGTATAGTACATCGGTTAGTATATTAGCCTTCCAAGCTAAGGAGGTGGGTTCGATTCCCATTACCCGCTTAACTTACAAAAGTTTAAATGAATTAAATTAAATGTGCGGTGGCGGAATAGGTAGACGCAGAGGGTAAAGTGGGAGCTGATTACAGAGATGTGCAAGTGAGTAAATAGACGTATTTACAAGATTCATAATGGAGTAATCATGTGAGGTGTAAATCCTCACCCGCACATTTTTTATACTTGTAGCTCAGACGGAAAGAGCATCGTCCTTCTAAGTCGAAAGTCGAGGGTTCGAGTCCCCCCAAGTATATAATAGACATATACAGCAAAATTTTTCAAGAATAAGAAATAGACTTTTAATCTATAACTCTCACTCAAAATATGTCTAGTTTTAATTGAGCCAATAGCCAAAGGGTTAAGGCAGAGGGCCGCAACCCCTCGATTATAAGTTCAAATCTTATTTGGCTCTTATTGATTTTTAATAAAATTTTTAGTATAATATATACATAAGGTTATGAAAATAACCTCAAACAAAGTTTGAAAAGAGATAAAAGGAGAAAAATTATGAACACTTTTCTTAATCAGATGGTAAGAGACAATAACATTACTCATACAGAGAACGGTGGCGTAACTCGCAAGACAACAGAATCTAAGGTTCTTGATATGTTTGCGGTTGGCGGTGCTTATAGAAATCGTTCTGATGCAGATGTTATTCTTCTTTTTAAGAACGCATTTGAGGAAAATCGTGAACTTGCTATGAAGTGTCTTTTCTATCTTCGTGATGTTCGCGGCGGGCAGGGTGAAAGACGTTTCTTCAGAACAGCCTTCCGCTGGCTTTGTGATAAGTATCCGGAAGTAGCAAAGAGAAATCTTAATAATGTAAGTGAGTATGGTCGATGGGATGACCTTATTTACGTGGCTGAAGGCACTAAGTGCCAGGCTGCTGCATTTAATATCATCAAACATCAGCTTGCTCTTGATGTTCAGTGCAAGACTCCATCTCTGCTTGCTAAGTGGCTGCCTTCTCAGAACGCTTCTAATAAGGATACTAAGCGTCTTGGTCATGTGCTTGCAAATTATCTTCATATGACAAATAAGGAATATCGTAAGACTCTTTCAGTTCTACGTGAGCGTATCAATGTTCTTGAACGTCTGATGAGTGCAAACCGCTGGGATGAAATCGAGTTTGATAAGATTCCTTCAAGAGCTGGTATTATTTATCGTAATGCCTTTGCTCGCCGCGATATTCTTGCCAAAAGATATGAAGCATTTGCCAAGAGTTCAGAAACTAAGGTAAATGCAGAGGCTCTTTATCCTCATGATATTGCCCATAGAGCTTTTGAATATGGAATGAAGCGAGCTGATATTAATGCTCCTGAGCGTCTCATGCTTCAGAAGTATTGGGATAACCTTAAGGACTTCTATAATGGAAGAGAAGAAAATGGTATTGCGGTAGTTGATGTTTCTGGCTCTATGAATGGTGTTCCTATGGAAGCCGCAGTTTCTATGGGTGCTTATATCGCAGATAAGGCTCACGGACCATTTGCTAATCACTTCATTACTTTCTCGGCTAACCCTGAGCTAGTAAGATTTGAAGGAGTTGACATTGTCGATAAGTTCAATAGATGTGTAAAGGCACATTGGGGTATGAATACTAACGTTGCGGCAGTATTCAATATGCTTCTAAACACAGCTAAGAAAAAGCATGTAAAGGTTGAAGATATGCCTACTCGAATCTATATCTTCTCAGATATGGAATTTGATAGATGCATGACTTTTGATTCTAATTACCATGATGAATGGTGGGGTAGAGCATGTAAGCATCCTTCTTCAACTCAGGAAGTAAACTCTGACCTTGAGAAAATCAAGAGAAAGTGGGAAGCAGCTGGTTATCAGATGCCTTCTGTAATCTTTTGGAATCTCAACGCTAGAAATAATCGTATTCCTGCTATCGGTGATGGATTTAGTTATGTGAGTGGATTTTCTCCTTCTATGATTGATTCTATTCTTAGTGGCAAGGATGGTTACGACCTCATGCTTGATAAGCTCATGTCTAAGCGTTATGCGGCAGTTGTTGCATAACTTCTATATATAGGGCGCGCAGAAATGCGTGCCCTTCTTTTTTATATGCAATTTTTCTACAGAACCTGATTAAATGATTTCTGAAACTGCACGGCCCGCGAGCACCCGTCTCCGCAAATTAAAAAGCACCTTTGGATTTTTTCTTTTTAAAATCATAGCCTTACTTGGTCAAAAATAAATAAGTCATCTTTTATACTTTTAATATATAATTGGTAAAAAATATTTTTTATACAAGGAGGCTTTTATTAATGGCAGCACTACTTTAGAATTACTCTTTATCTGAAATTTTCATATTTACAATTCTATTAGCATTAGCTATAAAAAGTCTAATTTCTTTTTTCGATTGGGGTTATAGCTATGTTTATAGAATTTTTAATAAATAGCACTCCAAAATCAATGAAAAAGAGAGATTGGAAAATCGTTTACAAAAAGGAAGTTAGGAAATGCATACCTTAAAAGAAAACCAAGAAACAACTGACACAGTTTTAAAAGAGCTGTCTACTAAAATTGATATGTTAATTGATTCAGATAAAGATGCTATTAAGTCTTATATAACAAAAGAACATCATTATTATTGTTATCAACTAGGCTGGATTGATGATTTCAGTTTAGATTGTCTAGAAAGACGTTATCAACATTATGTGGATTATAAAGGTAACTCATTTATTAGTGGGCTTATGGAAGAATTAAGAAATTTACCTAATCAAAATCCATGGAAAAATTAGAAATAAAAAGAGATAAAAGGAGTGTATAAAAATGGCTTTATTATATCCGCCTATTTTATTAGATTCGGCTCCAGCATTTATAAATAATTCATTTAAAATCTTTTTTGAATTATCTCCATTTAATTCTATTAATGATATTAATACATCATTAGTGCAGATAACAGTAATAAAACAAAGCACTAATACATCTATGATTAATACTCCATCTGGAATAAAGATGGCAACATTAGAATTAAATGATGATAAGTATTGCGTTTCTATTAAAGAAAGCGACATCCGAGGTTCTTTTGAACAGAACTAGTTTTATAAAGTTCAAATGCGGTTTACATCTAAAGATTTAAGAGCTGGAGATTTTACAACATCTTGGTTTTATGAGAATCGAGGATATTTTTCATAGTGGTCAAAAGTTTGTTTAATAAAGAAAATCTCTACACCAATTCTTTATATTAATGGTTTTAATGAATAGGCTTAGAAAACAACTTTTAATTCATCCACACTTTCTATTAATGGATATTTAAAATTTGAACAAAATGATAGAGAGTATTTAAGAGATTATAAAATAAAAATTTATCAAACTGAAGATCCTACGAATGTTACTTTACAAACGGATCAAATATATACTAATATTAATGATCCAAATAGTTTTTATTATGAGATAGAAGAAGAATTATTAAATAGTATTGACTATACAATGTAGTTTACATATACAACTAATAATGGTTATACCGAAACTAAAACATATAATTTTGTTATTATTGAGTATGGCTTTGATGCAATTGATGCTAATTTAACCGCTTTTCCAGACGAAGAAAATGGTAGAATTATGATTAAAATAACGCCTACTTCAGATAAAGATTTCATTGGAAATTTTACTATTCGAAGAACTTCTTCAAAATCTGATTTTCATAAATGGGAAGATATAAAAAATTATACTTTTTTAGATAGCCGCCCTTTAGATTTATCTATTTATGATAATACTATTGAAAGTGGCGTTTGGTATAAATATGGAATTCAAAAAAGAAATGTTTTTGGAGACCGCGGCGTTATAGTTCAAACTTAGAAACCAGTTATTTGTATTTTTTAGCATATCTTTTTATCAACAAAAGATAGACAATTAAAAATACAATTCAATCCTAGTTTGAATGAATTTAAATATAATGTAACTGAAGTTCAACAAAATACAATAGGCTCTAAGTATCCTTATATTAAAAGGAATGGAGCAAATTATTTTAGAAGCTTTCCTATTGGCGGTTTAATATCTTCTTTATCAGACACTACAGATTGGTATAATCCACATTTTGAAGATGGTCAATTTAAAAACGATCAAAATGAATTAAAATTATTTACTTCAAAAGAAGAAATCTATTCAACTTCTTCAAATCTTTATTAGAATTATAATTGGAATAATAGAATAGATGAATATAATGATTTTATCTATGAGAGAGAATTTAGAGAAAAGGTATATGATTTTTTATATTAGCATAATGTAAAATTATTTAGATCTACAACAGAAGGTAATATTTTAGTAAAATTAATGAATATAGATTTTCAGCCTATTGAAATATTAGGTCGAAGACTTTATTCATTTACCGCAACCGCAATAGAAGTAGATGAAGCTAGTATTAAAAATTATGACAAATATAATATTCAATTAACAGGAGAATATTAGACTCAAGTTACTCATAAGGAAGAAGTTTTTGGACAACTCTATGGAGAACTTAGCGGCGATATTATGTCAAAAATTAATAATAAATATAAAGGTCGTGCTTTATAGGGATTTTAGAACACAGTTTCTACTTTAAAATGGATAAAAATAGAAATTGAATCAACTCCATATGTTATTATTGAATAGAGTGGAAAATTAACAAAAGGTTCTGATCCTAAGTAGCAAAAAGATGACACATCTAATGCTACTTATGGCTATATAGTAAATATAAATGGACAAGATATTATTATTAATCCTCGTATGTAGAGAAGAGTAACTTTTTCTCCAATTACTCCTTTACCAACAGCTCAGGAAGATAATGAACAAATTGTTTGGGATGAAATTAATGAAAGTAATTTTGTTAAAAATACTGATGCTATTTATTTAGGCAAATTTGAATTAAAGAATAATAATGTTTCTATAAGAACTATTAATTTCCCATATCCAGTAACGGCAAGTATTACATATGTAGCTAATTTAGAAGAAACAGAAAGCAGGGATAATACAATAAAAAATTATTATTATTATCATAAAGTAGGTCAGTTATATGGTTCTCTTCCATAGAATAAAAATATGATAAAGAAAATATATGATAAGTATATTTAGAGATATGATGATTATTATCAATAGCTACTTGAAGTCAAGAGTGTAGAAATTGAGGCTCCGCCAGGTACAATTTGTTATATAAAAGATTCTAAAGATATTGAGTTAAATAGGCATATAATTGAAAATGGATTTTTAAGATTAAAAGATGATGAAGCTTCTATTGTAGGATTATATTTTTATGGTATTCAATTATAGGCGGGATCTAATAGTCAATATTTAAGAAATAATTAGTATTACATAATTAAAGATAATGAATATAGAAACTTTTTTGAAATAACAAATCCTAAACCCAATCATGTTTATACAGTAAATTTTGAAGGTTATTACATTTAGGGATATGAAACTCAAATAAATATTTTAGCACTAAATCCAGAATCTGTTGAACATATGTCAGATTATTATCGGTTATTATTAAAACTTTTAGAAGATTATAGACAACAATTTATCTATTATAATGGGAAATGGTATCCTTTTAATAACGGAGTAGTATTATGTCCAATTGATGGTATTATTAATTACTATTGCGATGTAATAAAAGGAGAGTATAGACGATGATATATAATTTTCCATACTTAAAAGATAATAATTTTTTAAAAAGATTTAATGAAACCCATCTTAAAGAACAATATGTAAAAATTATTGTTTTAACTTATGATGAAAAACCGATTAAATAGATTCAAGGATTAGTTACTGGCGGCAATATTTCTTTAGATGGCTCTTCTGGCATGAGAAGAACTTGCAATTTAAATATGATTGTCAATCAAGAGAATATGAGTTTAACTGATACTCAAAATTTATTAAGCATAAATAAAAAAATAGAAGTTTTAATTGGCTTTGTTAATAATACAAATGAATATTCTGATTATCCAATGATTTGGTTCCCGCAGGGCGTATATGTTATTATTTCTCCAAATATTACTAATGGATTAGGTGGTTTAAATATTACTTTAACATTACATGATAAGATGGCTTTATTAAATGGTGAGTGCGGCGGCACGCTTCCCGCATCAGTTATTTTTAGTTAGGTTGAAGATATTGATGAGAATGGGGAGGTAGTAATAAATAAACCTACTATTTTTCAAATTATTTTAGAATTAGTAAATCATTTTGGAGGATAGCAATTAGGTAAAATTATTATTAATGACGTAGATACACGTATTAAAGCTGTTATGAAGTGGACTGGTTCATCTCCATTATATATAGAAACCTCAATTAATAATACTTCAGGTCAAAAAATTTATACTGTTAGCACATCAGAATTAGAAAATTCAAGAGTCTATACATATGGACAAGATGTAGGTTTTATTCTAACTGATTTTACCTATCCAGGAGATTTAATAGGTAACGCAGGAGACACTGTAGTAACAATTTTAGACCAAATAAAAAATACTTTAGGTAATTATGAATATTTTTATGATATAAATGGAAACTTTGTTTTTCAAGAAATAAAGAATTATTTAAATAATTCTTATTCTACAAAACAATTATTAGACTTAACTATGAATGATTATTTAGTTGATTATACAACTGGAAAATCAGTTTATACTTTTGAAAATTCAAATATTGTTCAATCATATTCTAACACCCCGCAATATCAACAAATAAAAAATGATTTTGTAATTTGGGGTAAACGAAAAACAGTAAATGATTTAGAAATACCTATTCGCTATCATTTAGCTATTGATACAAAACCTTCTTTTGGAAATGAATATACAATATTTTATTACACAGACCCTGATGATAGAATATTAAAAGCAAAAAAACCTTTAGTATTTGATTCTAAATAGAATTTTCCATAGACAGGAGAAGCTAATCAATATTACTGTTCTTCTAAAGATTAGACTGGAACTATTTTTAGTTGGGATCCAGATTAGGAAAAATATATACCAACTTCTTACAAGCAAACTTCTATTACAACAAATGATTATAGAACAGAGTTGTATTTTGCGGGAATTGAAAGTGAACCTTTTGGACTCGCTAGTAATTATTATTTTACTGAATTAAAAAATTAGTGGCCGAAATTATTTGATTTACAAAAAAATTAGTTTAAAGAAGAAATAATAGAATCGCCTGATAATATTGATTTCTTTTTAGATATATTAGATGGAAATATTTCAGTTGCAAAATATGGTGTTCAAAATATCGGTAGAAGAACTGCAACAATAGTTGATGATTCAATTAATTGTATCTTTTAGCCTGAAGTGGAAGATGTAGTTTTCATTGAAAGAGACAGCGATGATAAAGCTACAATGAAAAAGTTGAAACAATAGTGTGATTAGCGTAAGCAGAATTATGTTCAAGTCGATTCTAATATCTATAGTATGTTAGTTAATGGCGGTGTTCTAAGATCAGCATATGAAGAAATTAGACGAGAATTATATCAATATACTCAATATAATGAACAAATTTCTTTAACAACTCTTCCTATTTATAATTTAGAACCAAATACTCGTATTACAGTACGAGATGTTGAAAGTGATATATATGGAGATTATATGATAAAAAGTCTTTCAATTCCTTTAGATATAAATGGGACAATGAGTATATCTGCGACTAGAGCGTTAGAAAGGATTTAAAAGGAGATAATTAAATGAGTTATAAAATAGGACAATTTCGAAGATCATCTAATATAGATGATTATTATATAGATGGCGGTATATCAAATACCCCAAAAATTATAGAAAGTTTTTTCCAAGAAAAATCAAATGATTTAACTTCAGAAGTTTTCTTTGAAAATGCTTACTAGTCTATAAGTGTAAATAAATAGAATTATTATTATTTAAATTTTTCTGTTAAAAAAATGAATAGTAAACAAACTTTTTATTTAAAACTAATAAACTTTGTATCATCTGAAGAAATTCTTTCAGAAAATAATGAACAGATTATTGCGGAATACACTGTTTCTGAGTCAAAAATAGAAGATGAGTGGGAGAACTTTGAAGTAATTATTGCGCCAAATAAAAGTTATGGAGCAATATATTGGGATTTACAACGATCAGTTTCAAATGATTATTTAGCTGCATCTGACATACAATTACAAGGGGCTATCGGAAGAAAAATGACTGTTAGAATAAATCAATTTTCAATTATAAAAAATATTATTAAAGATATAGATAAAATTATTAAAATTGGGGTACAAGGTCCACCCGCCCTTTTAATGTGTATAAATGGCGAACAGATAAGAATTGGTAAAACAGGAATCTTTGAAATTAATTAGGATAATGTTTCCATTTCTTTTGTTGGTTTTGTCCCTAAAATAAAAAATAACATTATAGATTATTTTATAATGGATTATGAATATTACGATTAAAAGGAGGAAATAAATAATGTATTCTTTTTATGGCGGAAGACCTGGTAACTCCTTTACTATTGTTGCATCTTTCCCAAATGTTCAAACTATGGTTGAACAATTCAAACGAGGACCTGCTTATACGGAAGTTCATTATGATGAACATGTTATAATTAATACTGAAGATAAGAATAACCCAACTAATGGTCAAATATATAGACGCGGTTATGATTATAATAATGATATGGGCGGAGCTGAATTAATTGGTACTATTGTCGGCCCCGCAGGAAAAGCTCCAATGTTAATTATGGATAAATATCGAAGTATCTAGACGGCTGTTGATAGTGCTGATGATGGAATTTCAGGAAGTGCTTAGGGTTATAAAAGTATGTCATCAAGTGGATAGTTAAAAACAGGTGATGCTGATTTAATTCCAGGAAAAGATGAAAATAATGATTTTAATGATACTATTAAATGGATAAGTTATTCATTAAGAGATGGACAAGGTAATGATACTGTTGCACATATTGGTTTTAAAATTCCCTATCCAGTGATTGATTTTGAAACAGAAAACACTGATTTTTGGGAACCTTTAGAAATTGAAAGAACAGACGATAAAACACATCCTTTTTATGAAAAATGGAAAATAACAATACCTAGAGGACAAAAAGGAAATTGTATTTAGAATTTTAGAGTAATAACTCCTACCGGCAATAATGTTGAAACTGATTATAAAGATTCTAACGAAGTGGCTGAAGATATACGAGATAATAGATAGATTTTAGTATATGATTATTATGTTTATAATAATGCGCAAGGAGAACCAATAGAAACACCTATTAAAAAGACTCTCTATATTGGAGATTATAATGTTATAAAGTCTATAAATTTAAATGAAGATGGAACTTTAACTGTTGCGTATACACATGATAACGATTCAATATTTGATAAAAAAATTAAATGGATTGATAATATAGTTTTAACAGAGGATGGTACATTATCATTAAAATATAATACTTAGGAAAATCCAACTTCTTTAGAAAATAAAATTAAATGGATAAAAGATATTTATTTACAGTCTAATGGAGTACTTACTGTTAGATATAATGATGATTCAACGGAAGAGATAACAACTTCTTCAGAATCAACTGACGAAGATGATCCAGATAGCACTCAAACTGATGAGATTGTTCTCAGATGGATAAATAGTATTCAATCATCTGAAAATGGAATTATTACTGTACATTATAATAATGGAGACGCTGAAATTATTAATAATGATGATCCTTTAAAATTTATTAATAGTATAGAATTAACAAATAATGGTATTTTAACAGTTAAGTATAATACTTTAAAAAATCCTGAACGACCTGAAGAAGGGAATGTTACAGAAGAGATAAATGCAGATAAACCTATAAAATGGATTTCTGAAGTAAGCATAACTGATTAGAATGCTACTGAATAGAGCAATAGAGGGAAATTAATAGTTAATTATAATAATGGTGATTCAGATATACTTGATATGAGTTATCCAACAAATATTGAGATAGATGAAACTTTAGATGAAGAACATCCAGAAAATCAATATAAGATTAAAACAACTTATTCTAATGGAGATATTAATTACTCTGCATCACCAATCAATTATATAAAGAAAATGCTTGTAAGTTCTAATGGACACCTTTTAGTGCAATACACTGATTATAATTAGAATACTGGTGCAAGTACAACTATTAATAATGTTACATAGGATTGGGCGGATTTGGGAATTGTAAGCCCTGAAGCTTTTGGTTTTAATAATTCGACTACAACAGTAACAAATAAATATCTTACAGGACTATTAGTACCTTCTGAGATGAAGAATAATTATGAAGATTTAACTTTTAGTATTAATATTTCACAATTTTTACCAAAAAATCTTCTTTCAATTTCAATTACAGGATGTAATATTACAGTATATTATTCAGATAATACATCAGAAACAATTTTAATAGATACGGATCATTTTTATATAACCTCTGATAAAAATATTATTATAAGTTCTAATCTATTTGGAATTGACTTTATTTTTACTAATTTTTCTAACAAGAGCTTATCTGAAAAAACATTGGTTAATATTTTAATAAATTCTTTAGACTTAGCTTTTGATTTTGATAATTCATCTGAAGAAACTCAATCTGAAACTTATGATATAAGAGAATTAACAGGACGAGTAAGCACACTTGAAACTAAAACAGGACAACTTATAAATACAACAGTCCCCGCAATCTCGCAAGATGTTTCAGCAATAAATTAGATAATACCGAAATCTTCTATTTCTAGTTATGGTGCGGAAAATAGAACTATTATTTCTGATTTAAATAATATTAATACTGCAATTGGAAATACCTCTGAGATAAGTACGCTTAATACTGGCGGTAATACAGTTGTTGATTCTTTAAAAGCATTAAATACGCCTCCGATTAATGGCGGATTATTATTAAACGCATGGATAGTAAATTTAGCAAAATCATCAGCAGTTCCAACCAGATTAACAAATGAAGTTTTTGATGAAAGTAAACTTAATGGACCAGTTATAAGAATAGAAGGAACTAATAAAGGATATGAACTCATATTAATAGGAAATGATGTTTTATCAAATCAACCGCACGGATATATTTTACAATTTTCTTATTTAGATGGAAGTAAGCATAAAGTTAGAGGCGACGGTCATTTTCAATATTATTTTGTTTCTAAATATATAGGTTCTACAACTAATAGATCTTCAATTTAGATCCCTCTTGTTATGCCAGATGGAAGTTTTGCATCTAAAAAACTTTATATAAAAACTCATAATGCTGGTTCACAATACTATTCAGGAATAATAGGAAAACTAACAACTTTTATTCAAGGAGATTATTCTTTTACTACAACAGCAAGGCAAAATGGATTAAAATTTGCATTAACAGGTATTTATGGAGTATAATTATGGCAGCAACAAATGGATTTTTCGGACAATTACAAGGCCCATTTAACGCAAATGAAGAATTATTTAATAGAATTAAAGCAGATTGCAAATATTTAAATAAAAATTCTATATATGTTACTAAATTAGGGATTCATATTGTAAATAATTATGATTTAAAAGTAACTGATTTTATTGAAAACAGTTATGAAGAACGTGCAGTTTTTCAAACGGGTCCTAGAGTATTTATAAATGAAAAAGAATTTCAAATAGGACAAACTGGTATGTTAGAATTAGAAGATGTTTAGATTACTTCTATCAAATTTACTAAAAATATAGATAGCAGATGTTTTATTGACTACCAACTTTTCGCTTCCAATAATAATGAGGATAATTCTTAATTCAGTGATATTATAGGTGAGGGATTAGTAGGTTATATGCTATTAAAATGATAAAAAAGGGGGAAAAATTATGTCATATAATTCAACAACCTGGCAGACTGGAGACACAGTAACTGCTGATAAATTAAATAATATAGAACAATAGCTTATTATGCTAGATGCGGCTCAGTCAGGCGGGACAGAGGTTGTTATTGATAACACACTCACCCAGACCGGACAGGCTGCCGATGCCAAAAAGACAGGAGATGAGATAAGTGCACTAAAGGCTGATTTAGGGGACGTAGACAGAGAGCTTAATGGACGATATTCTCTGCCACTGGTGTGGGAACAGGGAAATCTCAATTACTCTGGAGAAGCCACAAACTCTAAAGTCATCCGCACAGGATATTTTTCGACCGCAGACGTTCAGAAAATTACGGCAAGTGTTGAAACAGGATTTATTGCAAACATTTGCAAATATAGTGGTAACACTGACCCCGCATCTCAGCTTCTTGGATATATTGAGTTGACGAGCGGAACGCATGAGGTCATTCCAGATGGCACATATTCTTATATTAGGTTTAAGATGCAGAAAACCGAGTCTGTGGCTATTGTTCCCGCAGAAGGGGTGAATCTTAGTGTGGCATATCACTATGGCGATTCCGTAAAGGCTGATTTAGGTTACTTATTTGAAGATGAACAAGTTATAAATTCTCAAAATATTGCATCAAACAATAACACGGCACTTGTAAATAACAATGATGGAACATATACCATAGGCACAACCGACTATGGCAACACGACGTTTGGTAACTTAACAACATTAACACCTGGAGATTACTATCTGTTTGGTGTACCTAATGGGATAGCGTACTTAAGCCCTAATGGTACTTCTTCGCAATCTTACGCGAATCGAGTGTTTGAAAACACATCCAATGTACCCAAAAAAATTCATATCGACACAGAACAGCAGTTATGGGTTTGTTTCAGGTCGCCTTCAAAACCGACGGCGTCATATACCATCAGTCCTTCTTTGTATTTTCATAAACCGAAGGTGTATGACACACTAAAATTTATGAATTTTCTAGAAGATGGAACTGACCTAAATAATATTTCTGATTCAGGAGTTTATGTTCTACTTTCAAGTCGCAGTTATACAAACTCACCTATTAAGACAGGATTCTTGCATGTTTATAAAATGGAAACTGTAAGGATGCAAATCGCCTACGCTTTAGGCACTACGAATACATTCCTTCCCTCGGTCTATACAAGATATGGTTCAGGATCGACTATTATAAGTGTATGGCGTATGGTGAGTAGAGGACGAAAAACGGCTATTAAAATGGCTTGTTTCGGAGATTCTATTATGTATGGTCAGGATGGTAATGCGTCTGCACGAGTTGAAGAACAATATCGTATTCCGTCCATATTAGCCTATAACCTTAACATTGAAACAACTAATTATGGGGTAGGAAGTCAAGGCTATCTTGGACTTATTGACGAAACTGCCTATGATAACATATCAAGTAAAGACTTAACTCAGTTTAATGCTATGATAATGTGCTATGGTGTAAACGATGGCTATAAAGATTTGGGGGAATGGAACAGCACAGACGAGAATACTATAATGGGGCAATTTAACAAAATTGTTGCATATGTTTTCACACAGAATCCTTCTATTCGGCTTATTGTCATAGCACCATATAACGGACGAAATGTTGGAACATTCCCTAAATATTGGTATGGAGAACGGTCACATCCTGATGGATATGTATCAAGACAAACGCTTAGTGATACACTTAAACAAGCCTGTGAATACTACAATATTCCGTATATCGAGCAGAAAAATAGTCCAATAAATTGTTACACAATTCAATCACTAATTGGGACAGATGGTGTGCATCCATCATTGAATGGGTATTTGCAATTAGGTGCATGGCTTAGTGGAGAAGTTGGTAAATTAATTGGATAATCTTGTTAATTAAAGTGTTCTACTAAGTCAACTAAACGCCCATTTCAAGGTGTACCGATATCACTTAGATAATACTAGTATGATTCAGTAGCACCAAATCAAAAGCCCCGGCAGCTCTGACAGATCTGTCGGGGCCACCGATCAGGGCGCAATATCATCTTTGTGTTCCTCTAACCATTCGGCCAGAGCCTTCTTAACTACCACGAAGGACTCATCATAGACAATTCACAGGACGGACAAATCGGAAGCGAAGATAAATAATTCTACTAAATAAAAAAATGGCGATAGATATTTTCATAATCTATCGCCATTTTTTAAGTAACACCTTGAATAACTATTGTATTAGTTTGTTCATCTATTGATATAGAAGGAACAGGAACCTAAGTTAGAAAATTTAAATCGTTTTCTAAATCACTAACTTTCATTGGAATATGAATATCTTCTATATTAGCTTTGGTATCTAATGCTTGTTTAATAATTTTATTTTGAACAGGATTCGAACTATCATCTAGTAAAATAGAGTCAATAATTATTGGGGTTCCACCGCTACTACCACTGCTACCACCACCAGAAGGAATCGATTTAATAGCATTTTCAATACTAGATATGCGAGCATCATAAACTTCAACATAATTATTTAAAGCAGAATTCCATCCATTTATTGCCTCATTTACTGAATCAAACTAATTATCAATATTATCTAATGCCTGTTTGATAATTTTATTTTGAACTGGGTACTAGCTAGTATCACTTAATTGTGAATCAATTTTAATGGGAGCGCTATCATCTTCATCTGTATCTTCAGCAATTCTTTCAAGTGTATCTATACGCCCTTCTAAATTATCAATTTCATTTAATTTACTAAGATCAATTCTTACGTCTCCAAAAAGACCATTGACAGAAGTAACAGGTGCTTGTTGTCTAGTTATAAAATTTAAATCATTTTTTAAATCACTTATATTTTTTGGAATATTAATTTTATCAGCTTTAGTATCTAATGCTTGTTTAATAATTTTATTTTGAACAGGATTAGTACTCGTAGAAGATAGTTTGGAATCTACTGTTATTAAAGAAACCAAATCATCTATTTGCTATTGAATATTTCCTTTATTAATATCTACATTTCCTAAAATCTATTTTAAATTTTTAGTATTATCCCAGTCAATATTCTATGCTAAAACGCCTATAGGAATTTCATCAGAAAACGTATTATTTGGGTGTTTTACTCTTATAGCCGTTATTTTTTCCAATTTTAATTATCTCCTTTCTTATATTTTATTTTTAAGAAAGATTTTCAAGTTTTGAAAAAATTTTATTTGTTATATATATAATCTAATCCCCATATGTGGAAATCAAATCCGCAACTAATTCCTATTGTTCAATAGTCAAATCAACATTATAAGAAAACATTGCGGCGTGCGTGATTTCATGACAAAGCACTTTCTTTAATAATTTACCAGTTAGCGTCTCATTAATATATATAGTTCTGGTTAAATTATCACACGCACCTATAGAAAAATCTCCAGATCTCCTTCTTAAAAGAGGGAAATCTGGAGATACAAAAGCAAGTTTCCAATATGTGTTATTTATTAAAAACATTAAGAAATTTTATTAGCTAACGTTGTCATTTTCTGACGTAACGTAGCTCTTTCTTCTGGAGACGCATCTTTAATCATTTCTGTAATATCTGTTGATAATTCCTGTAAATAAGCTTCTAATTCTTTCATTTGAGAATTAGCATCTTTATGCATTTCTTTACCTTCCATATACATGCGGCGACGCATTGGGCTTCTTCCCTAACGCGGGTCACGGGCCATCATACCAGGCATTTCTGTATAGTAAGATACTCCAGTTCCATGCCCACCAACCGCAGAACTTTGTCCATTTCCACTTGTTGGATAATACATATAACCATTCATCCGTTCAGTATCTCTATAATCTGGCATCATTTTATAAGAAGGTGTTGTATAATAATTTATATTTGTTTCCCCTTGGCTTTTAGCTTCTTCACTTTTCTCCATTGACTAAGTAATAGTACAATAATAAATAGCTTCTGCAAGGTCTTTAATCATATCGACCGCTTCACCAAGCTCATGTGCGTCTACCTTAGATATATCTCCAAGTTGTCCTTGAACACAGCTTGTTAATTGTTCTTTCATTGTTTTTAAAGCATCTGTTGCCATTTTTTATCCCCCTTATGCTATTCTTTTTACATCTAACGAAGCTTGACGTCTAACTTGAATAGATGGTGTCGGTGTTGTGGCTGGATCGTCTTCAGTTCCATCTACATATGCACCAGATACAGTTACACAACAACCGCAAGGAACTGTTATAGAAGCTGTGGTATTTACATGCCAATATTCTCCTGCTGCGGCAGGTGTCACAATTGCAATACTTTCTGGAACTACTACTCCATTTAATGTAATCCCAAGAGCAATCGGTGTAACAGCTCCTCCTGTGGGGATTTGTATATTTCCTTGAAGAGTTACTTCATATCTTGCAAAACGATTAGAGGTATTGCCATTTAAGTTAAGAATTCCTGGAACGAGAGGAACAACATTTCCTTTGTTACATGGAATAGAAACACTGTCAAAAGGGATTGTGCCGTTTAATGTTACTAATGAATCAGCAGCGGTTACATAACTAGACATGAGCAGCCCTCCTTATTAATTATAAAATCCATTACCGCAACAACCATTTCCGCAGTTACATCCAACAGGGTTTGGAACAACATACGCTGGAATCGGAGCCGGATTTAAAGCTCTAAGTAAAGCAGTTGTTTGTGCAGCATTGTCTGTAAGAATTTGACCAGTCTGAGCATTCTGAGATGCCGCTAAGTTTGCAAGATAGCTCTGCATCTGAAGCTGTTGATTTTGTGCTTTAAGAGTATCAATTTCTTGCTGACATAATTTATCAAGGATTGCTTGTGTATTAGCAGTATTAGATGCAATAACATCACGAAGAGCATCTGATACAGCCGTGCGGTCTGCACATGCTTCAGTAGCAACAGTATATTTTAAATCAGCTAATCCAGCACGATTTTCACAGCAACAATTTTGCTGATTCATCGCGATTGTATTAAGCTGAGTAGATAAATTAGCTTGATTATTATTTAATGTTTGAAGAATATTCGCTTGAGCATTACAACGAGAGATCTCTGCTCCAGAGAAGCCTGTGTTAATTGCGCTAGAAATACCAGTTAAACCATTGATAATAGCACTCTGATCGAAACCACGTTGAACATCAGCATTAACTGCATTAACAGTTCCACCGCCGTTACCATAGCCATAACCATTTCCCCAACCGCCCATTAAAATTAAAATGAACAATAGAAAAATCCAAGCGCCATCGCCATTAAATCCACCAAAACCATCATTGTTATTATTTCCTGTTGCGGCAGCTATGTCTGCTAATGAATAACCATTATTATTGTTGAACATTACAAAATCTCCTCTTACTTTCTAAAGATATTTACATTAATTGATTCTTTAAATTTGCAATTTCCTTATCAAAGTCGAGTCCCCTTTGTGCGGCAAGATTTCGCGCCAACATCTATAATCCAGATGAGTTTCCGTTCTGCGCCATATTTATTGCATTATTTATGATTGGATTGTTCTGACCTTGTTGTTGTAATATATTCAAAACAAGTTGCTGAGGATTTTTATCGCCTTTAATCATTTGAATCAATTGCATCGGATTCACGTTCATTTTTTATCTCCTTATCAAAAATTCATTACTGTTTTTTCTTGCGGCGGGGCTGGCTCTTTAGAGCTAGTAGACTGCATCGCCGCCATTAAAGATTGTAACGCCTTATTAAATTCTTCTCTTGTAACATATTCGGTAGAATTATAAGGATTCTAATCTTCAGTAAAAACATATGTTTTAAAAGCTGCTGTTCCATCATTGTTTACTTGTTTAGTATAAATTTTTCCATTTCCTAAATCAGTAAATACCCAAAGGGAACCGTCTAAGTCAATTTGAAAAGCCCTAGCCTCATCTTTTGATGAAACTGGTCTACACTTTAAAAATTGATTAGATAACAAATCTTGAGAATCAATAGGTCTATTACCCATATAGTTATTATATGGGGTGTTGCTCAATAACATGTTATTGTTCCCATAAGGGAATTGTACTTGCGGCTGCCCTGTTATTCCGTTCATTAACTGTGGCTGTTGCAAGTAATTTGGATTATTGTAATTTGCCATTACTTCTCCTCCAATCGAGATCTCTTTAATAAAATTTTATTGACAGTTACTAAGTTTTCGCGAAAAATAGAAAGAAATTTTCTTTCCACAGATATATAAAAATTTCAGCTATAAAATTAATCATATTTGACCAAGTTAGCACTTGACAAGAATAAAAATTTTTTATATAATACAGATAAGAAAGAGGTGTAATTTATGAAAATATTATCATTAGATTTATCAACAAAATCTTCTGGTTGGTGTGTTGGATAGGATGGGATTATAAAGTCTCATGGATACATTACAGCATCATCAAAAGATGTAATTCAAAGAATTATAAAGATGCGGAGTTAGTTATCTGCAATTATATAGAAAGATAAAATAGATAAAATTGTTATGGAATAGGTGCGGCCTGACTTTAATTCACATACAAGCAAAGTCCTAATGTGGCTTCAAGCAGCGATCGCAATCGCCGCACACTAGATTAATCCGAAGATTTAGTTCTAGTTCATTGGACCCAGTGAGTGGCGTGCCGCATTAAAATTTAAGCAAGGTCGAGGCGTAAAAAGAGAGAATTTAAAATCTCAAGATATACAATATGTTAAAGATAAATATAATATAAATGTGAATGATGATTAGGCAGATGCGATGTGTCTTTTTGATGCTTATTTAGAAAAATTCGATAATGAAATAAATTGGGAATAAAAATAAGGAGATTAATCTATAAGATTAATCTCCTTATTTATTACTATTCAGTTGTCTATTCTTCTTCCTATTTCTATTGTTGTTGTTTTAACTAATCTAGCTCTCTTTTTACAGCAATTTTTTGAGCCTTTTCAATATTTTCTGTAATTTCTTTAAAAATATAATAAGTTAAAGAAATAGGAAGTTCATTCTAATTAATTAAATCATAAATTTGATTTTTAAATTGTTCTACTTTTAAATTTATTGTTGTCATTTTTTTAATAAATCCTTTATATTTTTATTTATTAAACTTTATTATGAAAACCTTCTAGATATGCAATTCTTCGTTCATTACTATCTGCGTGTTGTGCTGCTTCTATTGCAGTTTGGAATAGATAATTTAAACTTTCTCTTAAATTTTTTCCGTTTAAAAAAAGAGTATCAGTAGAAATTGTTTTAGCTTTAATCTCATCTATAATCATAGTATGAATATTAGAATAAGATAGATCCCAAGTTCCCCCTAAGCTAACTTTTCCAGGTAATTGAACTGAACCATAAAAATAAGCACTTGCATTTACATTCATTGTTCCAACGATAGGTTTACCAAACGAATTATTTTTGGTCCCAAAAGTAGCTCCTGGGAAACTGAAGCCTCCTCCACCAGAATCTCCGCTTAATTTTACTATATTAGTAAAACTAGCCCGTCCACTTGGAGTAATACTCCAACTTGGGCCTGTTAAATGCCCATCGCTGCCAAGAGAAACTCGAGGTTTATTAGTATCAACTGCTCCAGCCGTACTTTTCGTTCCCCAATAAATAGCACCACCATCAATATGCCAATTACCAATTTTTCCTGAGGCTGCTATTAACTCCCCAGCCGAGTTTACTGAAAAATTTGTTCCTAGTTTAAAACCATCAGTCCCAATATAAACATAATCATTAGTATTATAGGTTCCATATTTTATATAAGATCTCCAATCGTGCCCAATCACTTTGCCATTTTTATCTTTAATTTCTACATCTTGCTTAGCAGAAACAGTCCAATGATTAGCATTAGCTTCTGTTATTGCTCCAGCCCCTAATCTTAAAACCCCATCTTGAGAAACATAAAATTTACTACCAATAGAAAGACCCTAATGTGATAGATAAAAACCTTCTTCAGTAGAGTTTAACGTATTATGGCTACCAGTATAAATTTTTGATCCTTTTTGACTGTTTAAACTATCACTACCAATTGCCCAACCAGCTATATCACCACCGCCAGAAGCATGAAGATAACCCTCTTTAGTTACATAAAAATGTCCACTTCCAAAGAAAATTTCTGGTTCAGATAAATTAATTAAAAGACCATCTCCACTAGCATTTCCTGTTGATTCTAAAAATCCAGAACTATTTATTTTTTTATATGTGTAATTTGATGGCAATCCAGTATTCTTATCATAATTTTTCCAAAAATTACCACTATAAAGGAAACCATCCGCTCCGCCGCTAGGATCAATAACTACTTGTCCAGCATTTGCTTTACCAAAAATAGCAGAGCCATTCTCGCTATTTAAGAAAAAGGAACGTACACCATCTGCATATCCAAATAATCCAACATCAGATTTATTTGAACCACCAATATTTTTAACCTATCCCATTAAAACGCCAGTAAATTCATTACTTTCATTCTTTGTACCAGCACCCATTTGTGGAGATAATATATAATTGCTTCCACTATCATCATCATCTTTGATTTGAATACTATTACCATCCCAGTCATTAAGGGCGGATAGTCCAAATTTATTTAATAAAAGATGAATAGGAATATGAATTGATCCAATCTTTACTGAAAATGACTAATCTTGAGTATTTTGTTCCTAATATACATCACAAACTATTGCATTTGTTACTGAAAAACCATCAAATCTGCTCATTGGAGAACAATAAAAATAATTAATAGGTTTATCGTCTGCTGTATTTCTAAAATCCTATTCAAGAGAACCAGTTAAAGTAAAAATATAACTAATCGGTTTTAAAAAACTACCATCTGCAATATTATTTGTTGAAACATCTTCCCAAAATTCATTTCCATTAGAATCTGTAAATTTTTTCTAACAAATAATTTCAAAAGGAATGTTAGCATATTGCGGTTTCATACCATCATTACTATATACCGCATACCTAAAACCGCTTAAAGGCTTTAAATAAATATGATAATTATCATCATAAATAGTTGTAACAATAACAGGCATAGTAGCATAATATTTCTTATCTTCTATTTCTACTGTACATTTTACAATATCCGCAGGAGAGTTTGTAAAAGAAAAACTTTCTGCAAATCCTATCTGTCCTTTTGTTTTTGCCTATTCATTATCTGGAATTATTAAATTGGAATTATCATCTTTATTTTTTAAAATTTCCCATGAAGAATTTATATCAATATTATCATTCTATAAATTTAACTCTTCACCATTTTTCCATACTTCAACTTTAAACAATTGAAAAGCTGCGTTTGAATTAATTGGATAATATCCATCTTTATATTTTCTTTTGCCCTAATCTTGATAAGTTTCAAGTTTGTAATTTAAATAAGTTCCAACCTGATCTTCAAAAATTACTCTAGTAACAGTAGGATAACCATCAAAATCATTATTATCCATGGTATTAGGTACAATACGAGTTATATATTCAGTTCCGTTTGTACCAGGATCACCCTATTTAACAAAAGTAAATCTAGTTGCCGCAGAAAAAACCATGTCTTTATATTTTACAAATAATTTGACTTGATTATTTTGATATTGCACACGATACTTATTAGAAATACCATACATTAAACTAGGTACTTGATAATACTTTTTGAACTAAATATCTTCATCCTATTCTTCCTAAGTATTATTCTCTTGATTCACTATTGTGAGCATAGTATCTTTTACAGGAAATTCCCACCACCACTAAGCATTTTTTTGAACAACTTCATCTTTAATAGAATTACCTAAATTATCATATAAGGTAAATGATAGTGCTTTTATTACCTGTTGAACTGTTGAATTTGAGCTAGTCGGAGCATCTCCTTCTTCATCATATTGAAAGACTACCTAACCATTGTTAATAACAACATTGTATTCACCTTCACTTGTTAATGAATTTGTTAAAGTGATTGCGGCAGTTCCTAAATAAATATCTTCTTTCTCACCATTTTCTTTTTCTAATGTTTTAAATACAGAACATTTAAAAGTGTCAAAAGAAGTGATATTCTTTATTTGAAGATCATAGATTTTATTTCTCTTTACTCTTTGAATATAATCAAAGCTTGCTAAAGTATTACTTGCACTTTCTATTTTTTCCGCATCTCGTCTTGGTAAATAAGTGCCATTTGCAAGACCTATTTGAATGTTGTTCCATGCGGCAACTGCTTCATCATACTGATCATTTAAATCAAAAGTTTCTTCTAGTTGTTCTAATGAAGAAAAAGACTCATGTCCCCAATAATATTTATAATTATCTCCAAGCTATTCTTCTCCATTAATTTTACAAGTAAGAGTAGGATGTCCTATATCAAAATAAAATCTAGTTCCGCCATCAGATTCAATAGAAACCTATTGAACTCCTGTTTTTCTTAAAATTGTTAATGTCTTAACAATAACATTATCATTATAAATAACAGCAACTTTTATTCTTGTATATTTTGCGGTTGCTTTTTCTATATCAAAAACATATTTATTTCTACTTGGTATCCATTCAACAATAGGTTCTTGACCTTCACTCTACGAAATAATATTACTATTATTTAAGCATCTCCAACCGCGTCCAAGATGTTTATTATAATATTGACTATTAGGAGAAATACTTATATCCTAAATACCCCAAAAGAAAGGAAGATTTGATGTTGAAGTAAGTAATTTTCCTTTTACTCTAATTTGTGCGGTAATTGTTTTATAATTTTTCTCTCCTGTAACTCCTATAAAACTAGTCCCTTCAGGAGTCAAAAAAGAAATAGCAATACCATTTAACTCAGTTTCAGTCATGCGGTTTGCGCCTAATAACTCAATATCACTAATCTCAATATCGCCGCCCTCTTGAGGTGAAATTTTCTATGTTTTTAACTCTCCAAATGAATCTGGAAAATTTCTATTAAAAATTTCAATTGACTAAATTCTTTTAAAATTTTGTCCATCAATATTAAAAATCTAATATTGTCTAGTTTTTCTTTCCTGTTGATAAGGATTAACACCAGACATGCTATCTTCATCAATTACATAAGTTCTTATAACCTAACTTTGTGTAGCATTATCTACAAAGCATAATCGGAAAATTATACCAAAGCTTCCTTGATGTTGTTTTTTCTCGTCCAGAGAAGTTTTAAACGAAGCTCCCGCAACAATAGATGAAGATTGCTGTATATATGTCTATAATTCATCTACATTTATATTTATATTCTAATCTATTACCATTTCATCAGGTATCTAACTATACTTATAAATAGTATATAAATACTACTTATTATCTGAATCTAAGTAATAAATTCCATTAGTCTAAATACAATTTCTACCAATTATATCATATGCTTCATCTCCAACCGCCTATGATATAAAATTAATTCCTAATTTATTAGTCGTTCCAAGAATTGTTTTTTCTTTACTCATATCATTTCCTGGAACTAAAATATATACTTCTGAACCTTTAGAAAAAGTTACATCTAAGTTACTACTATAGGCATAAAATATTGCGTCTTGATAACGACATCTATATTTACCAATAGTAGAGTCTTCACAAGATAGAACTTGTGCTTGAATTGTTCTATCATAACTGGCTCGCTATACTGAATTTTTTGTTAATAATTCAATAGCATCTAAAACTTTTTCATTTACACTCATTTCTTATCTCCTTTTTTCTCTTGTATTTGACAAGTGAAAAAACTTTTCATATTAGATTATAAAATATTTTTTTTCACTTGTCAAATCTCATTAACTAAAATTATAATTTTTTAGTTACTCCATCATAATTGTAGCGGGTAATATCAAAAAATTCCTATTTAGTTAATCTTTGATCTTCTACTAATTTTATCATATCTTTTAACTAATAAACTCCGCTATTCCATTTATACTCAATTAAAATTATATCTTCCATAAAATTCCTTTCGTAAAAAGAAGATAATGAGGATTATTCCTCATTATCTTCTTAATGCGCGTTGTGCGGCAAGATTTACTAAATCATTAAATGCTTCTTCAATCTATCTCTTACTATTGACATTCGGGAAAGATGCGCTAATCTATACTTTTTGTTGGATTTCATCAGTTGAATTAGCGTTAAAATAACTAGATTTTAATCCAGAAACTCTAGCTTGAATACTTCCACCAAGATTACTTGTAATTTGTCTTAACACCATAACTCCATCTAAGAAATTTTTAGTATCTTCTTTATTTAATACAAGCTATTTCTCATGAAGAATCGCAACTCTTCCTTCATCAGATCCCCAGTCTCCAGTATAACCTCCTGTATCCATAACCACTTTTCTATTATGAACAACGATTCCACTTGCTAAAAAAGTATGACATTCATCAACTTCTAAGTTATAAACAATATAATCTAATTCTGGCATATACTCAATTTCTTTTACAAAAGTATCCCCAAAATAGTTTAAAACTTCATCATTAACATTAAGTAGAGTTGCTTCTACTCCATGTTCATATAAAGAATTTTCTATATCTAAAGACTTCCATCCTTCAGTTGTTAATATAGGATGTCCAGGAGTAACTTTTAATTCAATACCATTAGAAAATTTTATTAATACTAATTTCTTAACATCAAAATGAATAAAAGTTTTTATTACTTTTTTATTTTCATATTTTTGAGTTTTATCATTATAGGCAATAACTAAATCATCTACTTGTATATCTTCAATATTTTTATAAGTTCCATCTGCCATATAAATTTTAGTTCCTGCGGCGAAACATCCTCCACCAGTTCTTTTTAAAAGAGCAATTGGAGTATGATCCATAGCTCCTCTATAAGCTGGCGTTACAGGAGCTCTAGAAGAGGTAGAACTTCCACTACCAGATGGGCGGCCGCCACCGCCTCCACCTCCACCAGAGCCTCCGCTACCAGAACCTCCAGAGCTGCCTCCGCCGCCATCATATCCACCAGTATAATCTCCTAGAGGATTAGCAACTAGTGCGGCATTGGCATTTTGAATTCTAATAATCATCGCCTCATAAGCTGCGGCGGTCTGTTGGTAAGAAGCAGCTGCTTCTTGTTGTTTCTTAATAAAGGCTTGAATCTACGTGACAGCTTGAATAGCAGCATTACAAACATTTTGATACTCAGTAACTAATCCTTGAGCAACTTGTCTTAAATCAAGAATGGCTTGAAGTTCACCGTACATTAATTGAATTAATTCAGCATTTTCCATACCTAATAATTCAAATTCATCTTTAACTTGGTCAACACCTTGTGAAACCATATTTAAATCAACTCCAGCTTCTGCCGCCATTTGAGCTAATTCCATTTCATAGTCTCTAGTAACCTCAGTTAATTCTTCAAAAGAAGCTTGAGTAACAGGTAAGAATCCACCTTCACCATTAATATAATCTATCATAGCTTGGATACCTTCACCCCAAGGTGTGAGTAAATTCTAAACTAAAGATTCTTTTTCTTCAAGAGTCATAGCTTCATAATTTGCAGCATCCTATTCATATAAATTAGCTAAATCATTTACCGCAGATTCCGCGATATTAGTACGAATATCAGAATTTTGTTGCATTAATCCAGTTATATATTCCATACTTTGTTCTCGTAATAGGGCCTATCGTTCAATCTTCTCTTCTCGTGTTAAAGAAGCATCATTCTAAATATCTACTATCTAAGATTCAAATTCTCGTACAGAAGCAAGTACCTATTGTAAATTATTTTTATATTGATCTTTATCAAAATTATATAAATCATTAACCGCCTGATTATAGCTATCTTCCGCCTCTGAAATACCCTATTGATCAGCTACATAATGATAAGAATAGTTACCTTGAGAATCTCTTTGTAATCTTAAAGAAGTTTTACTAGATTGAGCAGCTTCAAGAGCAATTCTAGCTTGTTCAATTTGTAATAACTTCTCTGCTCTATCAACATCATATTGAGTAAGTTTCTCTTTACTTCTTAGGTTATTTAGTTGTTCATCCATGACCTTCTTTAACGCGCGCTGGCCTTTTAAAGTATCAGTATTATTAATAGCATCAATGAATTTAGATTCAAGTTGTTGCACACCAAAAGCCGCATTAATAGCATCTAAATACTCATCCGCATTTTTAGTCATTAACTACCACTGTTGATCTAAATAATCTAATCCTTTTCCATCGGTTATTTTCTTATTTAAATCATCAAAAATTTTATTAATAGCATTAGCATATTTATCAGTAAGAGTTTGAATAGATTCTTCAATTACGCTATTAATATTTTCAATAGCATCTTTATAATTCTTTTCATATTCTTTAGCTAAATTAGTTTGGCCATTTGCAATAGCATCTTCATAATTCTTTTTCCAGAATTCACCCTATAATCTTAATAGATTTAATCTATCCATTTCATTCTTTTGAAGTTGCTTATAATAACTATCCATAGCATTATAATTTCTATCGCCATATAATAGCTACATTAAATCTAAATCATGTTCAATCAAATCTTGAACAAACTCATATGCATCAAGTCTCTCGTCTAATTGATCATCAATATCATCAACAGTATCTAAAATAGCTTCATCAATATCTTGAATTAAACCATTAATATCTTTCATTTGATCCTGTAACTCTTTAAGATCATTTTGTAAATCCTACATAGCTTGCGCTTTATTATCTCCATAAATTGAAGATGTTCCAGTAGCATCAATACTTTCAATCTGCTATCTTGTCTACATCATTTTATTAGCTAAAGCTTCAACCTATTTAGTTTCAAAGTAAGAAGTTAAATCACCTAAATTTTGTTTAGCATCCTCAAATACTTTATCAAAATTAGTGTCTTTAAGAACGTCATCACTATTAATTACATTTCTAACAAAATCATTCCAATCTCTTTCAGCTTCACCCATATCAAGACGAATCTAAACTTCTGTGCGGAATTTCTTAATATTAATTTCAATTTGCTCTTGAGTAATTTTTTCAATCTCATCAACCAAATCTTGCATTTCCTCACGAAGTTTATCATAATTATTAACTTTTGATTGAGTATCCTTTAAATCTTCTTGTGCTTTTTGAATCTATTTATTATATGCTTCAATATCTGCGGCAAGTTTCTTTTTATATTCAGCATCTGTTGATGCATTATATTGTTCAATTATCTTATTGGCGCGGTCAGTTAATGTATTAACAGCTTTTTGTTTTTCCTAAATTAAAGATAAATAATTATTAATATTTCCATATTTATCAAAAGTTGCACCAAGATTCTTTAAAGTCTTTTGTTGATTCTTTAAATCTTGTTCTTGAATTTTTTGCTTTTCTTTAAGCTTTTCTTTTTGCTTATCTAAAATAGCAACTTGTTTATTTAAATTATCAATTAACTATTTACCATATAATCTTTCTTGAACTTTTTGAACTCTATCAAGGTCTCTCGAAATACCTTTAAGTTCAATATTTATATCATGGTATAGGTCTTTTTGATCTTCTAGCGGTTTCTTTAGATCTTTTTTAGAGGTATCTGGTTTTGCAGCTTTTCCACTGCCTCCTTTACCGCCTTTACCTCCGCCGCCTCCGCGACCTTTTCCGCCGCCTCCGCCGGAGCCACCTTTAGATCCTCCGCCATGTGAAGCTTGTTTATATTTAAATCCACCACCACTTGCTTTATGAGCAGAATTAACTTTTAAACTAAAAGATTTATTTTGTTTTTTTGCGACTTGAGTTTTAACATCAGGTTGGACTTCTAAAGCATCATACTACCAACCTCCTGAAAATCCACTACTAAAAGAAGGCGCAAATGAGCCAAGAGAAGATCCAGTTTGAACTTGAGGAAATTGAACTATACCTGTTACAGGAGTCGCTGTACCAGTATATCCAACAGTTTCATTCTCTTCAGTACCCGTAACATTATTTTCAGTTACCTCTGCATCAATACCCATTGAAGCTAAATAATCCTAAGCTTGTTGAGCAGTTTGAAAAGATGCATCAACTAAATTAGATAATGCTGCCAAAAATTCTTCATCTTCTAATTTAGTACCAACAGTTACATCATCTAAGTTTTGAATATCAAAATATTGAAGTAATAAATTATCAACTTGACTATTGAAATCATCAGTATTAAGATTAACTTGTAAAGCAATATCTTGTTGAGCTGCCTATCTTAATTGATTATATGCCTATTCACTGCCATTAGCGGCTTCCTTCATTAATTCAAGATTTTCTGCACTTTCTAGGAATGATCTTGATAAAGAATCCCCATCTAAATCAAGTAAGTCAGCATAAGCTTCTCTTATATCATTAATATATTCACCTATATCTTGCATTGAATGGTTAGACAATGCATCTATCCAATCATCATAATTTTTTGTTACATCTTGGATTGCACTATCAAACCTTAAAATTCCTTCTGCAACATCTTCAGCCGCCCAAGTATCTTCTGCTAGAGATTTTGCAAGATCATCTGATTGTGTTGCAAAATCTTGAACAGTTTCCGTCATAGCTTGTAAACCATCAACAGCATCTTCATCCACGGGTGACATAGCTTCATGTTGTTGATGATATAACTCTTTAAGTTGATCTTTAGACTATGTTATTTTTTCATTTAAATCTTTTGTCTGATCTCCAACTGCCGCAACTGCATTATGAATTTCTTTAACTACTTCAGGGAAGCCCGCAAGAGTTTCTTTTGACTCTCTCTGTCTATTAACGAGATCTGTCCATTTATCAATTACTGCTTGAGTTGCTCCGCCTGTATCATTTATATATGAAATTTGATCTTCTAATAAACCATAATTAAAGCCCTATTGCAAACCTTCTTTCATTGGTAGTTGCGAAATAGCTTCATTATCTAATTTATCATAATCATAATGCTTATCTGATAAAGTTTGTAATCTATTTAGTTCATTTTCAACCTAATCGACAGTATTTTTAAACCCATCTAATTTTAATTCATTAACATGTGTAAAAAACTCATCTAAATTTTGAGTTGGTATTTTATATGATCCATTAGCTTGCATTTCAAACAACTATTGAATCTATGGAGCTAATCCTTCATACTCTTTAGTAGAAACACTCTTTCCTTTTTTAATCTGATCTTCTAAAGATTGATAAAAGACATAATTTTCTGATGCATCTCCCCTCATAGCGGAAAGATCTTTTTCTTCAAAAGTTTTTTCTTCTTTTAAAATACTTTCAATTACATCTTTTAAATCTACCCAATTCTGAAGTGAAGATGGAGAAAGTTCAAATGCCTAAAGTAAACTATCTAATTGCTATGTATCTAATTTAGATAACTAATCAAAAACGCTAGTTGGAACTAATCCAGGTATTTTCTCTTGAATACTATCAATAACTTTCTCAATTTCATTATATTTATTATATAAAGCAGATTCATTAGTAAGTAAATAAGAATCCGCTAGTTCCTAAGGTGTTGTATCTCCTAATAATTCTTCTTTACTTAGTGCTTCTTGAAGTTCTTGTTTTTGTCTAAAATAATCCCCCGCATTTTGAACATTAGAAAAATCAAGTGTACCTTTAGATTCTTTTGATAATGCAGTAAAAGCAGCTTGATTCTAATTTACATCTTTAAGGGCGTTATTAAAAGCTTCCATCTATTTTGCGGAATCTGCTAACCAATCTTTTAAATTTTGATACCATTGAGCTTGTTCCTATTGATCGCTCATTACTTTACTTAAATCTGAAACAGCTTTCTAAACAGTATGATACATATTTACCATATCTGTCATATTATTATAATCCGCAGAAATAGTCGCAAAACCATTTTCATTTTCAAAACCAGCTTCTTTTAAAATATCTTGAACCTACTGAGAACTTCCATATGGAGCCACTGTTAATTTATATCTTGAAGTTAATTTTCCATTTTCATCATTTTCAACAGATAAAGATGCATTTTTATTATAACTCGGATCAAAAGATTTTTTTAAGTTATCTTCCGCAGCTTTGTACTACTATTTACTAGACTATAATTTTTGTTCTGCATTTTCAGCTTTTAATTCTTTTAAAGTTTGAATTAAATTATCATAATTTTGACGTAATCGATCTGCAGCTTCTCCTTCAAGACCATATTGTTGAATTAAATCTTCTACTCCAGATTTTAAATCAGAACGTGTAATCTAACCTTCTTTATATTTTTTATTTAACTATTCAATAGATTCATATAGTTCTTGATTTTTTGTTAGCTACTATTGTTTTTTATTTGCTTCATCAATAGTAGCATTATTTTCCTAAATTTGCGCTTTTCTAGCTTCTTCTGCAGCTTTTTTAACTGCACCCAATGCAGCTGCAAAAGCCAATACACCCGCAACAGCAATCACAAATGGATTCATTAATATAGTTTGATTTAAAAGTTGAAGTTTAATTACAGCTTCACCAGCTGTCCCACTTACTGTCTTTAAAGAAAATGCATGAGCGCCTTCTGCGGCTGTAGCAACACCGGCCTCAATAGCCTCTTCTGTAGTCATAACTTTCATTAAACCAAGTGCGGTTGTCACAGTCACAAAGCCATTTTTAAGCATTGGCAAAGCAAATCCTAAACTAGTAATAGTCTGCAATAATTTTTGACCAGTTGATAAATCTGCGTTTTTCCAAATACTTCCAAGATTTTGAACTTGTTGAATCGCAGTTGCTATTTGTGCAATACCGCCAGCTGCTTTAACATAACTTTCAACTTGAACAACATTTTGCATCCTGTCTTTTCCAGTTGTAAAATCACTAACTGACTTTTGTAACTATTGCTTTTTTAATTCAAGATTTTTTACCAATGAGGGGTCATTTAAAACACCTAAAAGCTCTTCATATTTTACTTTAATTTCATTTGAAGATGAAGAAACTACCTAAGATAATTTTTTAAAAAAAGCTTCAAATGCTTGAGTCTTTTCTTCTTTAGTAAAATCCCCAGAAGATATTTTATTTTGTAATTCTTCCCATTCTATTTCTACTTGATCTAATGCTACTTTAGCATCTTCAGAAAGGTGTTGAAAAGCATCTGTATCTTTTAAATCATGTAAAGTATCTAAAAATGTTCTAACTTCTATTTCAGCTTCGTTAAAAACGTCATCAAAATTATCAATACCATTATTTTTTAATAATACATCAGCTCCAATAGAAGACTTCTTAAATAAATCTTGAACTTCTTTAATTTTTTGCTATAATACTTCTGTTGCTTCAATGGGTTCATTAATTTTTTTTATAATGTTATCAATTTCTTGCTCATTATCTTTTTGATTTCCCAATAAATCTGTTAATGATATATTAGTAAAATGCTTTAAAGGGTCTTTTACTGTATTTAATTTAGACTATATTGTCTGAATTTCATTTCCTAAGCTTTTAATATTATTAAGCAAAGCTTGCATTTCATTAAATTGCTCTGGACTCATGACCCTTGCTAAATCAAGTAATTGTTCTTTATTTTTAAATAAATCTTGACTAAATTGATCAAGTTCAGGAATTTTTCCAAAATCATTTCTTGTAGCCTAAAGTGCTTGCTGAAATTGTCTTGCATTTTCTTTACCAATCTATAAATTATTAATAGTTGTACCAATGCTTTTAGCTATTTGTTCACTAAATACGGTTACTCCAATAGCCCCCAAAGTTTTTAATAATCCAATACCACCATCTAAACTATCAATAAAATTAGCTACAAAATCAGCCACATTAGATAAAGCATCTGCAACTCCATTAATACTATCATTATCAATTAAGCTATCATATATATCTTCCATAGATGCTTTTAATTGATTTAAATGCGCAGCGGTTGATTCCATATAAATATCTTGTTGCTGTTGTAAAGTACCTGCCGCATTTTGAGCAGTATTTAACGCTCTATTATATTCATCAAAATTATCAAATAAAGCAACTAAGTTAGAATACTGTCTTTGACCAGCCATCGTTTGGGCTAAAGAAACTTGTTGTTCACGAGTTAACTCTCCCCAACGGTTACCAATCTCTTCCATGACTTCGCCCATATCACGAAGATTGCCATTCATATCAAGGACGCTAAAACCTAATTCCTTCATTTTTCCAGAATAGTTACCAAGAGAAACTCCTTCTTCATCTATTCCAGCTTTAATATCAGAAATACGAGCATAAACAGTTCTTAATGCAGTACCAACACTCTATGGAGCTTGTTTAGTTGCAGAAATAATTGTTGATAATTGAGCAGCTAATTGCTATTCACTAACACCCATCATAGATGCGGCACTAGCAACTTTACTCATACCAGTACTTAATTCCTATAAATCTGATGCAGTTGTTGCAGCAATTGCAGCTAATCTATCAACATAAACTTCCGCTTCATCTGCACTAACTTTATAACCATTCCAAACCGCAGTTAATTGCTCAGAAACTTCCTCTGTAGACTGTCCTGTTACATTCGCAGCTTTTAACGTAACTGCGGTTCTAGCTTCTACTTCCTAATCAGATAAGCCCTGTTGAGCATAGATTAAAGCAGCATTTGTATAGTCAGTAGTAGATGTTCCTAAATTTTTAGCTGCATTATTAGCTTTTTCTGCAAAACGATCCATCTCATCCGCAGTTTTTCCAGTTACAATTCGAATATCATTTAATGATCCATCTAAAGCTTTAACATATCCATAAGCTTGTTCTATGGAACGCGACATAGTATTGACTGCCCCTGAAGCAAGACTCCATTTTAAAGAATTGCCTAAAGTTGTAGCCATTTTATCTAATATAGTATGACTCTATTTTAATTGGATATTTGTATCTGTAACATGAGAAGCTAAATTTCTAAATGCATTTTCTCCTGCTGTTCCACCTAATTTTAAAGTCTAATAAACTTGTTGAATTGAAGAATGAGATTCTTTTAAAGAATCTTTAAAAGCTTCAATATTAGTTGTATTTAATTTTGTATTAAAAGCTTGTCTTAAAGCTTTCTAAACATTCTATACCTATGTCTTAATTTTACTAAAATCTGCTGCTGCTTGTTTAGCATCAGTAGTATTTATTTTCATTAAATCTTTAGTAGTTAATTGTTGAAGTTCTTGCAAAGATTTTTTTAACTAATTTAAACCTTGTTTCTGAACGTCAAAACCAACCGAATATTTTATTTGACCATCAGCCATATCCTTTTATCTCCTTTATATATTTATATAAATTTATAAAAAAATCTTCTTTATATATAATATAAAAAAACTCTATTTATATTTATTACACTCCGACCGAGTAAAAATTTTTTGATAAATTATAAAAATTTTGATATAATTTTTATATGAAATGTAAGAAAGAATATTTAAAAATTATAAAAATGCATGAGGTATAAAATGAGTACATATGTGTTTTCAGACCTACACGCTCAATATAATCTTTGGCGAAAAATAAAAAATTATATTAAACCAGATGATATTGTATTTTGTCTTGGTGACTGTGTAGATAGAGGTCCAGCGGGGCTTGAAATTCTATATGAAGTAATGGAAACTCCTAATATTACCTTACTACGCGGAAACCATGAAGATTTTATTGCTACTATTGGTGAAAAAATTTTAAAATGTGAATCAGAAGAAGATGTATATTGGGAATATCCAGATGAAATGTATATATGGAAAGCCAATGGTGCTTCAAAAACCATTGAAGCTTTTCAAAAGTTAAGTAAAAAAGAAAAAAAAGAATTAATAGATAAGATTAAAAAATTACCCACTTGGGCAATTTATGAAAACAAAGATAATAAATTTTATCTTTGTCATGCGGGAAGACAACCGCAAACAACAGAACATTTAATTGAAAATCATAGAGTAATTATTCCAATGAATAATTATATTTGGGATAGAGATCATATTTCAGATATAGTATGGCGAGGAGAAAAAAATGAATTTTGTGTTCATGGTCACACTCCAATATTAGCTATAAATTATTATATAAATAGATATGAAATCCCGCCCAAAAAAAAGAATGAGATATATACATATTGTGACGGTCATAAAATAGATATAGATTTAGGTTCTTTTGTTACTCATCGCGCATGTCTATTTAATCTTGACACTTTTGAACCAATTTATTTCGAAGATAAATAATTAAAATTATTTATATATAAGTACATTGAAAACTAAATATTATTTTATTAAAAAAGGAGAAAAAAATGATTTAGAAAATTGTAACTACTGTAATTCCACTTTTAGTACCTATTGTAATAATCGCTCTCTTATGTCTTGTAATTACCTTGATTGGTAAAGCCATGTATAAGAAATCTCCGCCAAATATGGCAATGGTTGTAACTGGACCTTTTGGAAATAAAACAATTATTGGTAAAGGTTGTTTTGTAATTCCTATTCTTGAAAGAGTAGACTTCCTTTCTCTTGAAAATATGCAATCAGACTTCACATCTAAAGATGACATCCCTACAAAAGATGCTATTAATATTTTAGTAGATGCGGTTGCTAACTTTGCAATTTCAACTGACCCGAAGGTTCTTCCAAAAGCTGCCGCAAAATTCTTAGGTAAGAAACCAAAGCAAATTGAGGAAATTGTAAGACCAGTTCTTGAAGGTAATATCCGAGAAATTATTTCTCAAACAACTTTAAAAGAACTTATTCAAGGTGATAAAAAGATTATCGCAGAAAGAATCATTGAAAATGTTACTCCAAATCTTCGAGATATGGGTCTTGAATTAACAACTTTTAATATTCAGAATTTCAAAGATAAAAATGGAGTAATTGATAACTTAGGTCTCCAAAATACAGTTCAAATTAGTAAAGATGCTGCTATTTCTAAAGCAAAAGCTGAACAAGAAATTGCAGTTGCTGAAGCTAACGCGCGAAAAGCTGCTAATGAAGCTCAGATTGCTGCCGCAACTGAAATTGCAGAAAGAGAAAATAAGCTTACAATTAAAAAAGCTGAATTAAAGAAGCTTGAGGATATTAAGAAAGCGGAAGCTGATGCTGCTTATGAAATTCAGCAACAGGAACAGCAAAAAACAATCGAAATTGCAACTGCTGATGCAAAACTTGCAAGACAAGAAAAAGAAATTGACTTACAGGAACGCGAAGTTAGTATTAGAGAACGTAAACTTGAAGCCGAAGTTAAGAAAACAGCAGAAGCTAAAAAGTACGCTGCTCAACAGGAGTCTGATGCAAATCTTTATGCAACTCAAAAGAGTTCTGAAGCTGATTTATTTGAAAGACAAAAGAAAGCTGAAGCCGAACAGTATGAAACAGAGCGACGTGCGGAAGCTCAAAAAGCTAAAGCTGAAGCTGAAAAATTTGCAAAGATTCAGGAAGCAGAAGCTATTAAAGAGACTGGCGCTGCGGAGGCTGAGGCTATTAAGGCTAAAGGTGCCGCAGAAGCTGAAGCTATTAGAGCTAAAGCAACCGCTGAAGCTGAAGGTTTGTTAAAGAAAGCTGAAGCTATGGAAAGATATGGCGAAGCAGCTCGTGAACAGCAAAAACTAGACGCGTTAAAGATTTACTTTGAACAGCTACCCGCAATTGCTGAAGCTATTGGTTCAGGCTATGCAAATGTTGAAAAGATGGTTATGTTTGGAGATGATTCTTCAAAATTAAGTGGTAATATTATTAATAATATTACTCAAGTTTCTGAAGGTCTTAATGAATCACTTGGTATTGATTTAAAATCTTTAATGTCTGCTTTCATTGGTGGAAAAATCGTTGATACAAATCATACTGAAGCAACTGAGTAATAATAATTTATAACAAGGAGAATTTTATATTCTCCTTGTTTTTTTTATAAATTTTTATTATAATATATTTATAAAATATTGTAAAGGAGACATGAGCATGTCAACACAAATTGAAACTGCACTTAGCTATTGGCATGATAGACTTTCTAAAGAGTATGGAGAAAATAGAATTTTAAATATTACTTTATATGGCTCTCAGAATTATAATATTGACACGCCCAATTCAGATGTTGATGTTAAAGCAATTTTTATCCCAACTTTAAAAGAAGCTGTTTTAACAAATAAAAGGCTATCTTCAACTCTTTATAATGAAAAAAATGAACATTGTGAAATTAAAGATATTCGAGAAATGTTTGAAATGTATAAAAAACAAAATATAAATTTCCTCGAAACATTATTTACTTCATATAGATGGGAAAATCCTAATTATTCAAAAATTCATACTATATTACGAGATAATGCTGAAAAAATTTCACATTATAATAATTATGCATGTATAAACAGCCTTTGTGGACAAGCTAAAAACGCTATCATGAGAATATCAGATTATCCAAATGATAATAAAAAATTTGCTAAAATTTATTATTTTTATCTTTTTTTAAATAAATATCTAAAAAATAATAGCTATAAAGATTGTCTCTATGTAAAAGATTCTGAAAAAATTTTTAATATTCCTGCGAGAGAAATGCTTGTAGCTTTAAAGCAAGAAAAAGATACAGTCCTTGCAACCTTAATTCCAGAATATTATAATTTTTTTAATTCTTCTTTAACTTTTTTAAAAGAATTTTTTACTTTTCTGCCAAAGTGCCCATATAATTGGACTATTGATGATACTATACCTAATTTATTAAATAATATTATTTTTGATACTATTCAAATATATGAACAAATAGAAGGGGATAATTAATGGGAATACTTGAAGTGATTTTAATTATAAATGTTGCACTTAAATTTTTTAATCTAATTGATTGGAGTTGGAACTTAATTTTTTGGCCGTTCTGGGCGGAATTAGCAATTATACTTATTATTTATTTAAAAGACTGGCTTGAAGATTATTAATTGATTTTTTATAAAAATTTTATTATAATTATAATATAAGTTATTAAAGAAAAAGAGGTAAAAAATATGGGAAGATATGATAATGAAAATTGGGACAATTCGTCTCAGATGAATAGACAGCGAGACCTAGTTCTTTCTACAAACGAATTTTGTTTCTTGCAGTCTAAAACAAATGGTGCAATTAAAACATATACTGGTCCTATTACTATGACAATTTCTGCACAGGAGTCTCTTGTTGTCTTTAATTCTAAGACAAAGAAATTCGAGGAAACGCAGGATTTTGAAAAGGCTAAGCAGCTTTTCATTTCAGCTCCTGAAGGATGGTATGTAGTTCTAAAAAATCCGGCTACAGATAATTCTCATCCGGAAGCCGCAAAAGCTGTTAATAGTCCGAATCTTGAAATTGGACGTAAGATTAATATTGCTGGTCCAGTTTCTTTCTCACTGTTCCCTGGACAGATGACAAGAGTAATCAGAGGACATAGACTTCGTTCTAATCAGTATCTCCTTGCGAGAGTTTATGATGCGGAAGCCGCACGTGAAGGCATCGCAACAGCAACTATTGTTGATACTGAAGGTAAGGAAGTAACAACAAAACCTGAAAAATATTTCGTTGGTCAGATGATTGTTATTAAAGGAACAGAGGTTTCTTTCTACATCCCGCCAACAGGAATTGAAGTTATTCCTATTGAAAATAGTAATGAATATGTCCGTGATGCAGTTACTCTTGAAAGACTTGAGTATGCAATTCTGAAAGATGAAGATGGAGAAAAGAGATATATTCATGGTCCTGCTGTGGTATTCCCAAAGCCAACTGAAACTTTTGTTTCAGCTCCTAAGGGTGGACTCATTTTCCGCGCTCTTGAACTTTCACCAATCAGCGGAATTTATGTAAAAGTAATTGCAGCCTATGATGAAACAAAGAATGGTAAGAAAATTCATCATCCTATTGGAGAAGAACTTTTTATTACAGGAAAAGACCAGATGATTTATTATCCGCGTCCAGAACATGCTATGATTCAGTATGATGGTAAGTATATGCATCATGCTATTGCAATTCCAGAAGGAGAAGGACGCTATGTTCTTAATAGACTTACTGGTGAAATTAAGACAGTCCGCGGTCCGCAGATGTATCTACCAGACCCGCGTAATGAAGTTGTTGTAAAAAGAAAACTTACTCCAAAAGAGTGCGATTTAATGTATCCTGGTAACACAGAAGTTCAGAAATATAATGGAAATCTAACAGAACAGGCTGTTGAAAAACTTGCTCGTAAAGGTCTTACTGGTTCTGCGTTAACAGATATGCTTAATACCACATATTCGACTTCAAATCAGGAAGCAACTCTTGCTATTTTTGAAGCTAATGCAAATATTTCTCGTGGTGTAAGTTATACAAAACCGCGCACAATTACGCTTGATACTAAATATGAAGGTGTTGTTGGTATTGATGTTTGGGGCGGATATGCCATTAATGTAGTATCTAAAGCTGGTAAAAGAGATGTTGTAATTGGACCTACAACTCGACTTCTTGATTATGATGAAACTCTTGAAGCAGTTGAACTTTCTGGGGGCACGCCAAAGGGTTCAAAACCGTCTATTAAGACAGCTTTCTTACAGATTGAAAATAATAGAGTTTCTGATAGAATTAATGCTCAGTCCGCAGATGCGGTAGACGTGCAGATTCAGCTGAGTTATTGTGTAAGCTTCTTGAAAGAGCATAAAGATTCTTGGTTTACAATTAACAATTATGTAAAATATCTATGTGACAATATGCGTTCTCTTATTAAAAGAGAAGTTAGAAAATATAATATTAAAGATTTCTATGCAAATTCTACTGAAATTATTAGAAATATTGTACTTGATATTTCAGAAGCAACAACGACTGAAGATAAGCCTTTTGGGAGACTCTTTAAAGCTAACGGTATGTTAGTAAATGATGTTGATATTATTGGTGTTGGTATTGAAAGAGATGTTGCAGTAATTCTTGAAAAGCATCAGAAAGAAATGATTCAAAAAGGTGTTGAACTTACAGACGCAGAAACTCGTATGCAGGTTATTACAGCTCTCGCAAAAGTTCAGAAAGAAGAAGCAACTCTTAAAAATGAAAATGCTCTTTATACTCTTGAATTAGAACACAAGAGAACAGAAGAAGAGATGCGAAATGCTGAAGAAATTCGTAAGAGAAAGCGTGAAGCAGAGGCTGCAGCTGCTCAAGCTAAAAATGACCTTCAGACAGTTCTTACTGCCATTCAGACAGCTGAAATGGCAAGAGAAAAAGAGAAGAATGATGCACAGATTGCACATGAAAAAGAACTTGCGGCAATTGAAAAAGCTAAACAGGAAGCCTATGCCGCAACTGTAAAAGAAATTATGAGTTCTATTTCTCCTGACCTTGTTGCTGCAATTAGTGCTAGTTCAAAAGCAGATCTTCTTAAAGAAGGTATGAAAAACATGTCTCCTTATGCAATTGCGAATGGAGAGTCTGTTGCGGATACTGTTAATAAGCTTATGAGAGGAACTTCTCTTGAAGATGTTCTTGATAAAGCTTCTCCAAAAATTAATTTCTAATTTTTAACTTTTCCTTACAAGGAAGGAATTAAAAATTCCTTCCTTGTTTTTTTATAAAAATTATTATATAATATTTATGTAATAAAAAAAAGGAGAAAAATAATATATGAGAGACCCTAATAGACTTTATAAGTTTTATGAAAATTTAAGAGATATACATATGACTTATTTCCCAGATTGGAGATTTGGACAGTTTATATATAATTTTCAAAACTGGTATTTACTTTCACATCAAAGAGATGTTTTTTATATTGAAGATGATAAAATGATGAAAATCATTAGAGAATATGTAAATGATATGGGACCTAAATATACAAGCTAATAAGGAGATGATAAATAATGCTTAATAAAAACAATGAAAGAGAACTTGCTTATGTAGTTACTGTTGATGCTATAACTCCAATTAAAGGCTATGATAGAGTAGAGCTTGCTCATGTAGGCGGATGGACTATTGTAGTTGGAAAAGGCGAGTTCCATGCGGGCGACCCTGCAATTTATTTTGAAATTGATTCTCAGCTCCCTGAAGTAGAGCCATTTACTAATATGGAGTTTCTTGCTAAGAAACATTATAAGATTAAAACACAGAAAATGTGTAAATCCATTTCTCAGGGACTCCTAATGTCTGCCGCTAATTTTGGATGGACTATTGAAAAACATAACTATGGATATTCTATTCATGAACCTGGCGGAGCGGAACATAATGCTGAAAATGAATCTCGTTTCCTCACAAAGCAGCTTAATGTGACATATGCTGTTCCAGAAGATAATGCCCGCAAAGCAAACTCTGTTGATAAATATAAAAAAATGGCACAGCGTAACGGTAAACTGTTTTCTCATCAGCCTTTCAGATGGCTTATGAAGAAAGAATGGGGAAGAAAGCTTCTTTTTATCTTCTTTGGTCGTAAGAAAGATAAAACAGGATGGCCCGCATGGGTAAAAAAGACAGATGAGGAAAGAATTGAAAATCTTCCATATCTGTTTAATGATAAATCTCAATGGATTGCTACTGAAAAAATTGATGGAACTAGTACAACTTTTACGCTTAAGCGCGGAAAAGGATTCTTTAAAAAAGATGAATTTTATATTTGTTCCCGCAACGTATGTTTTGATAAGCCTGATAAAAATTGTTTCTATGAAACAAATGTTTATATTGAAATGGCTGAGAAGTATGATATTTACAATAAGATGAAATATCTTCTTGAAACAAAATATAAAGATTGTGAATGGATTACGATTCAAGGTGAAACTTATGGAGCTGGAATCCAGAAACGTGATTACCATATGAAAGAACATAATTTTATGGCTTTTAATCTTATTTCTTCTAAAAATGGAAGAGAAAATTCACTTGTTATGAAAGATGTTCTTGAGAAGGAAAAAGGTATTCCTTGTGTTCCTATTGTAGCTGAATCTTATACGCTTCCAGACACTCTTGATGAACTTCGTAATTTCGTAGATAGTGAAACTTCTGTTATTGATGGAGAAATTAGAGAAGGAATTGTATTCCGTTCCACTGATGGTTCTCGTTCTTTTAAATGTGTTTCTCCAACATATCTTATGAAATATCATCAGTAAAATTTAAAGGTGAGATAAAAAATCTCACCTTGTTTTTTTTATTATTTTTTGTTATAATATATATAATGAAAATAAAGAAAGGATGGAAAATTATGACACTCAGAGAATGGCTTGAAAAAATTGATTTGGTAGTAGATGTAAAAATTTGGGGACAAGATAATGAAATACCTCTCTTTGAAGGTGCTGCTTTTGACATTCCTTGGACTATTGTTGATTTTCAAATAGGGAGAATGGAAGATAGTACAGAAGAGCCTATCTATATTTGCACTTACGAAAATAAAAATAATGTAATCCGCCCAATGATTGTTATTAATGTAATAGAAAAATAAAAGGAGGCTCTCATTTGACAACACAAATTTCAGAAATGTATTGTACTTGCTGTGGTAAAAAAGGAATATCTATTCCTAGAAAAAATAGTAAATTTAGAAAATCTGGACATTTAAAAAAATTATATTGCATTTATTGTGGTGCTGAAAAAAATCATGTCGAAATTCGTCCTATTTATGATGATTATACTTATGAAGATTTTAAACTTGAAATGAAATATAATAATTTTGATTCAGAAGGGAATAGAAAAGAACCTTATCGAATTTTTAGAGGAAATTTAAAGAAAGCAGGTGTTATATAATGAGTGATTTATATATAATGTGCGGCGTCCCTGGTGCAGGCAAATCAACTTTTCTTAAAAATAAAGTAAAATCAAATAAAGGTGTGGTTATTTCCCGCGATAAAATTAGATTTTCTCTTGTTAAACCAAATGAACCTTATTTTTCAAAAGAAAAAGAAGTTACGCAGACTCTCTGGAATAAAATTAATAAAGAATTAAAATCTGGACATACTGTTTTTGTAGACCAGACTTCTCTTACTAAAAAATCCAGAAAATGGCTTCTTGACCATATTATTACAAACAATTGTAGTCATATTAATTTAATTTGGATAGATGAAAGTCTCGAAACTTGTTTAAAAAGAAATGAACAAAGAAAAGGAACTCGCAGTTATGTTCCTAAAGAATCTATTGTTAATATGTATAATAGCTTTGAAGAGCCTTCATTAAATGAAGGATTCTATCGAATCTTTAAATACAATAGCATAAATGATGAGATAACTTATAAAGGAGTGATTTTATAATGTCAAATATCTGGCTTATTTCAGATACTCATTTTAATCATAATAAAGATTTTATTTGGAAAGCTCGCGGCTTTAATTCAATAGAAGAAATGAATGAAGCTATTATTAAAAATTGGAACGATGTTGTTCAGCCAAACGATGTTATATATCATCTTGGTGATGTTATTATGGGTGAGCTTAATGCGGGTATCCCCCTTGTAAAAAGACTTAATGGTAAAATTAAACTAGCAATTGGAAATCATGACACAAGCACGCGTATTGCCGCATTTAAAGAACTTTTTGATGAAATTAATTTTGGATATAGACTTAAAAAAGGTAAAAAAACTTTTTTACTTACTCATTATCCAACTCTAGTTGATAATTATGATGACCCTGTAAAAGTATATTCTATACATGGTCATACTCATTCACCAAATGCCTTTTGTGACCATCCTTTCATGTATAATGTCAACTGTGATGCACATGATTGTAAACCAGTTCTTTTTGAAGATGTAATTGAAGATATTTATAATCATAAATAAAAAATTTGGACAAAATTAAATAAACTATTACTTCAAATTTTAATATTCTTTGAGAGGGAACTCTTAAAGAATATTTTTTTATGGAGGCGACTAAATGAATCTAAAAGTTAGATTTAATAATCCAGTATTTATTGCTCAAATTATTTTGTCAATTATAACTCCAATTTTATCTTATGCAGGATTAACACTTCAAGATTTAACAACTTGGACTTCTGTTAGCGATCTTCTACTAGGAGCATTAGGTAATCCTTATGTTCTTGGATTAATTGTAGTTTCAGTTTGGTGTGCTTTAAATGATCCTACAACAGCAGGATTATCTGATAGTAAATTGGCGATGACGTACTAGAAACCTAAAAAAGATATTTAAGTTTTTAAGGACAGAGATTTTTCTCTGTCCTTTTTATTTTTACTTATAAAAGGAATATAAAATGATAAATTAGATTAAAGATATGCAAGAAAAATTAAAATTTTTAGGTTTTGTAGACCCTATGTATTATACTAATGAAAAAAATTTTATAACAGGAGATTGTTTTAATTATGATACTATACAAGCATTAAAACATTTTCAATAGGCTAAGGGTTTAAAAGCTGATGGTATATATAGACCTGAAACAGCATTAGCATTAAGCAAAGATTATTTATTAGCCCTTAACTCAGATTTTAATGTAACTGTAGATGAATTTCTAGAAAATGCAAAAATTGTTGCAAAAGAGAATAAAGAAAATAATTTTTCTTATGGAGATGCATCTTGTTTTCCTGGAGTTTATCCATTCGAAAAAATAACCTCTTGTGATAGATATGTTACACAAGTCTTATATAGAAGTGGTTTTAAAAATTGCGGCAACCGCGGTTTTAATACATTAAAAGATTATTTATAGCAAATTAAGGCTCAAAAAATATATAGAAAAGATGAATTAAAAAAAGGTGATATTGTATTTGTAATTGGTCATGTCTTTATTCTTGGAAACAAAATTTCTGAAACTGAATATGAAAGATATGATGCTGGTTCAACAGCACGGATTCAATTAACAGGAAAGTATTCTAAATATGCAAGTCAACCTTTTATTGAAGATATAGATCTTTTTATTTATGGTTATAGACTTCCATTTAAATGAAAAAGGAGAATTTATATGACATAGAAATTATTTATTTAGAAAGTTAAAACTCCATGTATAAACGCAGTAAATATAATTGGCGGTTATTTACCTAGTGTATTAATTGGACAAATGTGTTTATAGACTGGATATGGAGTTGGATATAATTGTGAAGTATTAATGCAGTGGAATAATTTATTAGGTATGAAAACCTAGTTATTAAATGATACTTGGAAATCAAATTATTGGGATGGTAGATCTGCAACTAAAAAAACTCCAGAGTATTATGGTTATCATACAACCATTACTGATTCTTTTAGAGTTTATAATAGTATTCAATAGTGCGCTTGTGACTATCTACAGTTTATGCGTGACGCAAAATATTCTAAAAATGGAAGCTATAAATATAGAGATGTTTTAACAATTAAAGATCCAACAGCTTTAATTACTCAAGTATCTAAACGCGGATATGCAACAGATCCAGCATATATTACTTCTGTAATGAGTATTATAAAAAAACATAATTTAACTCAATATGATAATCAAAAGGAGGTTAATGAGCCAATGACATTAAGATAGGCATTAGCAAAACTCGGCGTTAATTTAATTAATAGAATTAGTTATAATAGAGGACAAGTTCCTGCGCATAATGCAAATACACATCAATATTTTGCTATTCATTATCTTGGGGTAAATGGATAGAACCCTGATTTATATGGTGGCGGATATGGTGGTCATTTTTATATAAGCAAAGATGGTAGATGCTATCAAGCTGCAGAAGTAACGGATAAACTTTGGCATGTAGGAGCTTCTTCAGGATTTTCATATATACATCCATATGCAAGAAATAGTAATACAATAGGAGTCGAATGTGGGACATACACCGCTTCTGGAAGAAATAATGATGATGAAACTTGGTATTTTACAGAAACTACTCAAGTAACTGCCGCCAAGCTTGCAGCAGCTGTCTTAACAGTATATAACATCCCATTAAGTCATTTATTAAGACATGGGGATATTACTACAAAGAATTGTCCTTCTCCGCTAAAGCGTGATCAAGGAAAAGGTAGTAATTGGACTTGGGATAAATTTAAATCAGAAACAGAAAAATATATAAAACAATTAAAAGGAACATCTACTTTTGTTAAAACTCTTTCTTTAGGCGATAATGGACAAGAAGTAAAAACACTACAAGAAAACTTATTATTATTAGGTTTTGTTAACTGTTCTTATTACAGTGGACAAAGAAATTTTGCCGATGGTAGTTTTGGACAAAACACATTAACTGCTTTAAAACATTTCCAATAGGCTAAAGGACTTTAGGTAGATGGTGTATATGGACCAAATACCGCCGCAGCATTAGATAAAGAAGTTATAGAAGTTAAAAAATCTAAATTAAATGTTACTCAAAAACAATTTTTAGAAAATGCAAAATTAATTGCACAAGAAAATAAAAAGAATGGTTTTTCTTATGGCAGCTCTGCATGTCTACCTTCTGTATATTCAAAAGATAAAGTCACTTCATGTGATAGATATGTTAATCAAGTTCTTTATAAATCAGGATTAAAAAATGTTGGAAATCGTGCTGTTGAATCTTTAAGTTCATATCTTGAAACAACAGTAAAAGCAGTTAGAATTAATGATATAAATCAAATTGCCGCAGGTGATATAGTTTTCTTATCTGGCCATGTATTTATTGTTGGAAATAAAAAAGATAATAATAATTATGAAAGATACGATGCTGGTTCTGCAGATCGTATTAAATTACAAAACCAATATTCTAAATATAATTCTCAACCTTTCATTGAGCCTATTAATGGTTTTAAATATGCTTTAAGATTACCTTTTGTTCAGTAGAGTCCTACAATTTTAAAACAAGGTGATGAAGGTTCTTTTGTTAAAATACTACAACAAAAACTTATGAAACTTGGTTACTATATTGATCAAGCTGGGGCTGACGGTAAATTTGGACAAAATACTATGAAAGCTGTAAAACATTTCCAAACTGACCATAATTTATAGGTCGATGGAATCTGTGGACCGCTTACTCAAACAAAACTAAATGCTATTTATGAAAAAATAAAATAGTATGATACTCCTTTATCTCACAATGATTTAATAAAATGGAAAACTTGTACTACAACAGATGAACTTAATCTAAGAAATGGTTCTTCAGTAGCGCATGAAATTATTACAGTTATTCCAAAAGGTGATAAAGTAAGATGGTATGGTTATTATACCAATAGTTGGTATTATGTTAATTATAAAGATTATGTTGGTTATGTTTCTAAACATTATCTAACATAGTAATTAATATCTTTTTTTTAAGAGGGAAATTGCAAAGCAATTTCCCTCTTTTATTTTTTGAAAAATAAAAATATTTATATTATAATATTATATAATATTAAGGAGGTTCCTATGTTATATATTTATATAGATGGGTCTTGCCGCGGCAATGGGTCTAAAAATTCTAAGGGCGGCTTTGGTATAATAATATTTGATGAAAACCGCAATCTAATTGACGCTTATCAGGAACAATTTGAAAATGTAACAAATAATCAAATGGAATTAAAGGCATTTCTAAAGACTTTTGAATTATTAAATACAAAATATAAAAATCAACAAGCAACTATTTATTCTGATTCCGCATACTGTATTAATATCCTTTCCTCTTGGATTCATAAATGGAGTAAAAACAATTGGAAAAATAGTAAGAATGAAACAATTAAAAACCTAGATATTATTTCATCTTTATATGAATATTATAATATAAATTTTTTTATTAATCAAATCTACATAATTAAAGTTGATGGTCATAAAGGTAATATAGGTAATGAATTAGCTGATGCTCTTGCTACGGCAGACAAAAAGAAATTTTCAAATATTATATTACAAAATCATATAAACATTAATCTTTTGTAAAAAAGTTGCTAAATTTAAAAAAATATATTATAATATATTTATAATAAAGAAAGAGGTAGAATATATGAATGATAAACATTTATATACTGAGGATAGTATTGAAAGCTTAAGTCCTCTTGAATTTACTAGGCTTCGTCCGCAGGTATATGCGGGTGATTGTACATACTCAACTCAGTTATTAGTAGAAATAATTTCTAATGCTGTTGATGAATATCGACTTGGACATGGAAATAGAATTGACGTAACAATTCTTCCCGATATGATTTCAGTTAGAGACTATGGACAAGGTTTTATTCCAAATTCATATAGAGATGACGGTAAAACAATTCTTGAGGCGGCGTTTAGTGTTTTAAATACATCTGGAAAATATCGAGATGACGGAACCTATGAAGGAACTTCTTTAGGTTCTTTTGGTATCGGTTCAAAAATTACAACTTTCCTTTCTCATTGGCTAAGAGTTAAAACTATGAGAGATTCAGAATGGGAAGAAATATATTTTAAAGAAGGCGTATTACAATACCGAACAAGCGGTGCTGGAGGTGTTACTGGAACTCTTGTTGAATGGCAACCTTCAGAAGAATTTTTTACTCATCCAGAAGTAGAAATTAAAAAAGTCATAGATTTATTTAAAACTATTACATGTCTTTGTCCTGGTCTAACAATTAATTTAAACGATCATGGAAAAAACATTACTTTTATTTCTAATAATGGAATTAATGATTTAATTGATGAAGCTGTAAAAGATACAGAACTTATTAATAATCGTTTTTCAATGAATTTTTCAGAAGGCAAAAACAAATTTGATATGGTTCTTACTTATGCAGGGAACTATTCTTTAACAATGGTTCCATATGTAAATACTGGACTTACAGAATCTGGACCTCATATTACTCAAATTAAAACTGTTATTACAAGAGAATTTAATAAATTTTTTAAAGAAAAAAAGTGGCTTAAAGATAAGGATTCTAATTTAACAGGTGACGATATTCAAGAAGGTATGTATGTGATTTTTAATATTACAGCCCCTAATGTTGGATATGATGCACAGGTTAAAAGTAGAATTACAAAAATTGATATGACACCTTTTACTTCTGCTTTAAGCACAAACTTAAATATTTGGCTTAATAACAATGAAAAAGAAATAAAAATTATTTTTGAAAAGGCGGCAGCCGCTCGTAAGGCACGAGACGCCGCAAAGAAAGCAAGAGATAAAGCAAGAGAGCAGAATAAGAAGAAACAGAAAGCTCTTAAATTTGATAGCAAACTTGCAGACTGTTGGTCTAAAGATAGATCAAAATGTGAGGTGTATGTTGTTGAAGGTGATAGTGCGGCAGGTATGTTAAAACTTGCTCGTAATAATGAAAACCAAGCAGTAATTCCTGTCCGCGGTAAAATTCTAAATACTCAGAAAGCTACTTTTGCACAGATTCAAAAAAATGCAGAAATTATGACAATGTGTGATGCATTTTTTGGACCTGGAGATTGGTCTATTGACCCAAAAACTCTTAAAGTTACATATAATCAGGTAAGATATGGTAAGATAATTATTATGTCTGATGCTGATGTTGATGGCGCACATATTAAAAATCTTTTCTATACTTTTATATGGAATTTCTGTCCAGATTTAATTAAAGATGGCTATGTATATGCAGGCGTACCACCTCTTTATAAAATCACTCTAGCCGCAAATAAAGGATATAAATATCTTAAAAATGATGAAGCATTAGCTGAATATCAGAAAGAAAATAAAGGAAAGAAATATCAAGTTGGTCGCATGAAGGGTCTTGGTGAAATGGATGTTGAAGAAATAGAAGAAACTCTAACAGATCCTAATAATAGAATTATTAAGCAAATTAATGTTAAAGATGTTGTAGCTGCTAATAAACTTTTTAATGATTTGATGGGCAATGCTGTCATACCGCGTAAGCGTTATATTAAAGAACACAGCTCTGAAGCAACTTATAATCAGGAGTAATTTATAATGCAAAATAAAGAAAAAATTATACAAATTTTAACAAATGATTTAGATTATTGTTATTGTGATAATTGTAAATATGGTGATTATGAAACATATGAAGATAGATTTTGTGAAGGATGTTATAGAAAATATTCAAATTGGGCATTATCGCCAGCAACAGCAGAGGAAATAGCTGATAAAATAATTCAATTAGGTGAAATTTTTCCTATATCAAAAGAAGAACTAGAAGGGGCTATGAATAAAAATGCAGAATGATTTAACAAAAGAATTAGGTACAAACTTTATAGAGTATGCTGTTGCAGTTAATACTGATCGAGCTATCCCTAATGCTAAAGATGGTCTTAAACCAGTTGCTAAACGTATTCTTTGGGGAGCAGAAGATAAAACTAAATGTGTATCTAGTAAACCGCATATAAAAGCCGCAAAGCTTGTTGGTGATATTATGGGTACATATCATCCGCATGGTGATAGCTCTATTTATGGTGCTCTTGTACGTCTTTCTCAAAATTGGGTTATGCGTTATCCATTAATTGATTTTCATGGTAATAATGGTAATATTATTGGTGACGGCCCCGCACATATGCGATATACTGAATGTAGATTAAGTAAATTAGCAGAAGATGGGTTACTTCAAGGAACAAAGAAAAACAATGTTGATTTCATTCCTAACTATGATGAAACAACAGAAGAACCAGTATCTCTTCCAAGTGTTTTTCCTAATTTACTTTGTAATCCTAATAGCGGAATTGGCGTTGCTATGGCTTGCTCCTGGGCACCACATAATTTAAAAGAAGTAGGTTCCGCCATTAAGCAATATTTAGATGGCGAAGAACCTATATTACCTGGTCCAGATTTCCCAACTGGTGGAATTATCATTAATTCAAAAGATGTTCCAAATATTATGAGAACTGGGCATGGTAGTGTAAAAATTCGCGGTAAATTTAAAATTGATAAACAAAAAATTATTTTTACAGAAATTCCTTATGGAACATCTGTTGAAGGATTAATGACTGAAATTGGTGAAGTTTCAGATGCGAAAGAAATTGATGGTATTGATAATATTCGTGACGAATCTAATAAAAAAGGTGTTAGGATTGTCATTGAATGCGATAAAGACGTCAATCCCGCGAGTATTGTAAATAAGCTTTTCGCAAAAACAAATTTACAGAGTTCATTCAGTTATAATCAAGTTGCTCTTGTTGATAAAGTACCAACTGAATTAAATCTTAAAGATTGTATTAAAATTTATGTTGACCATAATATTGATTGTATCGTAAGAGAAACAAAATTTGATTTAGATAAGGCTACTGCTAGACTTGAAATTGTTAATGGCTTATTGCGGGCGCTTGAAGATATTGACAGCATCATAGCATTAATTAAAAGCTCTGAAAATGCAACTGTCGCAAAAGAATCATTAATTAAAAAATATCAATTCACAGAAAATCAAGCAAAAGCTATTTTAGCTATGAGACTTTCTTCTCTTGCAAAGCTTGAAAAAGTTGAATTAGAAAAAGAAGCTAAAGAACTTGAAGATAAAATTAAAGATTTAAAAAATATTCTTGCAGATAAAAATCGTCAAAAAGATATTTTAAAATCTCGACTTCAATATATTGTAAATAAATATGGTGACGCTCGTCGCACTGAATTGACTAATATTGAAATTAAACCAGAAGATAAAATTATTGAAGAAGTTATTCCAGAAGATTGTGTTGTAATTCTTTCTCAAACTGGAGATATTAAACGTGTACCCAAAAAATCATTTAAGGTACAACGTAAGAATGGAAAAGGCGTTAAAACAAAAGATGATGTAATTATGTCCACTATTTCTACTAATACTATTGATAATCTTCTTCTTTTTACTAAAAAAGGTAAGATGTTTAAAATTATTGTAGATGAAGTACCAGTTGGAACAAACGCATCAAAAGGTAGTCATGTTGGAACTTTAATTAATATGGATCAAGATGATGAAGTAATTGCCATCACTTCTTTGGCAAGAAGTAATACTGCAAAATATGTAGTATTCTTTACTAAGAAAGGCTTAATGAAAAAGACTTACTTAGAAGAATATACAAAAGTAAAACGTAGTACAGGTATTGCGGCAATTAAAATTAATGATGGAGATTCTATCGCTAATGTAGAATTTATTAATGAGGAAAATATTCTTGTAATCACTAAAAATGGAATGTCAATTCATTTTGAAAGCAAAAATATTAATCCTATAGGTAGAATTGCCGCAGGTGTTAAAACAATTAAATTAGATGAAAATGATGAGGTTGTTGTAGGACTTCCAATTCATTCAGATAATGATATTATTGCTATTTTTTCAACAAAAGGATATGGCAAAAAGACTTCTGTCAAAGAATTTAATTTACAAGGCAGAGGCGGAAAAGGTCTTGTGATTTATAGACCAAGTGCAATATATGGAGAAGTTGCAGGAGCTGCAATTGTGTCAGATAAAGACACGATTTTACTTACCGGTCAACCAAATTCTATATGTATTGCCGCAACTGACTTACCTTTACTAACTAGAACAAGCTTTGGTAATATTATGATAAAATCTAATATTTCATCTGTTGTAAAATTTTAAGTGAAGAATAAATTTATTCTTCACTTGTTTTTTATAAAAAATTATATTATAATTTATTATAAAATATAAAAAGGATTTAATTATGAAAAGCAAAATAGATATTGGTATTTTAATTAAAAAACTTAATAAAGCTACTGAAGCCTATGATGCAGGACATCCTATTATGACAGATAAGGAATGGGATGACCTTTATTTTGAGTTAACCGAATGGGAAAAGCAAACTGGTATTATTTTTGCAGATTCTCCAACCCAAAAAATTCATTTTGAAAAAGTTTCTGAATTAAAAAAAGTTAAACATGACCATAAAATGCTGTCTTTAGATAAAACTAAAGACTGGAATACTTTTTTAACTTATTTTAATAACAAAGATGTTATTGGCATGGTAAAGTTGGATGGTTTAACTTGTTCTTTAACATATGAAAATGGAAAATTAATTAAAGCAGAAACTAGAGGAAATGGTTTAGTTGGAGAAGATATATTACATAATGCAAAAACCCTTACTTCAATTCCATTTTCTATTCCTTATAAAGAAAAACTTGTAATTGATGGAGAAATCATTTGTACTTCTGAAAATTTTTTAAATTTTTCAGAAGAGTACGCAAATCCACGTAACTTTGCTAGTGGGTCTATTAGACTTCTTGATTCAAAAGAATGTAAAAAACGTAATTTAACCTTCATAGTATGGAATATCGTAGAAGGTTTTAATAAAGAAAATTCTTTTTTACAGAAATTAATAGAAATAGAAAAATTAGGTTTTTTAATTGTTCCATGGACTTCTAGTTTTGATTGGGATGCGAAAGAATTTTTAATTCATCAAGCGAGTAAATTAGGCTATCCAATTGATGGATTAGTCGGGCGATTTGATGATATAAAGTATGGATTGAGTCTCGGAGAAACCAGTCATCATACAAATGCAGCATATGCTTATAAATTTTATGATGAGCTTTATGATACTCGTTTAAAATATATTCAATGGACTATGGGAAGAACAGGCGTTCTAACTCCTGTAGCAGTTTTTGACCCCATTGATATTGATGGTTCAACAGTAGAAAGAGCATCACTTCATAATGTTAGTATTATGAAAGAGATTCTTGGTGATTGTGCTTATTGCGGCGAGCCATTAAAAATTGCAAAAATGAATCAGATTATTCCACAGGTTATAGAAGCTGGTCCAAAATATGATTATGGATATGTAATAAGTCATGGTGGAGTTTCCGCGAATGATGTTATTGAAAGATGTCCAATTTGTCACGAGGAAGTAGAATATATAGAAAGTTCAGAAGGAGTTATAAATGCATATTGCACAAACCCAAAATGTGAAGGAAAATTAGTTAATAGACTTGATCACTTTTGTGGGAAAAAGGGATTAGATATTAAAGGACTTTCAAAAGCAACTCTTGGAAAATTTATTGAATGGGGCTGGGTAGAAAACATAGAAGATTTATATTACATTTCCGAAAAATTTAGGTCGGACTTCTTACTTAAACCTGGCTTCGGAGTTAAATCAGTTACTAAAATTCTAAATGCAATAGAAGAAAGTAAACATACAGCACTTGATGCTTTTATCTCTGCTATTGGTATTCCCTTAATTGGGCGGGCAGTTGCTAAAGATTTAACTAATTATTTTGAAACTTATGAAGATTTCCGTGATGCTGTAAAAGATAGTTCATATCATTTCTATGATTTAGATAACTTTGGTATAGAAATGGAAAATAGTATTAAAAATTTTGATTATGCGGAAGCTGATAGACTTTCTAAAATTTTATATATTGAAGCCCCTGTTGTAAACAACAATCAAATAAATAATAATCTTTCAGGAAAAACTATAGTCATTACGGGAAAACTTACAAAATTTAAGAATAGAGCTGAATTAAAGTCAGTTATTGAAGAGCATGGCGGAAAAGTTACAGATTCAATTTCTGCAAAAACAAATATACTTATCAACAATGATATAAATAGTGCATCGGCTAAAAACAAAGCTGCGAAAGCACGCAATATTCCGATTATTACTGAAGCAGATTTTATTCAGCATTATCTTGAAAATTAAAAAAATTTTTAATATAATAAGAATAGATGATTAAACGAAATAAAAAATTCATCTTAATAAAATATAAGTTACACATATAAGAATAAAAAGGAGAAAAAAATATGTTAAAAGAAAATAGTAGACTTGTTTTCAATTTTGTTAAGGAACACGATGGAGAAGATTTTACAGCAGCTGATATTGCAGAAGCAACTGGTCTTGGAGTAAGAGTTGTTAATGGCATTGTTACATCCGCATTTCAACGCCATAAGGACAAGGATAAGAATTAGGTTCCGCTAATGGTTCGTGTCCCTGCAGAAATTGAAGATCCGGAAACTGGACTTCATAAGGGAGTTAAATTTATTCAGCTTACTGATGAAGGTAGAGAATTCGATCCAGATGCAGAGGATTGATAATTAAGAAAATTGGGAGAGCTAGATATAAAAATATCTAGCTCTTTTATTCTATTAGGAGATAAAAATGATCGTATTAACGATAATAGATATTATTATTTTTTGTATTGCGATAGTATTAATTCATAAAGCTGATTTAAAAAAAGTTGATATTACTAAATAGCAATAGAAAAAACAACAATTAAACAATTAGATAAAAGAATTATCTAATACATATAATGAATATAATTTAAAAATACAGAATATTATTAAAGAAGCGCAAACTGCTAAAAATGAAGCAGAAAAAGCAACAGCTGATTATATTGCTAATCAAAAACAAATAACAGCTGATTATATTGCTAATCAATAGCAATTAGCAAAGTAGAAAATTAAAACAATAAATAATAACACTTAGCAAGAAATTGCGGTAATTCATGAAGATCTGCAAAATATTAGATGTTCTGCCGCACAATAGAAAGAACAGATTCAAAATGAACTTAATAAATTAAAAGCTTCTTTAAGTGCGGGTGTTGAAGCTCGTCTCCGCGAACAATAGAAAAAAGATAAGATTAATTTTTATAAACTTTCTATTAATGATGCGGATCTAGCTGACGTAAAAATGTTAGAAAATTTAAAAGCTTCTTTTCATAAACCTGTTGTTTTAAGTAAACTCATTTGGACTCAATATTTTCAAAAACAAATGACTGAATTATGTGATAGAGTGCTTGGTAAAAAAACAGTTTGCGGTATTTATAAAATTACTAATTTATTAACAGAACAATGTTATATTGGTCAAAGCGTTAATATTAGTGATAGATGGAAACAGCATTGTAAATGCGGTTTAGGTATTGAAGCATCGGCTACCAATGTTTTATACAATTCAATGCAAAAAGATGGTGTATGGAATTTTAGTTTTGAATTATTATAGGAATGCCCGCGTAATCTACTAAATGAAAAGGAAGCTTTTTGGATTGATACATATAGTAGTAATATATATGGATTAAATACTATGAAAGGAATTAATAAAAAATGAAATTTTAGAATACAGAAACATGGGGTTTTTAGCATGCTCTCAGAGGAATGAGAAATCCTAAAAATAGTTGGAATAAAAGTGATAGTAATTGGGAATAGCGCCCTTATAATCCTATTGGACCTAATGATATGAAATTAGCTAAGGCTCTTATTTAGGCAGGTCCAGAGCATCGTAAATTCTTACGTCAAGTTTTTGTATCTGTTGATATTACCGCACCTTTGTATTGGTGGAAATAGTTTGATACCTACAAAATTGGCACAGTCGCCAATAGTACATCAACAATGCATAAACTAACAAGTAAACCAATTACTCTTGACTGTTTTGAAATAGATGATTTTAATTAGGACTTAGAATATTATGCTACTAACACAACAGGTATGTTATCTGATCTTATTATTGAACAGCTTGAATTTCTTCGTCAAAAGTACCTTGAAACAAAAGATAAGAAATACTGGAAATAGCTTGTGCGGTGGCTCCCTTAGGGATGGCTTCAAACCAGAACATGGACAGCAAATTATGAAGTTATTAGAACTATAGTTCACCAACGATAGAATCATAAATTAAATTAGTGGAGCGGACAAGATGATCCATCTAAACCTAATTTTATAAAATGGGCTAAATCATTACCTTATGCTAATGAATTTATTTTTAATTGAAAAATAAAAAATAAAATGTTATAATATAATTATAAAATGAAAATTATATTATAGAGGAATAAAAAATGGCTAAAAAAGAAAGATTTATTGAATTTGTCCATGAACTCATGGAAATGGTAGATATAAATGAATGGGATGAGAGTGAAAAGAAATATTGGGGAGATGCTTTTGATTTTTTTGAAGAACTTAAAAATAATAAAATAAAAACCGCAAAAGAAATGACTGAAAACGGTGCTAAACTTCTTTCTTGGATGCAAGAGAATAAAGAAAAAATGTCCAATGTTTTTACATCTAAAGAAGCTGCGGAAGGACTTTTTACAAGCGGTCGTTCTATTGCAGGAACCATGAGAAAGCTAGTCAATGATGGTTATGTAAAGAAAATTGGTAAAGACCCTGTTCAGTATTCGTTGACCGAAGCTGGAGAAAAATATCAGTTTGACAATTAAAAAATTTTTTGTTATAATATAAAAGTAAAGTTGATTTTTATTTAAGGAGAAAAATTAATGAGAAAGAACGCAAGATTTAATAACACAGAACGAATTGAAGGATATGTTTATAGTACAGGTAGTAATTTTAATCAGCTTTCTGAAAGAACAACAGGAGAGAATTCTAAACATCCTGGCACAAAGTATATTGCAGGAGACCTTGATATTGCTGTAGATGAATCTGGTTTAAATGTAGTAACTATTCATTATACATATGTGACGCCAACATATGGTAGTGGTCAGGTAAATAATACATATACAGCTCTTAAAAGAATTATTGATAATCCAGACAAAACTTGGATTAATGGTGGTAAGAAAGATGCATTTAAGGTACAGTGTACTGGAGTTTCTATCGCAATTAATGATTTTATTGGAGCAGATGGAAAATTCGTTGCTGCAATTAGAAATGAAGGTGGATTTTGTTCTATCGTAAATGAACTTGGTCCGGAAACAAATAGAAATACTTTCTCTGCCGATATGCTTATTACAAAAGTTACTCATATTGATGCAGATCCAGATAAAAATATTGAGAATGATTTCACAACAGTTAGTGGAGCAATCTTTGGATATGGAAAAACAATTCCTGTTCTTCTTCCTGTTTCATTCACAGTTCGCAACGAAGGTGGTATGAAGTATTTTGAAAATCTTGATATTGAACCTTCAAACCCTGTTTTTACAAAAGTTTGGGGACGTATTAATTGCATGACAATTAAGGTAGAAAAAGTTGAACCATCAGCTTTTGGTGATGCCGCAGTTCAGACTTATGATCGCAAGAGCCGTGAGTACCTTATTACAGGAACAGCAAAAGTACCATATGATTTTGGTGATGAGGAAGTTCTTACTGCTAGTGATGTAAGCACAATGAATCAGAATCGTCAGATTATGCTTGCAGAAGTTGAAAGTAGACATAAGGAACGTCAGGCAGAAAAGGCTGCGGGTGGAGTTAACTTCAACGCGGCTGCCGCGACAAAGGCTGCTCAGACTGTACCTGAAGGTGGATTTGTATTTTAATGAGAGGTAATAAATAATGGCAGATATTAATATTTTTAACATCTAGCCGCATCAAGTTAGCCGTAATTTAAGAGGATATTCAATCTTCTTTTACGGTTAGCCAAAAAGTGGCAAAACTACAACCGCATCTAAATTTGAAAAGAATCTTCTTTTAGCTTTTGAAAAAGGTTATAATGCAATTCCAGGTGTTATGGCACAGCCTATCAATAACTGGGCAGAATTTAGAAAAGTTCTTCGTCAGTTAAAAGACCCAAAAGCTAAAGATATGTTTTATACTATCACTATTGATACTTGTGATATTGCGTATGATTATTGTACAAAGTATATTTGTGATAACGCTTTAAGACCTGATGGCGGTTATGGTGTAGATAGTATTAGTGATATTCCTTTTGGAAAAGGATATGGTCTTGTATCAAAAGAATTTGATGAATGTCTTAGATCTATTGTTATGATGGATTATGGTCTAATTCTTATCTCACACGCAACTGATAAAGTTTTTAAAGATGAAGCTGGAAATGAATATAATAAAATTGTTCCAACCTTAGATAAGCGAGCTAATAATATTGTTGCACGAATGGCAGATATTATTGGATATTCAAGAATTGTTACTGATAAAGATGGTAATAATTTGACAAAACTTTTTATGCGTGGTACTCCAAGATATGAAGCTGGTTCTAGATTTAAATATACACCAAATTATATTGATTTTTCTTATGATAATCTTGTTTCCGCCATAAGTGATGCTATTGATAAACAGGCGCAAGAAGATGGAAAAGAATTTTTCACAGATAAGAAAAATAATCTTTATGAAGATACAACTAAAGACCTTAATTTTGATGAACTTATGAAGAATTGTAATGACTTAATTAAGGGAATGATTGATAATAATTCTGAAGAAGTGTTTAAGGAGTTTTATCAACCTCGAATCGTTCAAATTACTGATCGTTATTTAGGCAGAGGTCAAAAGATGAGTCAGTGTTCAAGAGAACAAGTTGAAGCTTTATCTTTAATTTATGATGATCTCCTCTTACTTTCTAAAGAGCCTGCTTCAGAATAATTATATATGAAAAGACTTGTCAAAGTTCCGTTCTTTTGACAAGTCTTTTTTTTTATGTTATAATATAAATAAGAAAATTTTTTTAAGGAGATTTTTATGGCTCATAAAGTAAAATGTTTATATTGCGGCGAGCAATTTGATCGAGATATTGAACCAACAAAACAAGTCTCCGCACGTAGATATGCTCATTTAAAATGTTGGGAAGAACATCTTGCAAATATGTCGCAAGAAGAAAAAGATATTGCAGCATTTTATGATTATACTCGACAATTATTTGGAGAAGATTATAATTATCTATTAACTAAAAAATTAGCTGAAAGATATGTAAAAGAAAATCAATATACATATAGTGGAATGTTAAAAACTCTTAAATGGTATTATGAAAAAGAAGGTCACTCACTTGATAAAAGTAATGGAAGTATTGGTATTATTCCCTATATATATAAACAAGCGTTAAATTATTATTATACACTTTATCAAGCTCAATTAATAAATAAAGAGAAAGATGTTTCAAATTTTATATTACCAAAAGAAAGAATTATAAAAATAGAATCTCCACGAGTGTATGTGCGCCCGCCGCATTTGTGGCTAGAAGAGGAGGATGAATGAGTTCAAAGTATGTAGATATATCTGCAAATATGCAGGTAATAGGAGACGTTTTTATAAATCCATCTTTATTAGATTTAGAAGATAAATATAAATTCAATGAACAAGATTTTCCTCAAGAATTTCATAGAATTTTATTTGGTTCAATATATAATCTCCATCAATTAGGAGCAAAACAAATTTCAATTGAAGATATAGAAAAATATTTAGAACAACGTCCAAAAAAATATGCAATTTATAAAATGAATAAAGGTTCTGAATATTTAGAGAATGTTAAACAAATGTGTCAACTTGCGGCTTTTGATTATTATTATAATCGTATGAAGAAAATGACCCTTTTACGGATGTATAATAAAAATGTTGGAATGAATTTATCTTGGTTATATGATCCGGATAATATTTTAGATGTAAAAAAGAAAGAAGCCCAAGAAACATGGTTTGACAATACTCCTATTAATGAAATTGCTAATCTTATTAATGATAAAATAGAAGAAATAAAATCTAAATATGTTGATAACTCAGAAGATGAAATTATTCAAGCTGGTGATGGTGCATTAGCTTTGCTTGAAAGATTAAGAAAAAATCCTGAAGTTGGTTATCCTTTATATGGAAGATTAGTTAATACCATTCATCGCGGGGCTAGATTAAAAAAATTCTATTTGCGGTCTGCGGCTACTGGAGTTGGAAAAACGCGTTCTATGATTGCGGATGCTTGTTCTATTGCCTGTAATAAAATTTATAATCTTGAAACAAAACAATGGGAAGATAATGGAACTCGTGAACCAACTCAATTTATTACTACAGAGCAGGAAGAAGATGAAATTCAAACTATGATGATTGCTTTTCTATCTGGAGTAAATGAAGATCATATCCTTGAGAATACATATATCGGAGACGAGTGGGAACGAGTAAGCGAGGCCGCCGCAATTCTTTCAAAAAGTCCTTTATATATCAAAAAATTGCCAGATTTTTCACTTCAAGATATTGAAAATACAATTAAATTTGGTATTCGTCAATATGATGTAAGATATGTCTTTATGGATTATATTCATTCAAGTATGAAAATTCTTAGTGAAATTAGTTCAAAAGCTGGAGTAAAAGGATTACGAGAAGATAATATTCTTTTTATGATTAGTGTAAGAATTAAAGACTTATGTAATCAATATGGTGTATTCGTTATGTCTGCAACTCAGTTAAATGCAGATTATGTATCAGCTCAACAATATGACCAAAATCTACTTCGTGGAGCGAAAGCTATTGCAGATAAAATTGACTGTGGTATGATTATGCTTCAAGTCAGTCAAGATGATAGAGAAGCATTAAAAAATATTGTTAATTCTATGGGTATTGAAATGCCTGATATAAAAATTTCTGTTTATAAAAATAGACGAGGAAGATATAAAGACATTCTTCTTTGGTGTAAATCTGATAGAGGAATATGTCGTATTGATCCCATATTCGTAACTAATTATAATTATGAATTAATAGATATAGAAGATTTAAAAATTACAGTAACACCTAAAATAGAGGCGAGTGCATTTTAATGAAAAAAAAATTTAGAAAACCAAGACCTCAACCACCAAATTGGTTTTGGTGGGATAATGATAATTGTTGGGATTGTAAATACAATCATACAAAATGTAATAGTTGTAAAAGATTAAAAATATTTAGAAAACAATATCGAGATAAAAAATATGTAAGGAGTAAATAATGATAGAAACAGGTATAAAGATGCATTGTCTAAATTGCGGAAAATAGAAACCAATTTAGAGATTTTTTAGTTTTAAAGAGGGCGGCAAGAAAGATATTTATTGTAAAGATTGTAGATTAATTGGATGTTCTGATAGTCAGCCTTGGACTTATTTTCCAATAATGTAGTTATTTGACATTCCTTATATTGAAACTGTATGGTTTGAAAAAATGATGTGGGAAATGAGAGTTGCTACAAACACACATGTTTATAACAGTATATTTGGAAAATATTATTCAATAATGAGATTACATCATTGGAGACATTTTGGTTTTAAAGATAGTTAGCGAATTAATAAAATGGAACGTCAAAGTCCTTTTTCTTATACATCGGCGCTCCAAGATTTAAGACATTTCTTTTTAGACAGAGATATTCCTGAAGAGTATTATGACACTATAGGATTAGAATAATGTACAAATATGATAAAGACACTTTAAAAGAAAACTTATCAATAGAAGAAGTATTTGATTTAGTTAGCGAATTAGGCGGTGAACCAATTATGGGTAATGGATTATTCACCGCCCGCACTATCTGTCATGGCGGCGATAGCCATAAACTTTATTACTATGAAAATACTCATTTATTTCATTGTTATACAGGATGTGGAGATGCATCATTTGACATATATGATTTAGTTTTAAGAGTAAATAAAACCGCAGGCATTGAGAACTTTTCTCTTTCTAGAGCAATATCTTTTGTAGCTAGATATTTTGGATATACAGCTGAAATATTTGATTTTGAAGATAATCAAGACGCTAATGAAGATTGGAAAATTATTAATAATTTTAAAAGAAATAAAGAAAAATCTCAACCACAAATTATAGAATTAAAAACTTATGATGATAAAATATTAAAATATTTACCTCATCCCCGTATCTTCCCCTGGGAACAAGAAGGTATAACATTTGATATAATGGAGTCAAGAGGTATATGTTATAATCCAATAAGCGAAGGAATTGTTATTCCACATTATGACATAGATAACAGATTAATTGGAATTCGAGAAAGAACTCTTATAAAAGAAAATGAGATATATGGAAAATATC